CAAACAAGAAAAAACACTTCCAAACAAGAAAAAAACACCTCCAAACAAGAAAAAACACCTCCAAACAAGAAAAAAACACCAACAAACAAGAAAAATACCTTTCGAGCAAGGGAAACGCCTTTCAAGCAAGGGGTATCTTCCGATCAAATGTAAAAGTTTACAAGTGGTAGGAGTTTCCGGTCAAGGCAAGGCGGTTGTGAGCGATGGCGGGTAGATATTGTTTATTGGTATGGGGCGATGCGGAGGAAACCAAGGGAAACGGGAGGCGGCGATGGCGTGGGGTAGGTCCCGCTGGTCGTCCGTCCCTGTTCCCCTTTGGCGTTAGTGTAATATTAAAAATCTGATAGTGACATGACGAAAGAAGAAGCAAGGAACGTATTTGGCGGTAGTATAGTAAATAATCTGCTGTCGCTAGGGGCTGAGCCTACCAACGTGGTAAGGCAAGACGGGTTGATAGAATGGAAAAGTGATGGATATATAGAGGTAGGAGGCGTACAGGTATGGGCTTACTATTACTTTGAGAATGGAGAGGATGTTGATAGATGTGATTGGGCGGATCATATGGAGATAGAGGTAGAGGAATGTTGGATTTAAAATCGGCTGATATGAGATTCATGTATTTAACGGAGCTTAGAGAAAAGAATATATACGTAGGCGACAAGAAGTGCAAAAGAGTAAAAATATATGTAGGCAGACCGTTGATGGATACGCCTAAAACCTATAAACAAATAGGCGGATTTGTAGCAAAAGAACTATCCAACGCTTATAACAGCGGTTGTGTTTCCATCTATGAAGCAAAGGATAAAACGCTCAGATATTCGGTTTATCGAGACGGTTGTTTTTATCCTTATTACGGGAAATTAGAGGTGGCAGAATAATACCAAGGGGAACGGGCGGCTGATCTGCGTGGCGATACCTTCGCTGGTCATGCGCCGTCCTGTCTCGTGGGACGAGCTTAAAAAATGAAGATATGAGAAAATTGCAAAAAGAACTTTTAAATAAAAAGATGTCATTGCATCAGGCTCTTATGTCGATGGATGTATTGAATCCTGATTATGACAAATTGAAACGGGAGGTGAATCGTTTTGACGATATATACGATAGATATATGTCGTGTTGTGGCTATACGAGATACTGGTATATAGCTGGGAATAACTACTACGGAGATTATCATGTGGTTAGTGTCTGGTTGAAAGGCGATCGTAACACTTTAGCGGGGTATAAGTTATATACCAATAGAATAGAGGCTGAGTTAGTATGTAATCATTTAATAACTGATTGACATGTATAATATAGAATTAGAGGCTATCAATGGAAAGGGGAATTAATGTAAAAGCCTTAATATTTAAGGGTAAGAAAGAGATTATCCTATATACGGATGCCATAGGTACGTCGGATCTGGATTCCCCGTATATAAGTATTGACACTGAATGGGTTGGCAGGATATTCAAGCATTTCCCGGAAAAAGCGTGGAATAATACTATCATAAACATGAATATATGTGTTGAGTACGGAACCGGTGATATATGGTATTCTAGGGTAAGGGCATTTGAGGGAAGCTGTTGTTCGGAATATATTCTTACATCTCGAAAACCTAGGAAGAATAACCAGAGAGAGTTTGTGAATAATCCCGAAGATCAATTATTGGGTTTTGATACGGTAAGGGAGACTGTATTTGGGATGAAGAAAGAATTGAGCATTGATGAGAGTGTTAATGTGAAATTCGATTATGAGATTATTTGAGGTGGTTAATGATACCAAGGGGAATGCGGGCGGCTGCGGGGAGGCTGGACAGACCTTGTCGCCAGCGCCGTCCTTTTCCCCTTGGCAACAATAGGAATGAATATGAACGAAACAGAATTACTAAGATTACAAGATGAAGCGCTATCTTACCTTCGTGATAATATTACAAAGGATGAGGCGTATTATGTCCTTACGACTGACAAGGATATGATAGAGATTCTTATAGCTGATAAGAAGGACGGAAGCAAACGTATCAAGATCCTTGATATGGAATATACTATCGAGAAGGATGATATGTTATTGCTATTCGATACTGATGGGGTAATAGACGAATGTCTTTTGGTTGCCAGCTATATAGGGGTAAATATGTATTTTCGCAGGCAAGATGTCAACGCTATTTTGTATAACATCAATAGAGAGAAAGTTATGAAATATCCTTACATAGCTATTCAGTTAGATAATATACAGACTATAGAAAAGCGTAGGGTTGTTTTTGAGATCACCGGGCATAGGATGGATGATAACAAAGAGAGAATAGATTTTATGTTTATTTATTTTATGGCAAGATTATGCGTATAAGAAGAACTGTAAAGGGAAGGGATATTATGAAGGTATGGGTATTCGGGTGCGATCGGAAACTTATAAAATCGGCGGCGGATTCCGGGTTCAGAAACATGTCGGAGGTATTATCTTACGCTAATTGTATGGCAGGAGATAAGCCTGTAGATCATATTAGGGTCTCGAATGAGAATCGTGGCTGGTGTGGATCGTATACTATATATGGTAGGGAGATAGATTAGTTTGATCGTGAACAACAAAGGAGGTGCGTATGAATAATGTTATAACAAACGCCAATGGCGTGAAGGTAAAAGTAAGGGTGTATGATATTGGCGATGGGGAGATAGATAGATACACGATAATATGTGTAAGTGATAAGGGTAAAGATAGTAGTGGGTTGGTATATTATCCTGTGTTTGCATGCAGCGAAAATCCATTTCATCCACAAGGAATAGGAATATATGTTGGTGATTATTATCCATATAGGAGACATTCATACAATTTAGGGAAAAGGGTTAAAGATATAATGATCTTACCAGAGAAAGTGATAGAGTATATAAAATTGATAACAAGATAAAATCATGGAAGGAATAACTTACAATAATTACGATTTGGTTGCTTTTGAGCAAAACGGCGAGATAGTGGTGGCTGTGACGTTTTACAGATATTATAGAAAGAAAGCGCATAGCGAGGTAAATTACAGGTGGAAAACCAGATGTCCGGAATTGGTGGATAAGATTGTAAGACACCGTACCAAGGTGTTTACCGGCCAGCTTATTCAGTTAGCGAAGGCGTATGGGGAGAAAAGGGTCATTAAATATCAAAAACAGGAGGAAGAGGTATGTCAAAATACGACAGGGACGCTATAGAAATATATATACTAGATCATATAGATACTGATAATTACAAAAAGCAGTTTAGATATGATAGGGAGTATCTGGCTTTTATGCTTAACGTGTTTAAGGATGAGTATAAAGAACATATCAAAAGGGATGGGATTAAGAAAGCTTTCGAGGACTACATAATGAGCGTTCCGTCTATATTCAGGATCCATACAGCGGATTGCGATATCAGGTATTTATTACGTTCATGGGGAGTGGAGTTCGATGATGATGATGATGAGATATACATCTTGTACAAAAAGATCATAAGGGAGGTCTTCTTTAAGATGTGTAATGATATGAACATTAGATTTTAGTTTGTTAATATTGTGACCATAACCTTGGCGGGGTGGAAGGATATATCATAATCGTACGTGTGCGGATATGATCCGGGGTCAGTTCCCGGCACCTTGGCATAACTTAAATGTAAGTAGTATGGAAGATAATATTTTAAAAAGAGCGGCAGCGGAATTAAAAGAAGCCGGTTGCAGGGTTTTCGCATGGCAGGATGATACTTATAATAGAGGTTGGAGTAAGGGTGATTATATAATGTTGTATTACGCCTTCCCTGATTCACCCAGCATCGGGTATCTGAGTCATGGAGAATATGGAATGAGTGTAGCATATAGTAGAGCCTATATACCGAGCCGTGGAAGTGGATCGGGGTGTTGTGTCAAGGAGGAAGCTACGTTTGACCTTGAGACGGCGTTAGACGTGCTGAACGGGCCGTTACCTAGGTGGTGTAAGGCCTATGGGGTTTATCCAAAGCAGTACGATAATATTGATAAATGGTATAATAGCGATAATCATAACAAAAAATTATTTAAGGAGATTTGATATGGAGGTAAAAGATTGGGAAAATCTGGTTTTAAACACAGAGGTGGGATCACATTGTTTTGTTACGCTGATTGATAATAATGACATCAGTAGAGGTTATGCGCAAATCAGACGCGCGGAACATTTCGGGTATAACATCTGCTTCACCCGGTTATATGGGAATAAGTTTTATTTCGAAAAAATAGAGGAAGGACGTACGCAACAATACATCAATAGGAGGAAATAAAATGGTGATAGAGTTTGATTTCGAGATATACAAAAACGGAGATTACAATAAGGTATATCTACGTAACGGAAAAGAGGCAAGAGTATTATGTGATAATGGGAAGGGTAATAGTCCTATGGTCGTGATGATTGAGGATGATAAAGCGGATGATTATATTATTCTTCGTTATAACGAAACTGGCAGGAGGAATATCAATGGTCAATCGGGTCTCGATCTTATGTTATCGATAAAAGAACGGGAGCCAGAGTTGTGGGTTGTTGTTATATCTTACATGGATAATAAGGATAAGAGACAAAAGATGGTCTTACCTAATTTTTTCTCAAGGAATATAGGAGGAAATATATATCTTCAAGGAAGCTCTAAATCGAATGTATCATATTATGTTGGTAGGTTAGAAGAAGATGGGTGCTTCGATGAGCTGTGCGAGAAGATAAGGGTAAAAAGAGATCGTATTTATAACATGGAAATAATATCACTATCAGATGACAAGGCGACAGTTTAATCAGTTGATAAATGAGCTAGACGGCAAAAGCCCGTTTATCGTATTACATAGGGATGCCGTTGCACCTAAATACGTGGGCGTGGAGGTGTCGAAGGATGGGATGGTATACAGATATGCGATAATAGGGATAAACGATGAGTATAAGGCTAAAAAAGCCCTTATTTCGAAAATATTAGGCATAGCTAGTTACCTAAATGGCAATAAGCCCTTAAAAAAGGGTTAATTAGATGTATTTATGACCTGCGGCATCATATACGATATAATGCCATAAATGACGTTGTATAGAGGATATGTATGATAATATGATAGATAACGCATTCGTGTCTTGATATCATAATATTATGCCATTATATCCTCTTTTTGTATAAAAAGATAACAAATGATACAAACATCTTGAATATGGATGAGATTAATATAGGAGATGAAATTGTGTTTAATATAACCGGCAACCATAATATAGGATACACTAAAGGAGAAAAGTATATCGGGACAGTGTTAAGTAGGGATCACCGATCACGCCTTTATGTACGGACGATAGGAATGCCTAGGGCTTGTATTGATGAACGGGACGTGGATAAGATTATTGATACGGGTGATGATTTTGATATGGATGAGGCGATCCCGAATCCTGTGGCAAGGGAGTTGTATAAGTTGATGAGCAGGTATATTTATACATTCGGAAAGTCTCATGAAAATATAAACGGATATATCGTGTATGAGTGTATAATGATGGGTAGGGATTTAAGACACAATGTTATGTGCCTGTTACATGGTCGTGGATTTGAGATACGGCATATTGATAGTTATTCTTGGTGGATGACTAATGAGAGGCTGATGTCCGAGGTAACATATGCGGAGGGGGATATTCATATAGTTGTTCATGAGTGTATGGAGGATTATGTGGATAATGTGAGATTTGAAGAGGAGTTTTATAAAAACAAGGAAGTATGATAAGATGCTTACTCGTGACGGCGATGATAATATTAACACCGCCAAAAGGGAACGGTGGTCTGCCCCACGCCCCAAGCCCTGCCGTGGTAGAGGCACGGGTATGGGATAAGCTGGCGGCCGCCCTGTCTTTCGTGGAGTCAAGGAATGACGATCGAGCGTATAACGCCACTTCCGGGGCTTTAGGGAGGTGGCAAATGAAAAGGATATACGTTGATGAGGTTAATAGGATATTACGCCTTAAACGAGAGAAAAAGCGGTACAGGTATCGTGACAGAACGAATCCTGTCAAGGCTAGGGAAATGTTCGAGATATATCAATCTCACCACAATCCTAAAAAGGATATAGATCGGGCTATAAGATTGCATAGGGGGCTACATTCCCCTAAATATGTCAAGGAGGTTAAGAACAAATTGAGAGAATAAAAATATAGGAGGATTAACATGGACGAGGATAAAGTGATACGACCAATGGATTTTGTTAGGCTTACGAGTATTGACAAATCAAAGGTGATTAAGGATACTGAGAACCATATAGGGCTGGTCAAGGAGGTCAGTCGGGACGGGAGAATGAGTATAATATGGATAGGTGAAACTTACAGTCAGTTGGCGTGGTTCAAATCGAGCGAGTTGGAGGTGGTGGATAACCTTGTGAGCATCCTGACATGCGGGCTGGCTAACTTTCGAGGAGACGGAAAAGAGAGCGCGGATAAATTTTATTCGATTGGCTAGAAATAAGGACAATTAATTAGAGGAGAAAATCATATGGATCGTGAGACATTAGTAAATATCGTTTATAGCGGTAAAGTAAGATTTATACCAGTAAGAAGATGTTCATTATGTGATGAATATATAGGATATAAATTCGTTAAGATGTGCGATGGGAGTATAATTCCAGTATTTTCTAGTGGATGTGGGTGTTGTGGAGTTAATAATGGACAATTGTTTGAGAGGACATGGGATGAGTTGCTTGATATTATCAATAATCAAAACAAGTCTTCAGATGAGATGGCGGAAGTTTAATGTAAAGAGGAGATGTTATATATGAAATGGGTGATAATAAAAGGGGTTAGATATCCTAGTTCTGTGATATCAGCATTTGCGGCATATAATATGGATAATCCTTTCGTGAAGATCAGGATCAGAAACAAGTATCATATAGTGTCTTTTGATGATGTCAATAAGATGGCTAGTCAGATGGTGTATTTAATGAACAACTATCCTGATTTCGTTGAGATAGGGAGATGGTGGATATCCAAGAAGACGGTGATGTCTTGGGTTCCCAAGGGGAAGGCCGTGGACGGATCGGGCTGGGTCATATCCTTTACCCTGTCCTTTGGATTGGAGGGAGGGACGCAAATTAGATTTGATAAAGAAGATGAATACCTAAGTGAGATAGATAGGTTAAACGAGTTGTTTAATGTAATATTATAAGGGAGTATGTTGATAGATGTAAATAAATGGATTGATAAAAACGGGAGCTTCGATGAAGCCGGCGGCTTGGATTTAGTGAGGCACGGATATGAGTGGATTAGACGGATGCGTAAATTCGAGAATAAGGCAGATCGTCATACTTTTCAGAAAGTGTTTGGCAATAAAAGAGGCAATGAGTTATGGGACTGTTTTTTAGAGGTAGGAAGATCTATCTTCATATTAGAAGATAGCTATTTCCTGATTAACGACAGGAACGTCTTCTCTTTATGTTTAGCAGAGTGTAGTGATTATGATCTATATGAGCTTGTTCATAATATTGATACGGATAGTGATCAAGGCAAATGATGTTGTTTAATTAAAAAAAATAAATTGTTATGGAAATTAGAGAATGTTTATCGGTTTATCTAGAGAGTGGATATCTTTTTGACGATATGTCAGGAAGATTAAAGTGGTTTGAGATTGATAAGATCTTGATCAGTTTTACATATGGAGTAGTTAGATATGTAGGAACATGGGGAGGATGTAGGACTGAGAAGACATTAGATGGGAAATTATTTTATTCGTCCGAAGAATGTTTTAAAAAGGGCGAGAGCATTCCTAAGACAAGACTATCAATATATGATGTTTTTGAGTCATTATATGGGTTCATTCCAATAGGTGATGTGTGGAAATACAAAAACGGAAGAGCTGTCAAGGATAAGTTGGAATATTTTGATGTTGAAATAGATGATAAAGGAAAAATTTATTGTAAGGAAACATATTACAGGACACGTGAAGATGTGTATAAATTCAATGACTTAACTGTAGTTGACAGGAATGGAGACATAAGGTTAGTGGAATCATCAAAAAGTAGATTAATGCTTAGTAATGATCAATTGGATGTCGTGGAGAGAATGAAAGGCATCATTGATGACATGGTTAGGTTAAAGATGATTATGTATATTGATCAAGACTATAATCTTTGTTTTCTACCGGGAGATAAAATAGAAGATTTGGCAATGGATGAGACAGATGGATTTGTGGATACCACCGGTATAGTGACATCTATAAAATCTAAGGATGTAGTGGAGTTTTATGTAGAAAACCCATTCGTAAAGATAAAGGATGAGTAATATCTGAATCTGGATTGTGGTGGTTCGTGAGAATAGCCACAATCATATCTCTAAACGTGAACATAAGGAGGTACGTATGTCATTCGATTGACATTAGGGATCTAGTTATATTAAAAGAGGAGGGATTATGAAAAAGATTGTATTAAGACTGTATGAGTTTGATGAGCTGTCAAAAGACTCACAAGAAAAGATCATAGAGCGTGAGCACTGGAATGTAATGGATTGTTGCATGGGAGCTTATGGTGATGATTATATAAGCACCATGAAGTCTTTTGGGGATCTGACAAATACTGAGGCTTATGACTGGGAAGTTGGATATACGAGGTATGATTTTAGATTCAAATTCAAGTACAATGATCCTATATGCTGTCATCCAACTGATTATGATAAGGATATATATCCTAATAACTTATGTGGCAAATTATTGTTCAGGTATATTAACAACAATATTATGCCATATATTATCAAGGGCAAGTATTTCTCCACGTCAGGTAAATATATTGATGGGAAATACAAATACAAGCATAGGTATAGCAGGGTGATGTTTGACTATGGAGATAATTGTCCGCTAACAGGAATGTGTTATGATCGGTATCTCCTGAAACCTATAATTGATTATTACAATGCATGGTGTACTTATCCGGAGGATTTTTCTTTAGAGGATCTGATGAGGCAATGTTATGATAACTTCTTCAAGTCATGGCATGAGGAGTACGAGTATTGGGCTGATAATGAAGATGCGATACGTGAGGAGCTTCATCATAATCAGTATGAAGATCGACTTTATTATGAAGATGGAGATGTTTATGTTGGACCATTAAATGAAATAGCATGAAAACACAAGAGGAATATGCCCGTGAGATTGATGAGATCGTTCTCCGGGATGTAGAAAACCATCAGACTGATTGGTTCGATACTGATAAGAAAATATTTATGCTTCCAGAAAATAAGAACAAGGTGTTTATTTTCGGAACCAGAAAGACTGGGTGTGATTTAATTGTACTGGGTGGTACTAATTGCGATGAAAATAATATGGATCGTGTTTTTGGATGTCTTGGCAATGAAAACTTCTATGTATGTCAGCCGTTCGCTCTTTGGGAATCGTTTCAGGAGATTAAGAAGGTAAATCCTTTGTATGCTTTCAAGGTGGCCACTGCTTATTTTAGAGAGAATGGAATGATTCCGGTGTTTGAAAATGTAAATTGTAAACTAATAAAGCTATGGTTTATCTATAACATCCGTGTATTTATCGGGGGAAGATAATTTGATGGTCGATGGATATGATGACGATAATGATAAAGTTGATGGGGTGGATGTTTATTACGACCAGATAAGTGAGGTGGTATATCTGGCTAAAGTCATATTAGAAGAAATGGAGGAAAAAGATCATGGAGAAAGCAGTTAAAACAGATATGGAATATAGGGAGATATTGGAGAAATCATTATCAGCTATCCAATATCTAAGGATACATGGATTCTCTACATACATGGAATCGGAGGGGATTGTAAATAGGATAATGATGTTCAAGGATAAGAATGAGATGAGGAATCGAAAGATTAAATCAATTCTGTAATGGTTGATCATAATGGTAGAGAGATATAAGTACAAGTGTATTGATGCTTATGAGGAGCCGGAGAATCCAATGGAATGGTTGCCGTGTCCACGATGCGGCCTCCGGCCTCTGGTCTGGGAGTTCGATAACGGGAGAGCCACGGCGTGCGGGTGCGGGACAGACTGTTATAGTCATTGGAGCGTGCAAGCGGGAAGTATTATGTCGGTCATAAAAAGATCTGATAACGGTAAGTCGGCTGAGGCGTATGATATTGATGAACTTAAAAATAACTGGAATCATTGGGTGAAGACAGGGGAGATACTGTTTACGCCGGGAAATGGGAGATGGTAATATAATTAACAATTTAAGACATGGATCATTATTTGGCTACAATTCAAACAATATTAGATAGATGTGATGATAACAACACATCTCCTAGTATTGATGACATGGAGATAATAAAAATAAACCTATGCAGAATAATTCAGACTCGTTACGGAATAACTCAGTTATGGTTCATTCCGTTGATAGAAAGAATACAGAATGCTTGTTGTAAACATTACAATGATGTTGATATGTTATGGGAAAATTTTGTTAAAAAAATGATTGAATAGGAGGGATAAATATGAGTACAAAAACAAGTAAAGAATATAAAGCGATAAAGAATTATATCCATAATGAGCTTGGGCTTACGAAGGAAGATATAATCAATGCAATTAGATCTGATATAAGAAAATATGTTGAGGAGTGTGTGTAATACTTACGGGAATGATAATAATATAGAGCAGATGATTAAGTTTATGGTGAATAATGAGCTTAAAAATAAAGATTTTAATGTCATTCCAAGAATGGTAGAGAAAGTATTAAAAGATAAGATGTTAAACGATATAGAGATTGTTGTAATAAACAAGAATTTAAATGATTGAGGATATGGATAATAAGGATATTTTAGATAAGGCAAGAATGGAGGGCATGAACCAAGGGGTATGGCTGGCGGTTCAGGAGCTGGCTCACGACGGGCGATGGACGCAAGCCGCAGAGGAGCTGGTATCTTCTTGTGGATTGACTGAGGATGAGTGTAGAAAGCTACAAGAGGAAAGTGGGTCGTTTGATGATGAAATGCTTGAGTTTATTGATACGATATTCGGTCGTAAGATAGATTTAGATGAGGATGATCAGATGATTGATATAGATATATCTACAATGAAAGTAGGTGATACATATAGCTTCATGAACAATCAAAAGGAGATGGTGGAGATCAAGGCTGTAAAAAGATCAAGGCTGGGGTGTAATGGATGTTATTTATCAAATAGCGAGATATTATGTAAGGGGTGTAATAAGAGTGAGCGTGAGACAAATGATAATATAATGGTCGTCAGGATAGATAAGATGGATGATGTATATCGTAATGATCGTCCTCTGGATTCGGGAATAGGCGTAGTTCACTCTTTTAGGATAAATAATAAAATTATAAAAGCGGTAGCATGTCAGACAGTCATTAGGAATGACATTTGTAGTAAATGTTGTTTTGTGGATACGAATATCTGTAGTAACATGAGATGCTTTAGTAGTGTTAGAGAGGATGATAAAAGTGTAATTTTTAAGAAAATAGAATTATGAGCGAGAATACGATCGATAAGGCTAAGGAGGAAGGCATAAGACAAGGGATATGGTTATGCATACAAAAGCTGGTGAGTTTGGAAAATCTTGGTATGGCAAGATATTTTATACTATCATTCAGATTTGACAAAAATGAATGTGAGGCGTTATTGGATAAAAATGATCCAAACGATAAAATGAATGAATTTATCGATGGATTTATATTTAATAGAAATAATCATATAAAAAAGTTGGATGATATAGGGTATCATAAGATAGGTGAAGTATTTAAATATGATATCGGTTCGGGAATAATAGAATTGGCGGTAATAAAGGATGACGGTAGCGGTTGTGATGGATGTATATTTAATGATAGGAATTATTATTGTAAGAATACTTGCTGTATTAATGTAGATAGAAAAGACAGTACGGATATTATATATAAAGAAGTAAAAAGATCATGAGTTTAATAGATAAATTAGAGGATTTGGTGGTTAAGGTAGACACCGAATACCAAGAGAAGATGGAGGCGGTGATCCGGGAGATAGTCCCGGGGATGCCGGAAGGGAATGTACGTCATGCCGCCGAGCTGATGTGCACGGACAGGATGGGGAATATGATGGACATAGATGTTTATATATTAAGGGAAGAAGATAGGCCTTATGAATGCCATTATCTAAAGGATCTATTGGAAGATAGGGTAGCTAGAATAGATAAGATGCATGAGGATAAAAGTTACACATACAATATAGATGATAATTATTGGTGCGCTACATGTGGTTCCCATTCTCATAAAAAGGATTCTGAGACAGGGTATTGCTGGCATTGCGATACGGTTAATTGGGTTAAAGAAGATGGAGCAGATGTTAGGGTATAATTACCAAAGAATAAATATGAATGATAGGAGAAAGGATAGTATTAACTATTAATAATGTTTATTTAATTTAATTCAAAAACAAAATGTCTACTTTTGTAGACACATAAAAATTGCATATATGAAAAAGAGTGAGTTTGTAAAGAAATTGGAGAAGATCATCGATATGGTTAAGACCGAAGATGATGGTTTCGAGTATGGTGGCAAAGTCATTTTCTATAAAGAAGATGATAGTAACTATGAAGTCTCGGTAATGAACATTGAGATGAATTTGGAAGTAGAAGCCGATGTTATGGCTGGTATGGATGATATGGATTTTACCTATCTTATGAGTGAGGTTTATAAACAAAAGGCGGTAAAGGCTATAATGATGGAGAAGGATGACGATGAAGACAATTAATGAGATGACCGATCAGGAGATATATGATCTTACTGACGAGCAGATAGATAGATTGATCATAACAAGATGCGCTAAGGAGGGTGTTAGGTTTGTGGACGAACCTCCAGTTATGAAGACATACGACTATAAACCTATTTCTCCATCTAATTTCTTCTACCTTTTAGAAGGATTGAGCATAGCTGTTTTTAATCAGGATGATGCTATTAAAATAGCTAAGTTCTTAAGTAAGTTTGATTTATACAAGACTACATACGATTTCACTATATCCAATGAGAAGATATATAATAAGTTGGATATAATCAATATCAAACATATTCCAATGTTTGATACGAAAGATGAGGAGTCCTACAAATCTATAAAGGACAAGAATAATAAGATTGAGGAGGAGTATAAAGATCAGGTAGATAAATACAAGAAGGATATAAAAAGAATGAGTGAAATCCATGCCGAGATCTGGTCGAAGGTAATCGATGTAAGAAATAAGATTGATCATATGAATCATCTTAGATTCCTTTTTGTAAAGGAATATCTTCCGTTGGTGGATCATGATACGAATACGGCTATGACGTTTTTTAAGAAAGCTTATGACGTGGATGATGATACGGAAAGATATATTCGTGAGGGGATAAAGGATTACCCATTGTTTAACAACAACATAGATTAATAAGATGCACAATTGGTTTAAATGTACGGTTTCTTATGAGACCGATGCCGAGAATGGCATGAAGAAGAAGGTTAAGGAAGAGTATTTAGTAGATGCCTTTTCTTATACCGAATGTGAGGCTAGAATCATAGAGGAGATGAAACCGTTTATCTCCGGTGAGTTTAGTGTTGATATCAAACGATTCCGGATAGCGGAATTATTCGCCATGGATGGAGACCGGTTCTATAAGGTCACGGCTGATTATATTACGATAGACGAGAAATCGGGCAATGAGAAACGCAAGGCGTTTAACTACATCGTTCGGGCCAATGACCTTGATCATGCCAAAAAGAATTTCGAGGAAGGCATGAAAGGAACCATATCAGATTTCGTTGTCACTTGTATCAAGGAAGAGAAGAAACTGATGGACTTCTATGAGTTTGATGGTAAGATCAGGAATCCGGAGAAACATGAGAATAGTAAGCAATAAAGCTAGCTATGAGACCACATCATCCGTCGCCGAGAAGTTGATGGAGATAAGCAAGATGGAGGGTACGATTTATCGTATCCTCACATTGTCTAACAAAACTTATCTAGCTTCTAAATTAGGATATAGCAGATCGGGGTTCTATAAGAAGATACAAAACAGGAGTTTTAATATCCGGGAACTAGCTCAGATATTCGACACGATCATCAATTTCAAGGATCAGGATTGGACGAAGGGCAAAATAGATAGGCTTAAGAGATATAGAGCCATGAGCCTCATGGAGTTTAATAAAAGTTATAAAAAGAAAAAAGCATGAAGGGTAGGATGTTACCATGTGAGAGGTGCGGCAGGATGGTAGCCATAAGGAGCAAGGGGTTGTGCCCTGCGTGCCGGGCTAGGGAACTACCGCCAAAGGGAAGGGCGGCGATACGGGTGAAGGCCAAGCCAAAGGGGAAGAGCCTAGCCGTTTTCTTTGGCGCCCATGTGGCTAGATTGAGTATGACAAGGAGATCTGCTACCGGCGCATACATACCATACCCGGGGGTAAGCAACATATGCCACTTATACCCTAAACGGAAATATAAATCAGTTGCTGAGGATAATGATAACATTATCTACTTGACGGCTGATGAGCATACAAGATTCGATTATCTATTAGATACGATGGATTTCAGCCGGCTCTTGGACGAGTTTGGCAACGTATGGCTGTTGGCAGCCAGAAGGATGAGGGATCTCGCACCTAGAGTCGAGGAGGATGGTAAATTAAAAACCAGATTATTATCATGGATAGAAGAAAACAAAGATTACTTTTAGACCTAGGATATAAGGCTATAAGTGACACAGTATATAGTTATGGGACGATCATGGAAGTCATAAGCGATCAAGAGCCGTTTGATGACATGAGAGTTCGTTTATCCGAGAGACACAATGTGATTATTGCGGATGATGGGGAGGTGGAATGGTCGGCTTTAGGTAAGATAGCGGACGAGCATCGGTCATCATATTACTGGCGATCATCATTACCAGTATTAAGATCATATCATACAGATCCTAAATTTACCGCTTTCTTTGGCATATTAGACGTTTTGTCAACGATCCCAAAGAAAGATATAGCTGAGGAGGAAAAGCCTGCTGAAGAGCCTAAAAACGAGCCTAAGGAGGAGATGGAAGTTGAGTATGATCTGGAGACAGAGCAACAGTATTATGCCGCTGAATGGATCAAGGATATCCCGACACCTGTGTTATATAGAATGACTGTAGCCGGCAAGCGTGTATATTATGAGATGGATGTTGATGGGTATCCTATTATATACGATGGAGCCACTAACAATATCGCCAATGGGTATTGTGATACGTCCGGAGCCTTGGAGAAGTGGAAGAATGAGATGAGGCTCAAGGGTAAGGATCCTGATGAGTACGCTAACTACAGGGCTGACTTGGGTACGATCATGCATTACTTATTTGGATTGTATCTGACGGGAGTTAAGATAAAACTGATTCCAACATGGATAAGAAAAGCTGTCAAGGAAGCTAAGTTGAGAATAGACAAGTATAGGATGGAGCGGATATTAGTGGATAATATGGATGAGTTGATAGAAGACCTAATATCATTCGCTATATTCTGTAAAGAAAGACATGTAAAACCTGTGTTGATTGAGAAGATGTTGAGGTCAAGGAGATTGAAAGTGGCTTCCTCTGTGGATGCCGTGGTGGAGATGGATAGCGAGCCGGAGATGGTGGAGATAGAGGTCGAGACAGGAGAGCTCTATAAGACTGGAGCCAAGAAAGGCCAACCTAAGACAGAGAAAAAGAAGATAAAGAGACGCAGGAGGATATTCGCTATATTAGACTTCAAATCAAACAGGAAAGGCAATTTTTATGATGAGTATGCTTTCCAGCTTGAGTTATATAGAAGAATGATAATGGAGAACTACGGAAAGATATTGGAGATAGAGGAGATATATAACTTCGCTCCGGGTGATCCTACCGCTAAGACAAGCCAATATAAACTGAAGAGACAAACTGATAATCCTATACTTAACATGGCTACAGTCGTATATCTCCAAGGTAAGTATAAGTTCGAGAAAACCAATTATACGGTTACATCAAGAATAGGATCTTTGGATATAGAAAGTGATTTTGAATTGAATAACTTGATAAGAAAAGAATCACTGAGAGATTATATTTATCGAATCATGAGTGAGAGGATAGGATAATGGAGTTTAGGGAATTTGACAAGAGCGTTCACAGATATGAATTGGATCATAGTAAGCCAAGAAGAAAGCTGACGTGCCCGCAATGCGGCAGGGATAGATGCTTTACGCCGTACGTAGATGTAACCACCGGACAGATAGTAGGGGAGCAGTTTGGGGTATGTGATCATAAAAATAAATGTGGTTATTTTAAATACCCAACAGGCAATGAGCTTGGGAGCAATGATCTTTTTACCGATTCAAACAAAGTATTAAGGAGGTATAGGCCTCCCGTGGATCCGGATATAGCCAACTGTATCCCAATAAACAAGATGTTTGAGACGCTTAATCCTTTCGAGACATCTGATCTTCAGGATTATCTATCCAATATATTCGGATCGTATCATACCAATAGGGCATTTAGCTTGTATAAGGTGGGGATGATGAGATTCGGGGACTGGGGTAAGTGCTGTGTGTTCTGGCAACTGGATAAGAATTGGGTGGTGCGGACCGGGAAGATAATGGACTACGGGCCTGACGGGAAGAGGGTAAAGGTTCCCATGGATCACGTATGTTGGGTGCATATACTGGACGGTCAGGATTACCTGCTTAGGCAATGCCTGTTCGGGGAGTTCCTTATCAACTTCTATCCCAATGACGCTCCGGTGTATATAGTAGAGTCAGAGAAGACGGCTGTTATCTGCAACATCGTGTACCCTAGTAGGTTGTTCATGGCATGTGGCGGTATCCATATGTTGAAGAGGGAGATGGTAGAGACATTGGGTAGGAGGCGGATAGTCCTGTACCCGGATAAGGGCGACGCTTTCAACGAATGGAGAAAGAAGGTAGACAAGGATATGAGGGGGATGAATATAGAGATAAGTGATTTTCTAGAATCAAAACCCAATATAGATGAGGGGATGGATATAGCGGATTATTTTATAATTAAACAAATTTGCAATAATGGCAAAGGTAGTTGATAATTACAAGGGATTCAAGGTGCTTGAAATAACAAGACAGGAGATGATGGATAAGCTTACCAGATATGGGTGCTTAGGTATTTGCGATATGTGTAACAGACCTACATCCGTAGGTTATTACGTGGCGGTGATCAATCAATGGATGTGCAAGGACTGTTACAATGATTTCATCAAGTCAATTGACAGGTATGAGGAGGATATGAAAATAGAAAACAGGAATTTTAATAGATTCTGCAATCTATTTAATGTTAAGATGGAGGAGACGGTATGAAAGAATTGTCTTTAGCCCAGAAAGCTATGTTAAACGGGTCCATATGCCCATACTGCAAGAACCCGTCCACTATGATAAATACGGTAGAGGGGAAGCAAGTAGGGTGCGAGAAGTGTGGGGCTTGGATGAGGTCTGATTCGATGGGTAAACCAGTAGGGAGATTGGCGAAACCAGAGCTTCTTAGGGCCATGGATATAACAGCTATTGAGATCGATAGGTTCTTGAAAGAGTCGAGTTATGAAAGGAAAAACTTTTACAAAGAGTTATCCAGTGAGCTAGGAATACCAGAAGAGCATGTGTCTCCGTATAAGATGTCCTTATTATCATTGCTTAATGTTATGAGACATATCAAGGTATATGGGAAGAACCATATACAGATACATGAGGGTACCACGATAGGTAAGGCTTGCTCTAGGCACGGAGCGGTGGCGATCGGGAGTAACGCCTGCCACGGATGCCCGGAGTTTCTGTTTCATGTGGTAGACAATACAACCAATACGGTAGTGTGTGATACGGATATGAGCTATGGTGATTATATAGGGGAAAACAAATAAATTTGGGTGTAAACTGGCATATAATCACCTTTGATAGATAATATTAATTATATAAAACATGAAAGTAATTTTTATTCATAAGCCAACAGGGTTTTATGTAGGAGGATCAGTGTTTAACAAGACATGTGGTTTTTACAAATGCAGAGATAAGATGATAGAAAAAGGCATAAGCGAGGATAAGGCCAACATGCTTATTGATATAATAGGTCCGCACTTATGTGTGTGGGAAATAAAAGATGGGGATGATCCTTATGAGAGCATGAGAAGCAGACTCGGAGATAAAGCCTCATATTTAGATGGAGAGGATATTATCGTAGAGGATTATGATTATGACGAGGAGGACGAGGATGGGGAGATCGACTGAATACTATAGGACACATCCGGAGGCCAGAAGAAAGAAAGCCGAGACGGATAAGAAGATCAACGCCCGCCCTGAGCAGAAAGCCAAGAGACGGGAGTTGGGTCGCAAGAACTACAAGACCGATAAGCTGAAAGGTAAAGCCTATCGGAAGGGAAAGGATTTATGCCATACGGCTAAAGGACTTAGATATAAATCAAGATCAGCTAACAGAGGGTCTAAATCCGATACGGCTGGCGATAGAAACGCAAGAGGATGAGTGAGGATAGGATATGGAGGTCATCCAAAGAGATTATCATGGATGCATATGAGAGGATAAGAAAGTATCAGTCGGGAGAGCTTCTCCCGGCTCGTACTGGATACGCTTATCTTGACAAGGCGTTGCTGGGCGGGTTCTACCCACAACATGCGGTGGCTATCGGCGCTAGGCCCGGAGTGGGCAAGTCTTATTTGGCTCAGAAGATTATGAGCAATGTAATGAATGTTAATATCAATCCCCAAGCTGATGATTATGTATGGCTCAGATGTGAATTTGAAATGAATCCAGAGGATTTGATGTTACGTTCACTATCAAAAAAAATGGGAAAGGATATACAAGATATTCTCCTTAACGAGATGTCTGATGAAGAGATAAAGGAAATGCAGAAATGTCTTAAGGAAGAAAACTCCAGCAGAATAACATACATCCCTAAACCATCGACAGTAGACGAGCTTCAGAACTTCTTATGGAATAGTTATATGCCAGCGAACAAGGATAAGAAAATGGTATTTGTGTCCATAGATCATACAGCTCTTATACAAGGTACGGGTGACGCTAAGAGGAATATAGATAGTCTGATAACCATGTGTAATATAGCTAAAAGAACTTTTCCCAATATATTCTTTCTTATAATATCACAACTTAACCGTGATATTGAGGGAAGACGGGATCCTAAGGATCATATGCCAAAACAATCTGATTTCTATCAATCAGATACATTGGGGCAATTGTGTACGGCTATGGTAGCGTTGAATATTCCAAAAAGATACGGCTATTCATCATACATGCAATTCCCGCAAGGCTGGTATCCTAATCTGGAACGTTTTAAGAGTGAATCAAGGCGCTCTTTCCGTGTAGATGGACTTATATTCCATCATATAGTAAAAGTCCGTCAGAGATCATTAGAGGAGATTGATGCGATACATGTAGATATCATGAAAGGATATGAGCGATATTATCCTGATGGAGGGGTGGTGCGCCAAGAAAGACCAGGAGGCTCGGATGCCCCTGTGGGTAGCGGCAAGCCGGACACGACCGTGGTGACACTGCCGCCCCCACCTCCTGGTGTTCCATTGGAGCAACAATATATACCACCCAGTGATGATTTCAATGTAGTACATGACGAAACACCTTATTAATCATGAGATTAAGAAAAAACTATTTGCTTGTCATTATAAAGGGAATGGAGATGCTATTAAAAGCCAATTTCTCTGCCGAAAACAAGATGGGTATACGAGAGATCATATCCTCGTTGAAGGAAATGGCCGAATATAGCATCAGATACATCATAAACCGGGAACGGGAGAAGGAGATCATGGGCATATGTGACGAGGTATCTAAGAAGGTTCTGGAATATAAGAGAATGAACGACAACTCTATGGTACTTGAATTAGAGAATCTGAAGAGGGAGGTCGTGGCGGTAGAGGATCTTCTTAGCTCTTACAAGGGGGTTCTTGACGCTGAGTTGGTAATAGCTGAGGATGATATCAGGATCATACGAGATAAGATCGCCATAAGCCTGAGAGAGGATGGATCATGCAAGAGCATGACTGACGCCGACAAAAGGGCTAGGGTGGACGTAAGATACGAGAGGGCGTTAGAGGATTATCGAGTTCTTCTAAGATGCGCCAATACGGTTAGAGCCAAGATGTCGGTTATAGGGCATCTCAATCAATCCATAAATCAATCCATATCAGTTGGTAGGGTTGGTATGGCTAATGAATCTTATACGGTAAAACAGTATGAAAAAGGGAAAGAGATTATCGAAAGCAGACGGCCTTAGAACATTAACGAGAGCTTATCATCTTATAAAGAATAGACATGAGAGTTTTATATGTATGGCTATAGTTGAAGCGGCTGATATGCTTGGGTTGGCAGATAGAAAAGATGATTTTGCATATGAGCTTATACCTGAGTTAAGAATGTTTAAGCCGATTAATAAACGTATCGATGAACTTTGGTTTGATTCATTAGATGAGGACACAAGATTATATATACTTCATAGATTGATTGATATATATAATGATAATGATCATCCTGATATAGTTGAGAGAATAGCCAGAAAAATAAGATCAATATTTTAACTCATTCATTTATGTACATAAATTTTGAACAGATGATGACATCAGGATTAACGATGTCTGATGTTGGATATCTTTTGATGATCCGGCAAAAAGAAGAGATGGCTAACACCATTCCAAAGGAGAAGATAGATAGTTATAAAGCATCTGGTTATATTGAGCTTCAGAAGAATGGGAAGTGGAAGATAACGCCAAGGGGAGGATCGCTGCTGATGCTGATAGAGACACCCGGTCTGACACCGGAGGTCGAGGGGATCCGGGACCGTATCGTTGGGGTATATAACGATATGGGTAAGGATACAGGAGCTATCAAGGAGGTGGAGAAAAGGCTTATCTGGTTTGTGGCTAACACCAACTTCAAGGAAGAACCTATAGTAAGGGCTGTAATATCCCATATAGACCTTAAACGTGAATATACGATGAGGTTGGATAACTTGATATGGAAACCGTCAAATGTCTATAGCGTACATATGAGCTTATCGGAATCAACGTTATTCGATACGATCATAAAGATGTATGGCATGACATCCGATCTGTATCTTAGGGAGAATAAGAATAAGGAGCTGGCATGGTTGTTCGCCGTAAGCCGGCTTCCGGACCCCCCCAAGAGGATGGATAAGGAATATACTATTACTGGAGATGTTAAGATGGACATCGAAAGAATATCAAATATAAAAAAAGAATTAGGTAGAAGATTAAAAATGTCGATTTAAGAGTTATGAAAAGAAATCAAGTATTAGGAGTAGTAATAGACGCAATATTTGCGAAAACATCTGAGTTTGATGATATTGAAGACATAAAGGAAGATAGTAACCTATCGTCCGATATGGCTATGGATTCATTGGATCTTGTTGAAGTGATAATGGATATAGAAAAGATGACAGGTGAATACATACCAGACGAGGTGTTTCGCAATACCCCTTGCGATGAAATAACGGTAGGAAGTTTAACTGATATGTTGTATGTTTATTTTAAGGACAAATAATGGACTTTGGATATGACGATTGGGAAGAGGGGTTAGAAACCCCTCTTGTCGATGATTGCGATGACGATTATAACGAGGAGGACGAGTATGATTTCGGCTAAAGAACTAAGGATAGGGAATCTTGTAAAAGACAAGGCTGGCAATATATGGAGGGTAGGGTGCGTTACTGGTATGCGTAATGAAAGTAAGTCATTGATCCTTGAACGTGAGGTTGATGACGGGATAATGAAATGGTATTCCGGGGAAGACGATGTCATGCCTATTGAGATAGATGATAACCTGCTTAATACCATCGGGTTTAAGCGTGATAAAGGACGGGATGTATATCGAGGCTACGGAATATCTATAGAGTTTTTTGATGATGGGTATTATCTTGGGCTTAGGGATCTGGAAGACGATCTAAGCGATCCTATACATATCAAGAATCTCCACCATCTACAAAACCTGTCAATGGATTTATATGGACATGATATAGATAAAGACTTATGATTATACCGGAGAATAATTTGTTATGCAAGGTCATAAACGGAGAGAAGGTTCTTGCCGCATCCTATTCACAGATAGACACGTTCGTCCAATGTCCATACAAGTGGTATAAGACTTACGTGGAGGGTCATAGGTCTACGGAGAAGCATGAGGCTACGTCATATGGTACGGTTATCCACCAAACGATGGAGTATTTCTTCAAGAACGGATGCAGACCTTCTTATGAGGATATGAGCAAGGCATTCAACTACTACGCCGATATAGAGAAAATACCTTTTGATAGCGTTAAATCTCAGATCGAGTCCATGCAACATGCGGCTAGGCTAATAAGATGGATCGTAGGGTTGTTTGAGAAGGACGCGGCTGGCAATTACAAGAAATCGTGGTCGGATCTTACGCCAATGGAGAAAGTGATCCGGGGGTCGAGACCGGCCGGCGTGGAGGAGGACTTCGTCCTGCCTTATAAGCTACCCAAGCCCCTTACATTGGATGGTGTGACATACGATAAGGTACATATCATAGGATCAGTAGACTGGAGAGGTGAGTATAAGACAAAAGACAGAATAGCCATGTATACGATAGACTGGAAGTCTGGGAGAAAATTATTCGATAAGGATAAATTGCTTCACAATCTCCAGCATCCGATATACGCCTTTTACATACTCAGAAAATATAAGGTATTGCCGGATATGTGCAGCTATTTCTTTACCCGCATGCTGGACAATCAAAACGTGAAGGTAGATAAGGAGAAAGTAGAGAGATCGGTCAAGGAACTTAACAATATTCTCCTTGACATGTATGATTTCGAGACAAATAAAATAGATAGCTATCAAGCTCACGTTTGGGACGACGCCAAACAGGGGTATAAGTACGAGAAGCGCTACCTCATGGGACGCCAGCCGGCCTGCCTTGAACCCCGCCCCAAGCCCTTGTGTTTTTGGTGCGATTTCTCAATCCACAAACAAAACACATGTAGGTATTCATCGGATTGGGATGAGTCAAAAAGAAAGAATAAAAAAGATTGACTTTATTAAAAAGCCTAGGTAAATATCTAGGCTTTAATTATATTTGTGTCAATAAATAAATGATTATGGATAAAAACGAAAGAGAAAAACAGGTATTGGATCTTCTGATGTCTAGAAAGGATATCAGGAAATTGGTAGAGAAATCAAATGAATGTTATTCTAAGATGGATTTTGTTGGCGCCATGAGATACCGGCAGGAGATAAAGGATATCGTAGACCGGGAATCGAAGATCATGCTGACAAAAAGCGAGTCTTTGGTGGGTTTGATGAATAACGCTGATAATGAATATAAATTCAATATGCTGGTGTGGCTACATTCCATGATGTGTATGGCGGATGTATTTAACGGGATATTGGAGGATTTCAAGGATGGGGTAAGAAAAGCCAATGGCAACTCCAAGTTCGTTAAGTTCGTTAAGTTTGATAATCTGGATCGGTTAATGGCAGAATGTAAGAAGGAGATTGATTACCTGATGAAAGGCACAAGTAAATCGTTCCAGATATCTTTTGCCGTAAGAAGCGATGAGCTAAGGGAGATGATAGAGAATATGGTTGGCGACAATATCCGGGAAGGGTATGATATGTTTAAGGAAGAGGCTAAGATGACCAAGGAGACAGACAGGAGCAAGATAGAGGAATTTAATAAAAAGCTTGACCATGATCAAATGTAATATAAAGCTAGGCGATATAGTCCATACCCAGATAGGAGTAGGAGAGGTGATAGCCATAAGCAAGACCAAAGAGACTTTGATGGTGAAGATGGATGATGGTCGGGAATGCCCTATAAGACTAGAGTACATAAAAGACGTTTTTGATAACTACAAATCCAAATGATTTACAAATTAAGACCATATCAAGAGGAGTGTGTTAAAAGTATCTCCGATTACATAAATTCTGATAGACATGATCCGGTATTGATCGTAGGTCCTGTAGGTTGCGGTAAGTCACTGCTGATAGCAGAGGCGGCTAGATTGATGGGAGATAAGACGCTGATTTTACAACCATCAAAAGAATTGCTGCAACAGAACCACAACAAGATAACGTCGTATGGCATACCGGCTACCATCTACTCCGCTTCCTGTGGAAAGAAAGAGCTGTCTAACATGATATACGCCACGTTAGGGTCTATCAAGAAGGTTGTTGGTCAGCTTAAGGAGATGGGGATCAGGAACGTGTTGATAGATGAGGCTCATGCCGGGTATAGCCCGGAGGACGGCAGTGAGTTCATGACATTCATGAATGAACTGAAACCGAAAAAGGTGATAGGGTTTACCGCTACACCATGCAGGCTTAAAACGATGTCGATAGGGCAGGTGTCATATTCCCAGCTTAATTTCATCACTCGTATGAGACCGGTATATTTCAAGAACCTAATCCATGTCATACAGGTGGAGGAGATGATAAGGCAAGGATTTTGGACACCTCTTAAATATGAGACATGGGATTTCAATGGAGATGCCCTTAAACTTAATTCTAACGGCTCCGAATATACGGCCGAGTCTATTAGTGAGGCGGTGAGAAAAAACGGCTTAAACAACCTTATTTTACGTCGGTTGATGGTATTAAAAGACGTATGCAGATCTATACTGGTGTTTATGGATTCTGTTGAGAGCTGCAATACCGCCGCCGAATGGATGAACGCAAAGATATGCGCTGGCATGGCGGAAGTGGTTCACGGAGGCACGCCAAAGAAACAGCGGGAGGCTATAGTCGAGGGGTTCAAGTCAGGTAAGACGAAGGTAGTGTTCAACTATTCCGCCCTCGGTACGGGATTCGATCATCCGGGTCTGGATTGCGTGATAGTAGGAAGGCCGACATTCTCGTTCTCGTCGTTTTATCAGTGGCTTGGAAGGGCAGTCCGTATAAAAGACGGAAAGGATAGTGCTTTGGTCGTTGATTGTTGTAACAACTCGTCAAGGTTCGGTGATATAAGGAAACTTAGTATAGAGAACTACAAGGGGTATGGATGGGGAATGTTTATCGGCGATAAGCTAATAACTAATATCCCGATGGGGGATAAGGTAACGAAAACAGATCTGGATATCAAAGCCGCCAAGAAAGATCGTAGGAGGGGGCTGGCGCAGGGCGTAACCGCCGCCCTTGTTCCCGGAAGGCCGGATCATCCCCTTGGATCTACGGTGATGACATTCGGCAAGTATTGTGGATGGATGTTGCATTCAATTCCGGTATCGTACTTCAAATTCATAAACGAGACATTTGACTGGGATAATGATAGGAACAAGGATATAAAAGAATACATAGATTTTTTAATCAAAAACAACAGATTATGACAGGATGTATATATCATGAGGCTGATCTTGACGGAGTAATGTCAGCGGCTATAGTAAAAAAGTATTTCAAAGGGGACATTGATCTTCTTCCTTACAATTACGGCAAGGAAATACCTGACGTGAATAAATATGATAAGGTATTTGTAGTTGACGTATCATTTGGCGATAGAACGAGATTCTTATTCGACGAATGGGAAGACAAGGGGATAGATGTCACATGGATAGACCACCATAAGACGGCGATAGAAGCTGTGAAGGACTATAATGTCAAAGGCAAAAGACGTATCGGAACGGCGGCTTGTGAGCTTACGTGGGAATATCTTTTCGATGATATCGAAACCCCTGACGTGGTAAAATTATTGAGCACTTATGATGTATGGGATCATGATCGCTTCGAATGGAGTGACGTTCTTTCATTCCAATATGGGATGAGAGGGTATTGCGGGCTTGACGTTGACATGGTCAGGGAGGTGCTAAACAAGGCGAATGGCGAGTTTGTTTCTGATATGATAAGAAATGGCGAGGCCATAATAGAATATATCATCGAGAAAAACAGAGGAGAAATGAAGATGTTCTCATTCGAGGCAGATATATTTGGATACAAGGCGATATGTATGAATACCACGGAGTTTAACTCTACTACATTTGAATCTATGTATGACCCTAAAAGACATGATCTGATGATGCCATTTTGCTGGAACGGAAGATTCTTTAGATGCTCGTTCTATACCACCAAAGAGGAGGTGGATGTCTCGGCACTGGCACGTAAAGCCTATCCCGGCGGAGGAGGCCATAAGATGGCTGCCGGCTTCCAGCTTAGCGTGGAGGATATGATGGAGTTCTTAAAAAGTAGAAAGATGTTATGATAGGATTGGTATTTACCCTCATAATAATGACCGGTTCTATTTATTTGATAATAGAAGGGAATAAGAAGGATGATTCTGCCGAATTTTATGGAGGACTAATAGCGACGATCTTATCTATCTTTTTGATGTGTTTAGTAATACAAAATATAAAAAATACAGAAAATATGGGGAAAATATACAAATTCAAGAGACTTAACGAAATGAAGCTAGATGATTACGGTTTCGGTTTATTCGAGTACAATGGCGCTCTTTATTTCAAGGAGGCAGATGAAGGGAGATGCTTTGATGTGAGAAGCGGAAATGAGGTTATTATCGGGAAAGATAAAATTGTAACGGCCTTGGAGGATTGATCATGAGAAAACTTGACGACACCAACAGGACAAGAAAGAAAAACGTACGGCACTCGTGGGTAAAGGCGGGGCCGGGGATCCAACGCTGCGCTATTTGCGGAATTACGAAGCAAAGCGAGTGGAGAGACGGGAAGACCTCGCATTGCGTATATCTATCATCTGGTGAGCTTTATTCTATGACAGGAGAAACACCAGAATGCAGGGATCTTAGTGAATTTTATTAATCTAAAAAGTATATAATTACCTAATAATAAAACAAAAAGGAGTTTGAAATGAAAGAGGAATTTAGCAAATACGACAAAGTCGTTTATGATGGTGAGGTATTTGAGGTACTTGAAACCGCCGACAATACGGGAATGATGAAAATAGAACCGTTATTTGATGAGACATATAAATCCATTTGGGCTGATGAGGAGATGGTTGTTTCGTTAAATAGGGCTATCAAGTTAAGGCTTATTGATGATGAGACGGCGGATGAGGCGATTAATTTCGGGAAGCCAAAAATAGGAGACGCAGTGGTGGAAAGCGGGCCGCTCGTAGGGAAAGACGGCAGCGGCAAGGACGACCGGGCCGACGGTAAGCTTAGGTGGGACCTCCTTCCTTTGGCTGAGATAGAAAACATCGTAGAGGTATATACGAAAGGCGCCAAGAAGTACGCCGATAATTCATGGCAAGATATACCTAATGGTTTTAATCGTTACTTTGGGGCGCTCCACAGGCATCTGGTCGCTTATGTAAAGGGAGAGAGATATGACAAGGAGGGATTCATGCATCTGGCGGCAGTGTGCTGGAATGCCATAGCGTTATTATATTACGATAAACATAACAAAGGGCTTATAGAATGGAAGAGTCAGGAGAAAGAGTAGTAGATGAGAGATTAAGAGCTATTAATAAAAAAACCGGTAAATACGTTGATTTAATCAAGCGCACTATTTATGATGATACTCCATTTCCGATAGTTAAGTATCTCAATTATAGTTATGATGAATTGAATTATGATTATGTAAGGTATCTGAATTTTGATATAGACATAAATTGGGAGCAGCGTAGATATCAAATTGTTAAGGATTTATTATCTAACGATTTCGATGGAAGGAAGATGGGTATAGATGAGGTAGATAATGCTATATTTACTGCTGATTTAATTATTAACAGATTAAAAACTATTTAAAAATGGTAAGAATTGATTTTTTCACGAAGAAAGACGCTGAGTACAGCGATTACATGCGATATATTATCGCCAACACATTACAGGAGTATGAGGGTGAGGTCACGTTAAACCAGATCCCGGAGAACAAGGCCGCGGAGGAGGAAATATCCAAGTACGGTATAGAGGTATATCCTACTATCATCGTCAGTGGAGATAACATGGATGGCTTTAATAAACTTGAAGGGATGGCCAGAAAAGCTGATCTTATTAACGTCATGTCGTTATACGACAAGAAATAGGCTTATGACAATAAGGGATAAATATTTTGGTTGGAAAGATATATTCTTTGACAGGTTCGTGCATTGTTGTAATGAAAAAAGTGACCAACCACAAGGAAGTAATATACCTCTAGCCAAAATAAACTTCGATAACAAGACAGGATATGTGGAGGACGGGACTATTAATATAGCCGAGCTTCTTCAATATCTTTGGATAAATAATAAGGTCTATGGGTGTGAATATGCGCCCATAGATATATCTTCTGCCTTGCAAACATTGATCAGATTGACCGAGAACGCTAAACATATGTTTGAGGATCAACCGGGTGTATATGACATGATCCCATATAGAGGTTTTTTTCTTAGAGATGATTTTTTATCCGGGAAAGATTATTCACTTGATTTGGATAAAATAGTGAGCGGTATGGGAGGATGGTATGGTGAGGATGAGGATCCATGCTACTCGATGTTCGTCAGTCAAGACCAGATATGGAACTTGAACCCGATATTGAAGGTATTAGCTGATGAGGGATCTATTCTAGCCAAGGAACTTGGGTATGATATGAACTCATATGTCAGCGATAATGGATATACGATATACAACCCCTACCTCTCGTGGATCAATCATTACTATCATTATTGCCCGACATTTAACGAGGATAAATTAAAGCCTTGGGATAGGGTAGAGGATAGGGAAAATAAGTTCAAGATGACGGATAAGGTTAAGAGAGGCGCCAATAACTGGTACTATTCAGGCGGGACTATATCTTGTGTGGATAATTTCTTGGGGAAAGAATACAGGAAAAATCTCCGAACCTTCATATATCGTGGAATAGTATTCTTTTTAGATCGGATATGGCATACACCATTGTTTGAGAAGATGGGCGTGAAAATGAAATACAACGCTTATTATTGTTATGCCGCTACCTCCGGTATTTGGTACAATAAAGGATTCAAGAAAAGGCTAGCCAAGAGATTTAACGAGTCTTTACGTGGCGGAGGGGATCTGTTCGGGGCTAACCTAGCCTGCATGGTCTGTGACCATAAGGATATCGATTGGGAAGCGCTTCGTCTTTGGCTTGACAAGTATGACGAGCCTACTGATAAGGGTATGGTGAATAGCCCTATCCAATTTATGTATTTATATTTATATTACTATTTTAACAAATAACTTGAAATGAAGAAGATAAATGACTGGGTTATAAGAACATTTGGGCTGAGAGGTTCATGGAGCTGGGCTAAGAAGCAGATGTTAAATGGAGCGATCATTAAACGTAAGGCCACTATAGGGACATATAAAATAGCCATTGATAATGACAAGAATAGGTTACTTGTAGCTACATGGGATCATCTAGATCAAAGTCCTGTATGGGAAAGGTGTCCGCATAGTTTATTAGATGAAGATGCGGTTGATTATTTTGTCACAGCTCATAAGGAATTATCATATGGGGGCATAAAGATCAGGATGAAAGATGAATTTAATTGTATCGATAAAATGTTGAAAGCATGAAAAAGATTACCGATAAAGACGTAGAGGCTCTTAAAGCCGGAAAGAAGGTGACAAAAGGCTTTATCCATATGCAGTTGGATGATAAGGGGATATTGAACATGTGGACTGATAACAATATAACTGACAAATATAGGGACTTTGAAATAGACGTTAACAAATTGTTTGATCATGGGATTCTTACTGAAGAATATGATAAACTTAGAATTATAAACATACATCAATAAGGTAGAAGAATATGAGAAGAAGGATGATAGGCGGTCAAACCGTTTCAAACGGTATATATATCTTACACACCAATGGCAAGTTATATACTAGTGATAAATGGAATTATTCGTGGAGAAACGACGCCGTAGGAGTGGCTTTGATAAGCGACAACAGCAGCTTCGTTATTTCAGGTATTGAGCTTAAGAATCGAAGCTGGTCTAATACGACTGGATTGATCCAGGGAGTAACTACGATAACATCAAGTAATGAAGCCAAAAAAGATTTTAATGGATTTCAAAACACACAAAGTATCGCAGAATATACGCATGCTAGTGCCGCTTATGAATGCACTGTTACTCAATTCAAGAATGGACAAATGGGGTATTTAGCATCAGTGGGAGAATGGATGGAGATCATAAATAATTTAGATGAGATTAATAGATGCATGTCTCTTATCGATGGATTGGATATAGACGAAGGCACTGCAAGTTATTGGACTAGCACCCAATATAATTCCGAGAAAGCATGGCTAATGACTTATAACGGGAATGAGTTTTATCCAAATGACGAGAGAAAGACCGTTTCCTTCTATGCTATTAGAGTAATATCGCAATTAAGGTAATTTTATACCTAAACGATAAATAATATGAAAGTATTATCATTATTTGACGGGATATCATGTGGATATCTAGCGTTGCAAAGAGCCGGCATACCTATAGATGCTTATTACGCCTCGGAGATAGATAACACATGCATAAAAGTAAGCCAAAAACATTTTCCTAATATCATCCGGTTAGGAGATGTTAATAACTGGAGAATATGGGATATTTCTTGGAAAGACATAGATCTGGTCATGGGAGGGTTCTGTTGCCAGAGCTTCTCTAGCTCAGGTAAGGGTAAGGGGTTTATGGACGCTCGTGGGAGGCTTTTCTTTTGTTTCTCGGACATTGTAAAGCATTTAAAGAAGGAGACCAAAGGTAAGATCCTGTTCTTGGGCGAGAACGTCCGGATGCGGGACGAGCATCGCTGGGTGATTACCGAGGAGCTTGGCGTGGAGCCGGTGGAGATCGATAGCGCCTTGGTCTCGGCGCAGACCCGGCATCGCCTTTATTGGTGTAATTGGCCAGTAGAAATGCCGAAAGACAAGCATATATCATTGGATGATATTCTAGAGCATGACAAGGGTTGGAATCCGGGAGCCATAAGAGGAAGATAGATAGGGACCATTGTCGGTAGAAGGATAGGAGAGGACGGGTATCGAAAGGATTGTGACAAGGACATAAAAATAACGCAATGTCTGGAGATAAGAAAAGATAAGAATACAACTCCCATCAAGAAAAGTAATTGCCTGACAACAGTCATGAAAGATAACGTGATCTCATCACTACCTCCCGGAAGATATCCTAATGCCTTTGACATGAAAGACAAATTCAGATACCTGACCCCGGTGGAGATGTGTAGGCTACAGACATTGCCGGATGATTACCTTGACGGGATAGCCCCGAATACGGCCATGTCTTTAGCGGGTAACGGATGGACAGTGGATGTGATAGCCCATTTGCTAAGAGGCATAGAGCGTAGGTAGAATTTAAAACACGATCACAGCGATATGGTTATAAACAAAACATGGTCGATGCCGAATAAAGAGACATTCAGCATAAAACCGATAAGAGAACTTATAGATAAATATCGAGAAGAGGGGATGGTTATAGTGGATCCATTCGCCAGAAACAGCGATATAGGGACGATAACCAACGATCTTGATCCTGAGACTAAGGCTATGTATCATAAAGACGCCACGGACTTCTTGTGTCATCTTGATGATAATATAGCTGATATGGTATTATATGATCCACCATATTCCGCAAGACAGGTATCCGAATCATATAAAAAGCTTGGAGAATCTGTTAATATGCAAACAACACAATCTAGTTATTGGACTAGGCAGAAGAAGGAGATAGCTAGGATCACCAAGAAAGGCGGGGTGGTCATTACCTGCGCGTGGAACTCCGGCGGTATAGGGGCCGGGCTTGGCTTCGAGCAGCAGGAGATTCTTCTTGTGGCTCATGGGGGATGGCATAATGATACGATCGTTACGGTAGAGAGGAAGATGATGGATGGTATGCACGATAATATCCCGATATTGATGGAGATAAAGAAACTGGATGATATGTCACTGAAAAAGCAAAAATCATGAAGGAGCGGATTTTTACCACAAAAGAACAGGGGAGAGCGCTGGTCGAGGCCGGTCTCCCTATCTCTACCGCCAGTGGCTACAGATCATCAGAAATAGACAGGCTTTATGGAATAAACAAGCTTTATTCTATGGAAGATAACGCCGGTCGTGTAAGTCTTACGGAGGCCGTTACCCCAGACGTATCAAATCCTGTTTGGGATGTAGGTACGTTAATGAATTTGCTTCCATATGAGATAGAGGGTAGTACATTAGAATGTTATAAGCTAGAAGACGCATGGTCTGTAGCGTATAGAGATATAGACGAGATCCCTATATATTGGAGTAGCGAGAGACTTCTTATAGATACATTATTTTCACTGATAACAACATTATTAAAAAATGGATTATATGAGTATAAAAAACAGCAAGAATAAGGTACAAAACGGAGGATAATCCGCCTATGGAAGATGCTCCTCTTATAGGATACAGCAAAAAATATGACTGTTGGGTAGCGTTAGTATACAGAAGAGGAGACAAGTATGATTAAATAATTACAAAATCGATAGTAATCCATTGTAAAATCATAGAATTATTTGTATATTTAATATATTAAAATGAATTGATGATGAGTCTAATAAAGCGTTCATATAAATATCGTATGTATCCGAACAAAACACAAGAAGAACTTCTTGCAAAAACATTCGGATGCGTACGTGTTGTATGGAATGCTTGTGTTGACTCATTTAACTCATACGATAAAGAAACAAACCCTAATCCGAAATTCCCGACAAAGTCGGATCTTGTTATTGAAAAACCTTGGTTAAATGAAGTATCGGCAGCCACCTTGCAGCAGAAGCAACGTGATTTTATCGAGTTCTCCAGACAATACTTCAACAAGAACAGGAAAGAAAAACTCGGTAAACCGAATTACAAAAATAAACACGACAACCAGTCGTTTAGATTGCCGTTCCCGAAGTTTAAAATCACTAACAATAAGATCCGGATCGAAAAGATCGGATGGGTTAAGATTGTTATCGATCGTGGAGTTCCAGACAACGCTCGTTTTATCTCCTGTACCGTTTCAAAGAACCGTGCTGGTCAATATTTCGTATCAGTTCTTGTAGAAACAGAACAGTGTTACAAACAGAAAACTAGCAAAACAGTCGGAGTTGATTTAGGGATTAAGACATTAGCTACATTATCTGATGGGATTGCTGTTGAGAATCCCCATTTTCTTTGTGAGAACCAAGCGAAGTTAAAAAGGATGCAACGGCATTTATCAAGAAAGAAATTAGGAAGTAATCGAAGAAACAAATGCAGGCTAAAAGTATCAAGACTTCATCGTGATATAGCCAACAAGCGTTCATGGTACATGCATAATTTGACCACGATGCTGGTAAATAATTACGATGTTATCTGTATTGAGAATCTAAATGCTTCCGGTATGCTACAGAATCATAAACTTGCCGGTTCTGTATCTGATGCTTCTTTCTCGATGTTCCGTAACCAGCTTGAATACAAGTGTAGGTGGTATGGTAAAGAACTGATTGTTATAGATCGTTTTTACCCATCATCAAAAACATGTTCAAGATGTGGTTGGAAGAATAAAGATCTGAAATTATCGGATCGAACATTTGTTTGTAAAGATTGTGGCTTGGAGATCGACAGGGATCTCAACGCCGCGATTAACATACAAGCCGTAGGAGTTGATGCGGCTATACGGACGCAGAGCAGCCGGGTTGCCAGTTGTGTTGAAGCGTCTAAAATGGAGTAGAATATCTTAATTATTTCTATGATTTTCTATGAAATTTACAACTATGGAGTGCGATGTTGAATACAAGACATCCCCTCCAGATGAGTACGAATACGTATATCCGTGAGAATTAGAAGGGATATATTTATATTTAAGCATGATTAATATTATTTTAATATTATTCATGCTTTTATTTTTGTTTAAATCGTAAATTTGTATCGTTATTAAAAATAAGATTATTATGGGTGAAAACAAACAAAAAGTCAATGAGCTAACGATGAGGACGCTGGGTTCTCATTATGGCGGATATACCTATGTAAAGGTAAAAAATCGTCAAACTTATGTAACGATAGATTGGAGGTTGTTGAGAGCTATAGAAGAAGGAGAGGTGGAGATAGACAACGAGAAATACCATCTATCCGGGATAGAGTATGTAGCTAAAAGATATCAGGACATGTTTTACGCTGGTCGTGATATTTATTATTTCAAGGGCATAGGAGGGCATGGGATGACCGATCTTCTTAGAAACGCTATAGATGATTTACTAGACACCATAAGTAGTAGAGAGGCTTATCGTAGTGCAGAGCATAGAATGTACGCCCAAATGAATCAACTTACTGAAGCGGGAGCTATGATCAGCTTAGCTATTGAATTACTAACATCTAATATTCGTCATAGTTATGGAGAAATTAATTTTGAACGACATCCAAGACCTGTGGAGGTGGAGGGAGAAGATAAACATTGATGACCTCAAAGAGAATCCTATGGCTGAGGATATGCCACTCTATTTCCCATGCGCTGTTATTTGGCATGTTGATTATGGGGGGCATGACGCTGATAATTATATATGTTATGGATTTGTTTATGTAGCAGAAATATTAGGAATATAAATATTAAAAAAAACGAAATAAATAGACATGAGTAAATTACTATTTTTCGATTTAGAGACAACCGGGGTTAAGTTCTGGAGAAACGGGATACACCAAATAGGAGGGATCGTGGATATCGACGGGCAGGAGGCTGAGAGGTTCGACATCCGCCTAGCCCCGAACCCTGCCGCCACGATAGAGCAGGAGGCGCTGGACGTGGCTGGCGTTACCTTGGAGCAAGTGCAGTCGTATCAGCCTATGGAAGACGGGTACAGACAGCTCGTTAGTATATTATCCAAATATGTGGATAAGTTCGACAAGAGGGACAAAATGTATTTGGTGGGATATAACAACGCCGGGTTCGATAACCAGTTCCTACGGGCTTTATTCCAGCAATGTGGGGATAAGTATTTTGGATCATGGTTCTATCCTAACTGTATGGATGTATATGTTATGGTGACACCGTTCCTGATGGGTGTAAGAAACGATATGGAGAACTTTAAGTTGATGACCGTGGCTAAGACTATGGGTATTGAGATTGATGAGAATAAACTCCATGACGCTACTTACGATATTGAGCTGACTAGGGATATCTTCTACCGTATAATCAGTAAAATGGATGTTAAGTTATGAGAAGTATCTTAGAGGCTATGCATGATTACCCGGATGAGGCTCTTGGGCTGTTTTTCTTTCTGATAGTGATTGTCTGGTTATTGTCAGGTGTATTTGAGAAAAAAGATGAATGATAAATTCGATGAGATACTGGATCTCCTAAGATCTCAAAATGAGATGATCAAGGATATTCACGACTATGTGAAAGAAGTTACCAGCGAGAAATATATAGGGGAGTCTAGGATGACCAGCTTCTCTATTAACTTGGCCGCTGATATACTTACCGAAGCCATTAGCCCTAAGATAAAGGAGATGATGGTGGATTTATTAAGGGAACAGGGATGGAAAACTGAGTAGGATATGGGGACATATGAGAGAAAAGTAAATCAATTAAAAGATTTGATGATAAGGAAATACAAATCGGCTTACAATAAATCCAAGGAAATGGACATAGATATAAGCTCGATGACATATCTTCCGGAACCAGACGCATTTAACGTCATAAATATTGAAAAAATGCATGTTATTCTTGACAAGGTCAATAAGATCATAAATGATAACAAGGATAAGCTTAAGAATCCGACTTGCGCCACTTGTATACATCTACATGATCAGGAGTGGGCGAAAAGATATGGCAAGGTATGTTGTTCTATTTGGCAGGTGTGTGACCATTATATAAACCCTAACAGGAAACATAATAGGAAACAAACAACATACGTAAGGCGTCCAAGCAACAAAGCTTGTCCTAATTATGAGTATGGTGATGATAATTTTGAAAACAGAAGAAGATGTATAAAAGAAAAGAATACCCGATAAAGAGCTATGTGCCGATGCGCACCAACAAGGATAGGACGTGTATCTGCTGTGGCGATACGATCCCGGCCGGCAGCAGCAGGATGATACCTAGACACGCCAAGGCAAATCACGGTCTATGTTTCCCGTGCTTCAGGAAATGGAGAGATACCGGAGGAGATCTTAAGCTTATGGACAACACCGGAGATGCGAAGAAAGAATATGTCATACATATGTCTAATATCCTGAAAGGGAATTGTGATATAATAAAAGGTCGAAAGCTTTACGTGGCTTTTAAAAAGGCGATAAACGGAGGAAAGAAGATCGTTATCAAATTTGACACTGATCAACCGATATCTATGTCAACAAGAGTCATAAATCCTTCATTCGGGGAGATCATGGACGAGTACGGCAAGGACATATTCCAAGGCAATCTCAAACTGGTAGATGTCCCAAAAGGAGTTAAAGATTTGATAGTTAACTATATAGAAAAATATCGTAAATCATGAGTATAAAGACATTTATATACATGATCTTAACATTCAGGAGAATAGATCCTATACCTAAGAATATAGGTCTTATGTTAAGTACAACGTTCTGGATATCTATAGTATGGATAATATCCAACTTTACCATATTGATAATGAAATTAATAAAATAGATGAAATGAAAGAAGGTGACGTGATATACAAGAATGGCATGGAGCTGCTTGTAGTATTAAGCTACGATCATAATGAACCATGTAGGGGCTGCTTCTTCTACAAGAATAAGGCGTGCGGATCAGAAGAACTGATAAAATGCTGGGATTGTAAAAAGGAATATATATTCACGGCTATACGTAAATATAATACGACTGAACTGTGCGGAATAGTAAAAAGATATGAGGAGACGTGATATACAAGAATGGTATGGAACTGCTATGACAAAAATTAAAGCAAGTATTATTATCCTATCTCTTATCATGATAGGATGTAAAGATAAAAAAGAAGAAGATGTTGATTATTATCCTAAAACTGTTTATGTAGATGATAGGGGTAATAAGGCAACCATGTTGAATGATTCTATTTTAGTAGTATGCACATGCCTAGAGTACCCAGAGAAGTATAAAATGGAGGTAATTAATATAAAGAACAAATAGATGGTTATAAACGACAAGCAACTTTACAAAATAACCCTAACAAGGGAGCAACTGATGTTGATCTCACAATGCGTGGAAGACATCAGTAGATTTGCGGCGGGTGACATGGATCTACAGCATACAACAGATACGTTGATAGATGATATGGATAGGACGGAATCGCTGGGGATAAGAAGCTTTATAGTCAATAACTCACGAGCGATAAGAAGAAGGTTGTTCCCATATCTTGAGGATTTTGAGCATATAGGGTATGATGGAGGCAGTAAGGATAAGATAAACAGGAAGAAACTTATCGGCAACACCTACCAGATATATAGGTCAATATTACATCAGTTGGCCATTGACGAGGACTGGAATAATGTGTATAGTGATATCACGTTACCTTCAGGTGATATGGGGACGATTAAGGTGGAGAGGGTTGACGATGATAAGAAGGATAATGATATTAAATAATTTACTATGAGCTTATTTTTATGCGCTAAATGCGGTTGCGTTGATAATACCGCTACGTCTAGTTACTGGATGTTGACAAACGAGTATATGGTGGACAAATTCGAGTATGCCAAGGAGCTACAGCCGTACAAGGGGATGGGGCTGTGCAGTGAATGCGGGAGGCTGGCTACTAGCCCTGACGGCCGTGATGTCGTGGTGTCCGGAAAATGGCACGGGAAGTTCCCGAAGAAGAAAGCTACCGAAGAGCAGATGAAGAAAGTGGGATACAAAAATTTAATAAGATAAATAAAGAGAATATGGCAATAATAGGAATAGATTTCGATGGGACATGCGTAGTAGACTCATTCCCTTATGTAGGAGACAATATCGGAGCCGCTAGCGTATTGAGAAAATTGGCTGATAAGAATCTTCTGATATTATATACGGTAAGAGATGGTAAATATCTACAGGATGCCGTAGACTGGTTTAGATACAATCATATCAATCTGTATTCGGTAAACTACAATCCTGAGCCAGTATCATCATCACCAAAAGTGTATTGTGATTATTATATAGATGATAGGAATATCGGCACTCCACTTACGGATAAAGGATATGTGGATTGGGATAAGATGCTGGTGCTATTAAGACAAAAGAACTTATTATGAAGACAATAAAAATGAATATCAAAAGATATAAGGAGATTATAAGGAAAAAGGATATACTAACACGAGCCTTATCAGAGGCTCGTAAATTAAACAAATCAATAATATGGGGATGAAATATCATTAGGCAGAATACCTCATCGTCTAAGAACCGTAAAATAAAAAATGATGTTATTATGGCTACTAAGAAACAGATATTAGAATCAAATGAATTACTTCAACAAAAAAGAAAGGCTTATCATCTTTCAGATGAAGGATTCGAGGAATATAAAAAGTTCTTATCAGATCCCGATCAAAAGAAGTTTTGTTTCAAGGGATATTATTATGTAGAGGTAAAGGAGCAGGATGATAAAGAGCTATCAGGATTAATGGGACGAGTAGTATACGAATAAGGTAAGGTAATGTATAAGGGCTGATAACAAAAGAAGGATAGGGTGATAATCTCCTATCCTTCTATTATTTTAACCAAACATCTTGCCTCCGAACCAACAAAGTTTTTTGCCATTTTGGGTAAAAACCTTATAATCAATATATTTAATAAAGCCATTATCACCAATAAGTGCCCTGACAACCCTATCTTTATCAGAGTATGTTAAAAACCAAACCTCATCTAGATTAACAGGGAAATCCTATCCAGATTTAACTAACTAAAGAACCTTCTCAAAATACAATTTGATAATTTAAAAGCTATATAATTGATGTACTACATGTTATGTAAATCCATTTTTGGTTTTACATTAAGCATCAATGATATAACTATATCTTTTTATCTTTAACACCATTCCCTACCCGAATAAAACCATACTCGTTGATTATATTGTCTATATCATTATCAGATAAATGGAACCATTCTCTTTCCATCCTTTTCATCTCAAATTTGCTATGCAATTCATTTTCTATATCTCTGCCAACGAAGGCTATTATCTTAAAATCTATATTTCCGGTTCTTATCGTATTTTCCCTTTTGTCAATATTATTGGTTTTACCTATCTTAATATAACCATCAATATTACCTGACCCTAAATATGTATATACTACCTTGTTATATGATATATCAAATGACATATCATATAAATAGACAAAATCTTTATATATCTTAGTTATCACATGTCCTATACTCAAATTATTAATATTATTAAAATATTCAAAAACAGATATTAAATTAAAAAATTCAATTCTTTTAGCATTTAGAAATTTTCTAAACATATTTGATACACTATTTGATATATCCATATTTGACTTGACTGGGACAAACACCTCAATATTGTCTACTATACAATTATCATATCCAGTCACCACTCTTATAGAAAATCTATATCCAAAAATGTCATCAATAATAGTTTTGTAAAGAGCGTTTAAATCATCGATAAATTCACGAGGGATATCACGTCTAACATCAATATTATCAACTTTATAGATACATATATTATCATATGTTATAAAAATACTATTTATATAGTCTATAACAATATCCCTTTCTGATATATTTTTCAATCTTATGCTATATCTGTATCCACCAAGAATCCTAAGGTCATTTAAATTAGCTATCTGACATAACATAAAACCTAATACAGGGAAATTATTAAATATTGATATATATTCATGTTTACCAGTATTGTTATTGATATGTTTTATTTTGTTTATGATTAATTCATAATCATATTCCATTTCGCTATCAGATTGTATATCAAATCCATAATAATCTTTATTCCCTTTAACGAAATCGTCTATATGGCATATGTAGGACGATCGAACTGTTAACTGATTCAATTTATCAGGCATGATAATTTTCAAAGACCCTATTTCGTTGGATTCGGACGTCAAAATTCCGCTACTATCCTTTACGGAATCTTGATAAATGCTTACATTTGCATTCATAGTTGATAATTATTTATTCCCATCCGTCCGGGATGGATAGATGGGAATGCAAAAATAGCCAATCTGATTGTTTTAAGCAATCGACTGGCTATTTTTTTTGTCATACTATATCAGTTATCTTCCCCTGTCAAAGTACCAATTAGCGTCCTCACCGGACTCGTCCTTATTCCTACCACCTAGGAAGAATCCCATCGTCATGCCGTTGGTCATCAACCAGTAATCGAATATCTGTTTAATATCCCTAGCCGTCTTGATATTATACCATTGCTTACCAAACGAGAACTTCATGAGCTGTCTCCACAACTTACTCTCGCCCTTATACACGCCGGTCTGGACGGTAGCGAACGGATCCCAGTTCCGAGGATCGGTGAGATCGCCTAACTTCCGGGCCGTAACCAGCGGATCTTGCAGCATATCTATGGCGTTAAGCTCCATGAACGGGGATATCTGGGAAGCGATCTCATTGATCGTCCTGAACCCGATATAGGTAATGAACTGCCCGAACCAGCTATCCTCATTATCCTCCCTATATCCCATCAAAGCCCTTCCTATAGCCATCATCGTGGCGAATACCGCCATATTGATAATAGATCTCTTGATATTAACCTGCTCATAAGGTGTAAGCTTATCATATTCCTCTTTAAGCACGTCATACGCCTCCCCCATACGACCCTCGGACATCGTATTATAGACATTCCCCGCCAATCGCCATAATGTCCTCATATATCCTTCCTCGAACTGGTTGGTCTGGAAATTGAAACCGGCTTTCTTATATGCCCGCTGCACGGCCAATATAAACCATCCACGATGAGGGAGCACCATGTTAAGGATCGCGTTCCGGCTAGCCCCCACCCGGTTCTGTTCGTTAAGGGCGCCGTCGCAGATCTGCACCATACTCCTTACCCTACTGGACAAGGTTGGTATATATCGGTCTATAATATCCTTGTTAGCCTCGTTCTTAGCCACGATCTTCCCGCCCTTGACATCTACCATATTCCACATAGAATAATCCCTTAAACGATCCCAATCACGTTTAGCTTCGTTAGCGGACATATTTCTGTCTTTCATCATCATCTCCTTGAAATTGGAGTATGACCAGAACTGGCCCTCATATAGGCGGGTATCGTCCATGACTGAGATAATGACCTGCGGATCCAACGGGAAGTTAAGAACCTCCATCATCTTGAACGGCAGGTCCCGGAATAAGGTTCTCCAGATCTTGTTATACGCCGCCGATCGTACACGGTTGCGGACATTAAACACGCCTAGAGCCTCTCCAACGACATATAATTTGTTGGTACGGTTTATATCCCCGATCTCCGACACGTACGTACTTAACTGCTTCTGGGCTTCCCCATAGGCGTATCTCATGGAGTCCTTGCTTATATACTGCCCTACCATACCTTCCAAAAGGAAGTTGGCCTGTCCGGTAAGGGCGCCGGTAGCCGCCACGAACGGGGAGAAGCCTAGGTTGGATTTGGATACGAACTTGGTAAACATAAGAGCCAGCTTATTAAGATCGACCTTATAATTACCTATATTCCATTCCGCCCGCTTATTGTTTATCCTGACGTCGTAGATGCTGGCGTTAACCCAGTCCTGAAACATCCTATAGGCGTGAGTAGCCTCCGGGTTCTTGCCTCCGTCGTATTGTGTCTCAAGCATCATGTTCCTGTATCCCATGACATCATCCAATGCCGCTCTCTTATACTTGTAAGCGGTAGCCTGTAAGGATAACATGGAATAGGAGTAGGCGAAGTCATGGGACACGTCATCGGCGTTCTCCAGCTTACTAAGATAGTATTTGGGGATCATACGATATTTGTTATCGTTCTCATCAATCCCTCCTAGGTCTTGCCCCTGACCATGTATAGGGTCATCCACCCTCTCGCCAACGATATCACGTACGGCGTTGCCGATGGCCGCCTTCGGGTCAACCCCGGCCTGCACCATCCTCTCCACGCCGCCCTTGGATATCTGTGGTATTTGGTAGATGTTCCGGAATCGCTCATCATAATCCTCCATAGCCTTACGGCTTATGTTAAGCAGCTCCTTCCTCATCTCCCACTTATCCTTATTGATCGTAGCTTCCTCCCCTTCGTTGGTAATACCGTATTTCTTGAAAAAAGCCTCGTTCTTGTACTTATCGAACCTAGGCGTATGATATCCATAACCCAGATCGGGATTATAATTAGGATTACGGAAAGAACTCTCGACGTCGGCCTCATCAAGCCACTGGTTGTTGATCGTCAGGTCGATCATATTAATATCGAACCCGAAACGGGATACGCTCTCTTCCTTAGATATACCATTTTCTATGGCATCAAAGAACTCGGATACCTTATACGTACCGTTATTTATCTTCCTAACGAAATCAGAATATCCCTTGGGAGAGTATTTCCTCATATAAGGATACAACCGGGTTCTGGCGTACTCGACAAGGATCTCATCAGTCTTACCCATCGCTATGTCGTTAGCTAGCTTATTATTGAAGTCAGGACCGTATTTCCTTCTCAAAAACGATACCTCCACGGTCGTCCATGACGGGTTCTTCCTAGATAGCTTAGCGGCCATCCTATCCACCTGACTCCGGGAGCGGGCAGACATATGTTCCTTGGCGAATTTAATCTCATCCATACCCTTGTCGTATGCCATGGCATCCCTTAAAGCGTTACGGTAAGAATCCGTGACTCCACTCTCCACCGTATCAGGCATATCCATCTCAATAGTCTCAGCGGAAGCGGCGGCGTTAATAACGCTCTTAGCCTCAGCCAGACGATCATATAACTCGTTTATCTTTCTTAATGAGGCGGATCCACGTAACCTATCGAAATCATATTCCCCGTATCTCGTGCTATCCCGGTACTGGATAAGCAAGGGCCTTAGCTGGTCATTGATCTCGTTTATTGTCGCCATCGCCTCCTCTACCTTCTCTATCCTTGATGATGATACAGATTGCTCCGTGATCTTATCAACCAGATTCTCGTAATAATCACCCTCCTCGGATCCCCACATATCCTTGGAGAAGCCAAGATGACCGCCAGCTAGCAGGAACTCAAACGCCGCCTTGCCGCCCTCGGACCGCTCTATCCCACGAAGTATCTCCTTGAACTCGGCGGAAGCCTTACGACCCTCGTTGGTATTCCCGAACTCCTCGGCCCATGCCTCGTCCCAGGCCTTGATCTCCTCGGACATCATCAGAGCCTCTGATCCCTCTTCCTTTGGTGTCCCATCGGAATACCACTCGCTCTTAGCTATAGCCCTGTCACGTAAAATATCCAGATAAGATCTCCAAGCTATAGGATCGGATTGAAACGCCTTCCAATCGACCTTCCCGTTCCTCACGAACTTATCCATAGCCACATACCTGCTCCTGCGGATACGGGTCATGAAATCGGACGTGGCTTGCGATACCCTACGACCCAGTCTTTCCTCGACCTTCTTATTAACTTTCTCGATCTTATCGTAATAAGCCTGCACCATAGGTTTCTCACGATTCTCATCCAACCACCTATTTATCGCATCGAGATATCGTTGCTGATCCTCGAACGTCATGTCCGAGATATCGAAATTCTGGATGGTAGGCTTGAATATATGATATACCTCCTTAGTGATAGGCTTATCCCCGTCATATCCTACTATGTCGTCACGGGTCTTCACCTTAAGGCCTCTATCGGATAGAAGAAGGTCGATAAGTTGTTTCTCGGTCTTACCCGTAACATTCTTAAGATCATATATATCGATAATAGCCTTAGCCTGCTCGGTCCTGAGCAGTAAATCGTATTTAGCGAAATCACGGGACGAATCAAGGTAATCAGAGTTCTTACCGTTTATCTTCTGTATAAGATCCTCATTATCCTTTATCCCCCATCCACGCTCTTTCATCATCTTCGTCATCTTATTGATATTAGCCACGCCCTCAACATGAGCGTCGTTATAAGCCTTGGCAAGACGTTGCCCTAACATGCCTAAGATAGCGTTCCCGCTATGTTCTAACGTCCCGAAAAACCGGGACATGACATTGATATCCTTATGGATGTTATTTATCAACTTCTTTATCCCATTCCAATATCTTTCCGGGATATTAAACATCCGGAGCTGTCCATCCAGCCAATCCTCGTTACGATCGCTACGAAGGGCGTTTATATCAGACATAGATGTCTCAGCCATCCGCAATATATCATCCATATCCTCTACCATGCCAACCTTGTTGTTGCCATAATAATCCGCCGCCTGATTATTGACGAATCCACGAAGATTCCTGATTAACGGTACTATCTCCCCATATACGTTATCGATAACCTGTATCGTCTCATAATCCAATCCCTTGTCGCTCTTACGCAAGCTACTGGCAACCGTAACCAAATACTCCACCTCAGCCTTGGCGGTCGCTATGACACTCTTGGTGGATAACAGGTTGTTGTTTTTATTAAGCTCACCCCCGACTTGTCTCACCTTCTCTCCTATATCACGAAGAAGGGAGATACTCTCACCGATCCTCTGGCTTTGGCTTGATCTCATCCTCTGCAATCTGGTGTATAGCCTTTCCAATGACCTACCGTTCTTGATCAACTTATTAGCCACGTCAACGTCCGATAACGAGTACATGAGATGATCGCTATCCTTTAGCAGAAGCACGTCAAAGGCGCTTGGATCATCAGCTAACGCCGACTCCTTTATCCTGTCAAGTACCTTATTTAAATCCGATCTTTGGCTGGAGAAGAAATTACGTATAGCTCGCACCATCCTGCCAAACAAGGAGAGCTGGACGTCCTCAGACGAGGCCAGATCCTCCACCGCCTGTTCCATACCCGGGACGAACCGCTGGGCCAACGTCTTGCCTAGGATTTCCCGCTTCACCATCCGATCCAGTTCCTCCCCTTGGTATTCCTTCCCATACACCTCATAGTAACGACCGGCGAATTGATTCCATAATGGCGTGCCGACAACAGAATCCAGAACCTCGTCAATCTCCTGTTGGTTACGGTAAGTATCGATCAAGAAATGAGCTACCTCCTCATTAAGATCCTCTACCGTGGCTCCCTCAGCCAAGGCGATAACACCATTAGCCATGTCAGATAAGGCCCTAGCCGAAGGATCCACGCCATTACGCATCTTATACTTATCCATATACTCAGACATACCCATCACACGGATACCTAACGTGGATAAGATGTTGGTGATATCAGTCCTGTTCTGAAGATCCTCCGCCTTCTCATTCTCAATAACCCCACGGACATTACTTCCGTACAAGGCGTTATCCTCCATCATCAACGACAAGGCTAGCTCCATGAATCCATCATACTTGTTATTAAGCTCCTCAAACTTACCTTGCCTTAACATGCCCTTGATCTCCGATCTGCTTACCGTAACCTTCTCCCCCGATGTCGTGATAAGATCAAGATCATTACTTACCTCCGTATCAAAACCTATAGAACCCAATACGTTCATTTCGGAGGACTGACTTCCAAACCTATTCCTTAGCCTAGACAAGGCATCCATAGCGTTATAGATCTTAAGACCATCGGAGTTGCCGGCACCGGTAAGATAATACCTATCCCCTAACCTTATACGCTCCCCGCTCAACAGACCTTTCTTGATAAGGTAATTGACAAACCCTCCACGGGTACTTATATTAGAATCTGAGCTGATGCCAAGGACCGGGATGAACGAATCACTGTTGTTAAGGGTTATGGAGGACGAGCCAAAGGAGATGTCAGCCGTACCGGACGGGACGGCGCTCTCCTCGACACTGCCGGCCAAGAACCCGGCCTCGATCCGCCCGCCGGACGAGCCTTTTATGGCGTTGGCGTAAGAGTCATACACCTTACCGTCATCCGATCTAAAGAACAGGCGAGGCTCACCGGAATCATATACCAATCTTGAAGATGGGGGCGTATAATCTTCAATATCATTTAACGGCAAGACATTACCAGAAAATATGATCTCCCCGTCTATATTTCCGCCCTTCACCCTGATATTAGGTCGTTGACCGGTAAAAGCGCTTTCCACGGCCTTCCATAGCATACGGGCTGTTTCTTTAATATCTATATTCTCCCTGATAGCCCTTATATCATCCCATGACGCCTCTTTCAGTATCGTATCGCCAATATTATCCTCGTTTATGGAATCCAGATCCACCTCCTGTACCGTAGATGTATCTACCACAGCCATATCATTGACATCACCTACCTCTCCGGAGGTAAGATAAGCCACGACATTGTCGCTATTCCCGAGACTTCTGGCCAACGCCGGGGCATCCATATCGCTTATGGCGGGCAGGACCTTGGCTGACATAAGTTGCCCCCACTCGCTGGCGCTAAGTCTGGCACTTATAGATCTGGCCGCCTCCTTATTCCTTGGCACGGATCTAGCCCAGTCACCGAACTTAGACCTGAACTTATCGTTATAAATAGTCATATAAGCTTCAGCGGCCTTATTAAGGTCACTTACGGCGGCTATACCCGCTATCTTATCGAACAAGGTGGATACCTCGCCGGAAGGGGTCAAGACACGGGTTATCTTACCCTCCTTATTCCTTTTAATTACGCAACTCGACATAACTTCATGTTTTTGACAAAGATAAACAAAAAGCCCCCACAAATAAGCGGAGGCTGATATTCTTGTGTTCCTTATATAATTTATGGCTTAATCCGTATTCTTACTATTGATGAACTCGCTAACACAATCACCAGCGAAGCCAGCTATATACGCTGCGTGTTCATCCTCTCCAACCTTAAAACCAAGAGACATATTGCAAAACTGACATACGCTCATTGCTATATGGAATGATTCGTGACATATATTTCTCATTAGGTGATTATATACCACTTTACACTAAAAGCGTAAAATAGTACACATTTATACGGAAATCCGTATCGGGTTCCACCAAAACCCTCTACCTTCTGGTAACATCGTTACATCAAAGGATTCTTTTTCTGATTTTCTAATGATGTTAAAAGCACCATTGATATCAGCATTAATGATCTTACCAAACGAAGTTTTAAACAATCCTCGTTTGGCCCTTCTTCCTTTGTAAGATTCATGTTTGCAAATCCGTTCATTATCCAAAAAGCTACATTTTGAAGTATAAGATTCTTCAACAATCTTAACATTAATACCTTCTAATGTTGCTTTATAAGATATCATTGAAATAAACATATTAAAAGGAATAGATACAAAGTTCTGATTATTACGCTTTCCGATATTGATCTCTTGTTTCCAGCATCTGTTATGACCGATTATGATCGTATTAATACCATTGGAAACTACGTGATTAATCAATATCCTACTTGCCTTATGAAGATAATCCTTGATCTTGTTATTCCTTTTGTTAGTTAATAACCTGATTCGTTTTGAAATCTGTTTATTGTCTTTTAACTTAGATTTTAAGAATGCTAATCTTTTGTTATAATACTGGTTGATAGACTTCAGTGGTCTACCATTGATAATAAAACAAGAACCATTATTTGAAACACAAGATGCTAAATTATCTAATCCTATGTCGATGCCAAGATAGTTCCCATTATCTGACATAAGATTCTTTTCCTTCTTGTTGTAAACAATTTCAAGAACAATATACCCATTCTTAGGAACGAATCTAAGTTGTTGAATATTTTGTTTATTGGTTCTTGTTGTAAAGGAAAACTGTTTTGGTAACTTAACAATACCTTGTTTTATCCATTTTTGAGAAAAAGCGATTGTTGTAAAAACAGCAGGAAACAAACCATCTTTGTTAAGATACTTAGGTATTCTAACAAATTCGGAATACTCACCTCTATTCTTTTTATTTAGAAGATTTAAGAACGATTTAAAGTTCCTATCAACCATCATCAACACTTGTTGAGCAATTGGTGTAGGTAAAGCACGATAGTCAGCATCATCTTCTGTTCTTAACTTCTTTTCAAGAGAATAGTAGTTTGGGTATTTGTATTTTACAGTATTATCATCCTTGTATTGGAAATAGTGTTGTCTAACAACATACAATCCTTTGTTGTATAAGTTTTTACACTTATGCAATAGGTCATAAAGTTCATTATAATAAACAGAACTATGTTTGATTGTATGTTGTTCGACTAATCTCATGACACAAATGTATGAATTATTATTTATATATAAAAACAATTTGATATATTTGTGGTGTAAAGTAGTATATAATCACCTCTCATTATTAAATCATCGTCGCTCGAAAAATTCCAAAGTATGGCGAATTTATCGTCATCATCCCTATCCCTTACCAAATTTGCGAAAGACGCCTCCTTATCCATATCATCTTCATCTCCCCATTTCCCCTCGTGTTCAGGTTCCATATTCTCGAAACGATCACACAACGTCTTATAATCTAATCCAACCGTGATAATCAAATCCAACGGATATATCACGAAATCAAATTTCTTTTCTCTCACGTTACTAAAATTATTAATTTTATTTATCAAATTCACATTCGTATCACAAAATGTTTACTCTAACCGGGTTAAACGCCAACCCGCTACCGATTATCCTACTTACGTAAGAATCACCGAATACTTTTCTTCCGATTCCAATAGTTCCGTTAATATCAGCGTTAATCAATTTCCCGATAGAACTTTGGAACAATCCGCGTTTCTTTCTTTTGCCTAAGTAAACATCATGCTTTCCCAATTTTTCAAAAGCCAGATGATCCACTTTGGAGGTATAGGATTCCTCGTGGACTTGAAAGTCTATTCCAACCAACTTACACTTATAGGATATCTTTTCAACAAGTTTTGAGAATGGAATCTCAACGAACTTCTGGTTTATCCTCTTCCCTAGATTTACTCCATTCTTCCATCCTTTATTCAAACCCACAACAAGACTTCCGATATTGTTATCGATACAATGGTTAACAATATATCTACTGACCTTGTGGATATGATCTTCAATCCAAAAATTCCTATGATTGTTTAACTGTCTTAATCTCCTTGAAGTTCCCTTATCGCCAATATATGACATCAATCTAGCTCTCTTCTTATTATACCACTGATTGAAGGATTTTATAATCTTGCCGTTTACAATGAAAGGCTTGATACCTACATCGCTTATACATGAACATAAATTATTCAATCCCAAATCAATCGAAAGAACATTATCCTTATTCAGGTTTAGATCCTGCTCCTTCTTCTCATAAATCACCTCGACCACATAGCATGTGGCTTGAGGGATTATCCTAACCTGACATAATTTGTTATCTCCTATATTTGTTTTGATTGGTGAAATTATATTTTTGACAAAATGGATGTAACCATCACTCTTAAGCCTGCAAGCAGAAGTCGTAAAGACTACCACATTCTGCTTCTTGCCTCGTTTGTACTTCGGCAATCTTGGTTTAGATTTAAACTTTGAAGGATTCTTTTCATATTCCTTCTTTGATCTGATCCAAGACTTTGTTACCGAAAACACTTGAGCTACGACTTGTTGGGACACTACTGATGGTAGATTCCTAAAATCAACCTGATTCTCCTTACATAATTTAGTAGAAAACTCATATTCATTTATGTAATCTCCGGAAAATATACCTTGTCTGACGTTGAAAAGAACATAATTATACAACAACCCGGATTTGAGGCATACATCCTCAAATCGGTTGTCTTTTATGATATGTCTTTCAACTAATCTCATTTTTAATATCTTATGCCATAAACATAAACATTATTTATGAAATAAATAATTCATTCAACTATAATCCCCTTAATTTTTCTATAACCTCAAAACACATCTTACACTCAATCCTACGATACAACTGCCTTACGCCATCTATCGTAGTCCAATAACGACCACCCTCTCGGTGCAGGAACTCACTCATTACCTTAGTGTCAGCCACATCATGTAGGTCATATGAGTCAAAACATAACTTACATATATCGTCAAGATCAAAATAAGTAACCTTATTATACGATATACAACTGATTTGTCTCCCATCAGGAATCTGAACATCGAAAACATCTATCTTATCCATATTAAAAAATAGAGGGATGCCGATCCCATCACAGACCGGTATCCCTTATAATAAATTAGCGACGAAAAGCATGGTGATGGACATGCGCCACAAATGTAATTACAAATTTTGTAAAAACAAAACCATGAATCAAAAACCTATCGGCATTGTTATGAAATCAGCTGGATCATCTATAACTTGCATAGTTCCTCTGTACTGGATACGAGTCCCTTTGTATGCCCAAGATCCTCCATCTGAGAAAAAAGCGACTCCGTTGTAAAGGCTCGCTCCATAACCAGACAGAGTAACTCCCTGCCAGCGTCCATTTGAACCGTCAATATATCCAAAGTCACAATAATGAAAGTTACTAGAAAATATATCAATGACTTTAGGAATCATATCGCCATGCTCCCCCCATACTACTTTATATATACCTCCACTTTCTTTATACATTCCTGAATACACTACACGATAATCAACAGTAGGAGGTTTATATGGGTTAAACCCATCATATATATATACATCATCACCATAAAATCCTATTCCTCCCATAAACTCACTCTTCCCTCCATAAAAATCTTCTATGCCCAAGAAACTGATTTGGGTGGAAGTTTTTCCGTCATTATTCCCTAGCGAGGATGTGGTACCAATAATTCTATCAAACGAGTCTTCTCCAGTCCCAAAACGATCCATCCCTTGAGGGTTTCTATCAGCGTATTTTGCGTAGAATAAATGAGCTATCTTGCAATGTGTCTCATAATCAATAATATCAAATCCTGCACCTAACGCCGTAGCGTAATCATGAAATAAACGTGATTCTAAATTTCCCGTAGAATATTCATCTCCTGTTTTGCGACTCCACAATTTACTATTGACAACAACCGCCTCTGTTACGCCTACCAAACATCTCCTGAATAGCCCCTTATTTCCCCATTTGGTGATATTGTCATCGACATCGTTATGGGTTAATGTAATATAATTGATAATATCATAATTATTATCATGTTTGAATCCAGTATAGCTATACCTATAACTAGGTATATCTGTCATCCACTGACCCATGGTACCGTCAAGCTTGGCTTGGGTCTTACCGTCATGGAACAATTCCGAATTATTTTCATCCAGATAGCATATGGCGACCCCAGCGTCCGTTTTCTTAACCAGGCACCTTCGTCCCTTAATCCATGAGCTATCGCCACAAGAATCTATAACAGAAATCTGTTTTTTGTCATCTATCCTAAATCTAGCCACTCCACGCATACCGGTATCAAAGCATTGGCACGGCGCATCACCTTTCAACACCCCATACACCCGATTGTCGCTAGTCAACCATCGTTTGCCATCGCTTGTCACATAGGCTTGCCTGCATCCCTCCTGATTCACTGTAAGTATCTTCTTAGTACCTTTTGGAGCTGTTATCTCCAGCTCAAGAGTCCGATCAAGACCGTTGTTCATCACCGAGCCAAAGGAAACGGAGGCGTTTCCGGCCCCGGACCCCGGACTGACGGTCAGAGGCTGGTCCGTTACCTCGCCTACCCCGTCCTTCCAATTAACATTCAAATCACTCATAATTATATCCTTTAGTTATCTTCTACTCACAAAGATAATAAAACAAGAGAACCCCAACCGGCTTAAGTCGATCGGGGTCTGAGTAAGCGAAAAGAAACTGATTATCGTCCCATCATTCTCAATACGGTTCTAGCCGCAGCTTGCGCCCATGTCCAGCTGTCATTAGATGTTACGTTAACCGTCTGTTGAGTACCATTTACATCCAAGTTAATAGTCTCCTTGTCAAGCTCGATAGTAGAGTCTCCAGCGGCTTGCGTTACCGTCACGTTGGCTATCTGGCCACCAGCGGCAGTTACCTTCAATGTAGCTGTCAGTTCCTCGATCGTGACGTTGGCCGGTACGCCCGAGATCGTGATGCTCCAAACGAACTCGCCAGCGGCTCCGGGATCGTCGGCGATAACCGCTCCGTTAGCCGTAGTCTTTCCAGCCGCCGTGTAGTTAGCCGGGAGCTGTAACGTAAGCCCGTTCTCCTCAGCCGGCGTGACCGCGAACGTAAGCTTAGTACTGTTAGACTTACCGGTGATGGTAACATTACCGCCTGTCTTTTGTACGGAAGCGTTAGGGCTGTCTGATCTTACCACCTCAGCAGCCGCTGCCTGATTAACTACCAACGCCTTCTTAGCCCCGCCGTTCGTGGTGACCGTAAGGTTGATAGTGCGTTGAAGACGACCGGTGTGTTTCTCACCGGAGAAATTAACCGCCTGATCTCCTGATCCTGATACCGGGTCGACGGTTACGAAACCGAATTTTTGTGATGCCATACTTAAATATATTTACAAATGTCATTTTATTATGCCAAAAATAACTTGTATCATATCACAAGCCAAATATAGGGGGGGGGGTAGATACGACTAGCCCTGTACAACCTCAACATACAACCCTACTAAGTCCTTTAGATTATGACTAAGAGGAGTTCCGCTATCCCTAGTACACTTATATACATCAGCGTTCTGGATGTAATATTTATCCTTGAATATCTCCATTGGAGGGAAATACGGGATAGGATCCCCTATGGTCCCGGCATGCTCCTTATCAATGACCTTGTATAAGGAAGCCGTATTTAATCCGGGTTCCCATTCCTTTGATAATGTATGTTGTTGAATAACCTCATAAAGGATATCCGTATCGTCCTTCACCACCCTGAGACAGAATCCGGCATCCACCGACAACCCGAACTCCGCCCCTTCTTGTCCCCATATAGGGAATAGAACCTTAACATCCAGTTTCTCATTAGGGGATAAAGATATAGTCTTGTTATTAACCACCATTCTGGAGAATCTGACAGCCACTTTCTGAGGATCGGAGACATCTTTCTCCTTTGCCTGTTGCCGGACATAAGTCATGGTGATATTTACCTTGTCTGGATAGCCGGACTGAGCGTCAATAGCCCTCACCTGCTCTACGGTAGTGGCTAAGCTTACTTCCCTCTGTTTGGCTCCTAACGCCGACATCAGATCATTATCATACTTATCCATCATCCCGATCAAGATCTTGCCTTCCGTCATATCAAACTTCAGACCCATGATCGTTATCTTACCAGCTATAGCCCCATCAGCCAAAGCGTTACGCCTATCATATTCAGGGATATAGATATTTTGGTCATCCAAGAAAAACTCATGAAGATTATTATTCTCATAAGTCCTGATCTCCTCATACTTAGCCGATTTCTCCTCATTAAGAAGCCTTGAGTCATCCAATTTAGCCTCGATAATCTCCTTAACCGTAGCTTTAGGATTAGCCTCCTTGAACGCCAATTGATCCTCCCCAAGCTCTATCCATGGGGCGGGATTCCCGTTAATGTAATCATCATAACTATAGCCCTTGGCGTAATTATCATCAAGCGGATCGCCCTGAACTAATTGATTGGGATATATTTCCCTGTTTATATATACGTAGCTCATATCTTATATCATTAATCTTGTTCTTTAACGGCGATACTATACTTACCTGAAGCGTAACACCAGATATTTATCTCGAAAGGCTTGTTAGCCGTAGTGGTTATAGAAGTACCACTCATGCTTACATAAGCCCCGGAGTTGGGTATAGCCTGCGTGAAGGCCGCCGACGGGACGCACCTGATCATCAGCTCCTCCCCTATCTGCATCCCTGACTGCACGGATAGGGTGGTAGCGGCTGATAACGTAGCCGTGATACTTCTCTTGCTAATAGGCAGGTTAGCTAATGTCGTGACCGTATTAACCCCTATAAGCCTGTTCATGGTCTTCTTATCGGCGGCCGCCATCAAACCGTTAGTAGACTCATTGGCCACGGCGTATGTCGTGTTAGGAGGTGTAGCCCAAGTGCCATCTCCACGCATGAAACTGGATGTACTGCCATTAAGCTGTCTCAACAAGCCGTTAGCTGTAGTAGAGGCCAATCCGTATGTGGTATTGGTAGGTACGACCCACGTTCCATCGCCACGAAGAAAAGATGCCTGCTTGCCAGCGTCTGGAGCCGGTACCAATCCCGCAGCACCAGCCGCCGAGGCCGTAGCCGCCTTCATATTGGCGTAGGTAGTATTCGTATCCTTATAATAGGGGATACCACCGACAATAGGACAGGCGGTATAGCCGGAAGCGCTTGTCACGGTACTGCCGTTCTTGACCAACCCCGTGGACCCGTTAGCTCCTACAACACCATACGTTGTATTAGTATCCGTCCAAGGCACGTTGACATACATCTTACCACTACTATCCAGCTCTACCGGATAATTCTTACCATTCTCGGCATATCCGATCATCACCAATCCTAAGGTTGTGGTATTGGCCTTGGCGTATGTGGTATTTGTCGGAATCACCCACGTACCATCGCCACGAAGGAAGGAGGCTTGCTTGCCGGCGGCCGGAGCGGGTACCAATCCCGCCGATCCTGCGGCTGAGGACGTTGCTCCTCCCATGTTACTATATGTGGTGTTAGGAGGAGTTTGCCATGTCCCATCACCACGAAGATACTTGGCTTGCGCTCCGGCGGCAGGTGCGGGGACCAAACCTGCCTTTCCCGCCGCTGAGGCAGAAGCGGCTCCCATATTGGTGTATGTCGTGTTGGTATCCGTCCACGGAACATTCACATACATCTTACCATTTCCGTCAAGAGCTACCGGGTAATTCTTTCCGTTAGCTGAATACCCGATCTTAACAAGACCCAGATTATCGCTTGTAGCTTGGGTATAAGTCGTGTTACTGTCAGTCCAAGGGACATTGACGTACATCTTGCCATTAGCCAATAGCACAGCGTAGTTCTTTCCATTAGAAACATAGCCGATCTTAACCAATCCTAAGGTGTCGGCCGTGGCTTCATTATACGTTGTGTTATTATCCGTCCACGGAACGTTAACGTAAGCATTGCCGGACGAATCCAGCTGTACCTTATAGTTCTTCCCGGAAGTCGTATATCCTACCTTAATACCGCCAAGAACGGTAGCGGAGGACGTGGGAGGGGTGAAGGTACTTGGTTTGCCCGTAACCCCGGACCAAGGCACGGAGGAAGCCTGACTGGCCGTGTAAGGCTCATACCCATCCTCACTGTTCAATTTAGACTCGTCTTTTATCAGATACATCTTACCTGTAGACGTGACCTTTACCGTATCACCACTTTGAGCCGTAGCGGTGGTAAGGGCGAATCTAGCCGTATCATTAGCTACCACGACCAATCTCTCCAAAGCCGCCTTAGGTAACCTATCTATGCTGATGGTTCCGGACGCGATCTTAGAGGCATCAAAATTGGCCAATGTCGTGGAGATAGTTACGTTGTCTCCGAAGTCCGATGAGACACTACCGGTAACAGCCCCGGACAGCGCTATGGTCCTAGCCGCCTGTAATTTCGTGGCGGTAGGGGCATTATCCGTCTTAAGAGCATATTTGGTAAGATCAATATCATTAGCCTTATCCAAAAGCTGCTCTATCTGATCACCATTGTATTTACCTTGAAAATCTGCCATATTACACTTATTTTTTGCTCAAATATAGTTATATACATAAATACCAAGAAATCGAGGGGAGGGGGGAGATACGGGTAAGTGTCAGAAACTGCCGTCCCCGTGCAGGAATCCGCTACGGAATATAATAGCCTTGTCTTTAAGTTTCTGGACAGAATCCCATTCCCATTCACCCTCACAAGGCTTAACGACATACTTATTCCCCCATGTCTTAAACTTCCTCTCTATAACAAACATCTCTGGGTCTTTTAAGACATGGAAGATACTTCCGACAGGGAAATACTTATCAGTTCTCAATATAACTCGATGATGTCTCTCGTCATATTCAGGATCGCCTACGATACGTGCCTTATAAAACTGGAAATCATTCAACGTCTGATCCACTGGCTCTATCCAATAATACCCCTTACCCATTGCAGTTTGTATTTAATTATCTATATTTGCGGTGTAGTAACTCATAATGTTTTAAGTGATTTTCAACCAAAGGGGAAGGGTGTCCGTGAGGATGCCTTTTTTCATTCCCGCCCACCCTTCCTATGAACAAAAGATCTACCTCGAACAAATGTAATCATAATAAGGCTACGATCAAAAAGAAACCCTATCGGTATTCTATTGCCGACAGGGTTCTCCAACGTTGTATCAAACTAAATCATATCACTCCATTTGATTGTGTCACCGACGAAGCACCGCACCGCCAGATACCTTACGAACGCCGTACCTTCCGGGGCGTCAGGGTCTTCCAGATAAGCCAAGACAGCCTTGACTATTTTCTGGTCGCAATCCAATACCTTAGGAAAGTAGTCGCTATAGAACATAGCGAACAGGTATTGGATATCTCCCCAAGTGGCGTTATCAGGTTTCTTGGCCCCGCATTTATCGAACATCTGCTTAGCGTCCTCCATCGTCCATCTTCTCTTGGACCCGTCGGCGTTAAGCATCTTGTCAGCGGCTTCCCTAGCCAGCTCCTTGGAAAAGTGATATCCATGGGTGTCTATATACCGCTTATAATCCGGGTCATCGGCGTCTGCTCCTCAGTAGTAACGACTCCTGCGTCCCCTGCGCATATACGGCTCGGTACCATCGAACTCGTCACGGATGCCACGCTCACCGAACCATCCCCTGCGATACATCTCGTCCTCACGTTCATGGAGTCTCTCGCGTTTCTCAAGCTCACGCTCGTCACGTTCCAGCTCCCTCTCGCGTCTTTCAAGATCACGCTCACGGCGTTCTAGCTCATCCATTCTGCCGTCATGCTCCTTGCCATAGTGGTCGTATATTCCACCACCATAACCCATGTAAGTCCCATCCGAACGTCTGCTACGTCCACGGCCGCCTCTACGATCGTAGATCTCGTCATCGTAGTCCTCATCGTGACCGCCGCCTAAATCTATAACTCTCATCTTAACCTAATTTTTTAATTAACAACTCTTTTAGCTCATCGAAAGAGGATCCCATCCTATCGACTTTCTCCTCAAGATTCTTGATCTTCCGGTCTTGATCCTTAGTCTGCTTAAAAGCCGGATTGATTTCCTCAAGGATCGAATCACAAGCCTCTAGCGTCCTCCTATGCTTATCGATACTATCGAGAATATCGGAGCTGGTTCTCTTAGCGGCGTTAAGCTGGTTCATGATCGGATCGACCGAGCAGGCCAAAGTTATGTTATTGGACATAGCGACATCCCTGCTCTCCGGTACGACGTAGGTCATGGAAGACCCGTTTATCTCCACGGTAAGGTCTATCACCCTATCCTGTAGTTGCTGATATTGCCCCATCTGACCCATCTGGGGTTGCTGGAACCTAGGCTCGGACACGTTAACCACATTCCCCATCCTGAACACCGGAACATCGGACGTATCCAGCGTATATACTTGAAATCCTTTCTTTAAGTCTCTAAACATATCTCGATTTTTAAGCGGGAGGGAATACCCTCCCATTAGACATCCAATCTAACCTATTCCTCATCAACATCCGTTTCCGACGCTGATGCGGCGGTTGTAGGCACACAGCAATCCATGAGCCTCAATACACCCCTTACCTTGTTGAAATAAACAAGGCGTTCGGTGTTGTTAACCATAGCCGCTCCGTTCACAGCCACGTTGATCGGGTTCACCACAGCCACGCCGGTTACCGGGCAGCATGTGTCATCACCAACCGTGGATACGGTGCTGTTCGCTGGGATAGCTATCTGTACTGGCAATGTCTCGCCTGTTGTCGGAACCACCTGCCGGATTTTCAGCAGCAGAAGGCCCTCGCATGGCAAGGACAGCCATATCCTTGGGTTGATGCCGAAGATGGTGTTGGTAGTAGTCACTACCACGTTCTTCGTGACCAACTCATAAAGAGACCCTATTTTAGAAACACAAGCCATAATAGCCTCCTTCCTTTATAGAGTTAAATAGCGGCGTTTCCGTTGTTGCAGCATCCATTGTTGCACCCACATCCGTAATTACCTCCATAAAATGCTTGACCCCATCCATAAGTCTGGTAAGGAGAGCATGAAGGATAAGCCGGCACAGGGGTAGGTCTCAACTGGTTGATCAAATTCTGAGTCTGTTGCTGAGTCAACGCGGAGGCTTGGTAAGCCGACCTTTCATCACGCAACTGATTGATCGTATTCTGCATCTCACGCATTTCCAATTGACAGAATTTATCATTAATCAAGGTTGTTTGAGCATCAATCTTAGCGCTCAAGATATTGAACTGCGTAGTAGCCTGCTCACGATTGTTTGTCAATCCTTGGTTGATGTTACTCTGAAGAACATTGGTTTGCTCTAACGTCCGTAATTGATTGTCAAAGCCTTGCTGCGTTATCATATTTTGAGTAGCGCACGTGCTTTGGTTGATCAAAGAACTCAAATTGCAGCAGCAAGAGCTAATTTGATTACCGATCTCACAACCTTGTTGCTGTACGGCGTTAATAACAGCCTGAGAGGTCATACCTACCTGACCAGCTACCTTATCGATAGCGCCTTGTACGTTACAGATAGCGCTTTGCAATTGAGTGGTAGTACAGTTCAAGGCGTTAGCGATCTGCTCGATAGCGCTTCTGTTACCTTGGATGGCCTGCATCAGCAACTCACGACCATAGTCGTTATTCAATTGAGCGGGAAGACCATTAGCGCAATTCTCACCACCGTTACCAAAACCATTGCCAAAGCCACGGCCGCCCCATAACCAGAACAGGACGATGATCCACAACCACCAACCGTTAGCCCCGCCGAAACCGTCTTGGTTGTTACGGCCGTTCATCAAGGCCGCCACCAAGTTCGGATCCATCTTATTTCCGCCTATTAAGTTGGCGAACATCCCCGGAATCATAGATAATAAACCGTTAGTGGCGCTTCCACTACCGGAACCCATACCGTCTAACAAAACGATTTTGTCTCCACTTGTACCCATGTCTATTTATTTTTGAATTAATAATAACCCCACCTGATAGTGGGCGTTACAAAGTTCAAAAATTAACAGTCCTAAAATCGTGATATGTGTCATCATCAAAGCACGTCATGTCATGTAATTGGTATTAATAAGAACCGGTACAAGACAAAAAATCCGAAACGTATCACTACGGCCCGGATTCATGCAAATCTATAAATTCAATGTTTCAATGCTCGAAAGAAAACGTCTCACGACGTCAAAGAGAGATTAACTACACGAAAAATCTCGCATCAACTTATTTGTATTAGCAGTGTATTCATTAACTATCTTGCTGGATGAGGAATTATCCTCTATCCTTGACAGGCGGTTATCGTCACTCCTTGCCGTAACATCACCCATCCTTCGTACCATATTTTCTTGATATGATGATGGATCGGAGTATATAAGATTATCAACGAACCTGTATATCGCACCATCAACCGTCTCACCTACCTTCTCATATAAGCCGGATTGGAATGACACGAAATCATCATACCTCTCACGAGCCAAGAACGAACCGTCCGGTCTCGCCTCGACGCCGCCGTTGACCTCCCGGAGCAGGCCCGGATTCCTTTGGTACAGATACCTGTAAAACCCGGCATCCATCATCCTGTCCTGACTATCCAGATAGAAAAGGTTTCTCATGCTACTGTCACCGGACTCGATAGCCACGTCAAACAGAATATCCCTTACCTGACCTTCCGGCAACGACATCTCCATGCTTTTTAACGTACCTCTGTCATGGTGGTTCAAAGATACGTTATAAAATCCATTAAAATCAAGGAAACGTAAGACATTATTATATAAATCCGATTTTTTTAACCTTTCCTTGATCTGGATCTTCCTCAACGAGGTACAGGATTTGATAAAATCCCGATCCTTTCCCTGCCTAGCCTCGTATCTCCTGAACTCCCGATCAATATCGACATCATCCATCTTAGGGGTTACGGGATGCTGATATATTAATCTGGTAAGGATCATGTTCTCGGTATTCGAGGATGAGATGTTGGACATAACCAGCTTTTTTATATTATCCTTGACCACGCCAATATCAGAACGGGAAGCCCCGGCGGGAACCACGCCAGCCGGCAAGTACGAGGGCCGCTCTATCCCGATATCGGCCAACATCTCATAGGCCTGATCGGTGTCGGTTATCGGAGCCGTGTTATGGTACGTATTCCTACTAATATACAACATGCTCCTGTCATACATATCGGAAGGGGATGTATTCCCGGACCTTACATACACCATCCTATCCCCAGTAGAATAAGTATCCTGAACCTCGTATATCGGATTCCCTTTTCCTGTTATCCTATCAAGATCGGAGATAAAGCTATCGTATACCGAATTGCCGGCCTGTATGGAAGACAACATGACGTCCAGCGACGCCATAAGATCACGGATATCCTCAGGTCTGGATATAACCATCTCATCGCTGATCGCCTCGCTTATATCCACGCCCATGTCGGCAAGATCCATGGCTATGTCATGCAGACGTCCGGCAACGTCCTTGATGTCCTTAAAATCATCCATATCGATTATCTCCCCAACCTTATCCCTTAGACCCTTCATATCCTTAGGCATACTGATATACGGTGTGGTACTATTGAAGTACGAGTCGGTAATCGTATTTCCGTCCTGACTCCGAACCTCCATACGGGTCATATTACGATACGTGTCATACATCCGATCTGCGTAATCCTGATCCTCCTGATACCGGAGTGCCAAGGAAGGGTATGGGATGGAGGCGAAAGCCTGATCGAACTCCCGGCGGTCGCTGATACCGCCTACCGCCCTCATGATCGTATCCCTTACCTCTATTGGATTCAAGCCCCTTCTCTTTCCTAACGAGTCATATGTATCCTCATATATCATATAATCATCACCAAGGCCTGACTCGGAGGACAGGAAATACATATCCTTCTCATTAAGATTCCCCTCAGACATAAAATCGACAATCCTCCTCATCATATCCCTTACCCGCTCATACTCCGATCGGTTAGTCATGATATTATCAATCTCATCAGCGTCATACATCCCAGATCGCTCAAGATTGTACCTATTGAGGAATATATCACCGCCGGAAAGGAAGTTAGATACGATCATATCATTAAGATCATTGATATTATCAACACCCAAGGAAGTAAGAGTATTATTAATATCCTTAACCTCATCAGCCATGAAATTGCCGGCGAAATAGTTCTTCCGCTTGATAAAGGACATGACATCATCATACCTAGGTTCCCCATTACTATCCAGATCATATTCTGATGGCATGGACATCCAGTCGCCAAAGAAGGACACGAAGTCGGGGGAGTAGGCCGTACCCCAGACCGATAAGGCCTGCTTCTGGTCGCCCAGCACCTCCATCGCCCTTTGGTATAATCCGGATGGTTGGTCGTTCGGGGCAAGGACATTATCTATCCCACCCTCCTTATTTTTTATAACATAACAAGATCGTCCCATTACTAAATCGTTTTGACACAAAGATAGAAAATCCCGCCTACTCTCACGAGCGGACGGGACACCAAAATAACAACATAATAACAAACCTTATGTTTCTCCGAAAAGTGCAAATCTTTTTGCCGATCCTCACGAACAGGCAAAAGCTCAATCCTAAATTACAAAAAAAATGGAATTTATCGTTTAGCGAAAATATCTTTATCTGATCTATTCAGAACCCTGCCTTTCAATTCCAAGAACCTAGGCATCCATTCTTTAGATATCTTAGACACGATCCACTGAAATCCCTTAGGAGTCACATAGACAGTATTAGTGCCGTAGAACTCGTCATCATTACGATATCTGTAACGAGCATAACCGCTGTCTATCATCCTTTGGGAAAGCAACCACCTCTTACCGGTCTTAGCGAAGAACTTCTTATCCTCAAGCAATATTCGAAGATTCTTCTCCGCTATATCATATCCATGAGCCTCTAGCTTTTCCCGAACCTCTCTGATCAACATATCTGTCTCTTGGGCTATTTCGGCTGTCTTAGCAAACTCAACCATAGGAGCCTGTTCTTTGATGATGTTATCAGATATCCTTTTAGCCTCTAATGCAAGCTTAGCTTCTTTTTCAGCCCTTTCTCTAGCTTCCACCTCATCAGCATACATCCGTAAAGCCTCCGAATAGCTAGATGGTATTTTATTTATCACTTTATGAAAAACATCCCTGTAAACATTAAATACAGATCTAACCTTTCTAGCTATAAAATACTCCATACAAGATATAGAAATCATATAAACATTTACAGGTCTTCCTACTGTCGTATTTTCGCCATTTGTGGCTAAAATCTCATAATCAATACCTTGCATAAACTGATCACTACTTACTAAAGCTCTAACAGCTTTCTCCTTAGCCGAATAAACCAATGGCCATACATCATCTAAATTAACAGGGAATTTATCACCAAGTTTACTTAGATTTAAAACCTTTTCAAAATACGATCTGATAGATAAGTCATCACTCAAAACAATATTACACATAATACAAAACAACAAGGGCCGTTGGCGTCCGTTATTCCACCAATAGCCCTCATCTATCGCCTACGCCTAGGCGAGTTAATATCTTCTTATGGCCCAATAACGGATGGACACCGCAAATATAAGACCTTATTTTGAAACTACAAACAAACAGGAGATATTTTTACAAAAAATGTAATCAGCCATATTCCTCTGTCATATATAAAGCGTAGCTATACCTATCCTCTATCATCTCCACCACCTTCTTGATATCAGATAAAGTTAGTTTCTTTATCTCCATATTCCTACTATCCATCCTGACAAAAGAGTTCTTGAACTCCTGCTCGGTTATAGCATCCAACCTAAATAGATTATATTTTATAAGTAACTGGGTTACGTCAAATATCAGGATATTAAGATCAATATCATCCTTCAACTCATCAAGAAGATCACGCATCATGGCTTTGATAGCATCAGTATCAAGTTCCAGCTTCTCGGCTTCCTTCATCAACTTCTTGATAATACCATTGTGCTCGATTATGATGTTAGCATTATCATCATCGGTAGGTAAAAGGATATCCATCGTACATTTTATACCAACCTTATCACTAAGTCTTTTATTGAACTCAGTCATATAATCAAAAGCCTGATCCCTGCTTAATGAGTATGTATGATCAAGCAACTGCTTTTGTCTGACCTTGACAAAATAGTTACTGGTGTATAGCATCATCAAGACCTTTACTCGCTGGATGCGTAGGTCTTGCATGATCTTCCGATGTAAAAAGGCATCTAATTGCATAATATAAAGAGTCCCCACCGGGGCCATCACACACCCGACAGGGACCAACTTTTAAATATCTTACTCGTCAGGTGATGGACTGACGCTGCGAAGATAAGTCAAGATATTTAATTTAGCAAGGATTTTCCGCCTCATTTTCTCCAGATACTACGTTGCCGTCGGAAACCAAAGACTTGTCCTCGGCCGCCTTCGTAGGCGAAGCGGAACCCGATTGGGAGCTGGACGGGTTGACGAACGGGGTCTCCGTATCCTCGAAGAACGTCTCATCCCTCCTAATACTCATCCTGAACTTAGGAGCTATGAAAGGATCGTTATTAAGATCAATGTTGATCGTAACGTCATTCATCAAAATATCCTCCTTAGTTCTGGAATCACCTATCCATCCTCTTACATCAGCGGTCATAGGCATCCTGCTAACCGCTTCCTTGACAGCTTCAAGCCGGCCTTTGATAACATCCACATCTTCCGCCAGCGGAATCATATATGTCTTATTATCCAACCCGGATCTGGCTATAGCGTTATTAAGATCCATTATATCATCAATACTTACGCCTCCGCCTAGACCCTCCGTAATCCTATCAGCCATCGATTCGATCATGGATGAAAATGACGATATATCCTGATTTTTCAATCTTACGGGGTACAGGTAATTTCTTCCATTTCCTGTCTTTATAGCTACGACCGGAATACGTGAATTTTTATAATCACCATACTTGTCCCTGACGATAGCCGTACAGAACGGGAATATATTATACTTAATATCATCCCTCATCGTAACCTCCCCATTCTCTATATATCCTACGCTCTCGACCTTACCAGCCGTCTCGTTGGTAAAGTCATTCTCGGATACCATCAACGTCCCATTATCATCACTTATGCTAAAATTAGGTCTTCCCGGCAAAACACTGGTGACTGTGCCTACGAACGGTATATCAATCTCACCCGCGACGGATCCTACATTATCCCTATACAACTCAAAGGCCATACTCCTTAAATCAGCGTTACTCCCTTTTGAGTCTGGATCATTGGCTTTTAGCACCGAGACAAAATTACCATCACCATCCACGATCTTAATAACCATATTATCAACCAATTCTCGGTAAGCCGACTTAGTCTCATCAGAATTAGGGTCAACGGCGTTAAGGCTATTGTATTTATCATACAATTCCTTGGTATATGGATCTAACATATCCATCTTAAACCTTACCATATCACCCTTGCGGAGGCTAGCCGTTGCTTCCTGATTCACCGACTCGTTGTTAGATCCAAACGTATCACCCGTATAATAAGGGACAATAGATCCATCCTGCCCCTTGCGATACACCATAAACCAGATGGAGGTCGACAAGGCGGTTTGCCGCCCCAATATGACACCGGTAGCGTTCTCGAAAGCCTGAGCGTCATCCTCGCTAATCATCCATCTTGAGTGGTTATTCGACTCTATAACAGTAAATATGTCGGTTCCGTTGGTGAAATCCATCACCCTTCCATTATCAGTATCAGTGGCATCAGATCTTTTAAGCCCAAGACTGTCCATAAACCTGTCAAGTCTCATTCCGCCAACTTCATAATACATAACCCCACCGATCTCTCTCTTCTGAGCCATCAACACCACCGGATTCTGGGCGGCGTTAACTTCCGTCCTGCCGGTGGATGTCCCGGGTTCGCTCTCTGTGAGGACATCACCCATAGGTATGGATTTATCGTAATCCTTGACAGCTATACTTCCGTTATCATACAACCTCATCCATTCCACGAATTGAAGAAGAGGCCCATCGGAATAATTATTGATAATATCAATAGCCTCATTAAGCTTATCCTGATCAATCTCATTGCCATTGTCAGCCTCATTCATAAGATCATTATAAGTCTTTATAGCTTCTTTGATCTGATCCTGATCAAGACCATTGATATTCATATCTACAATATCATCAACAGCGTCCTTGATATTATCATAAATATTATCATGGATCTTCAATCTATCTATTATCGATCTAGCCTTATTGATCCTTGAAATAGGATTATCCCCAAACCCGTTAACTAAACTATCGACACGAGGCTTGTTATTATCATATATCTGTCTCTCCCTAGGAGATAAGACATCCTCATTACCGTTCCATATCTTTATAGCTATATTATTGATTCTATCGTCAGAAGGATTTATGATATCCTCATCATCAGGAACCCTCTCGACTATACTACCTTCATCGGTCTTAATCTCGTTCTCCATAGATCTGGCTATCATATGATTATATGTCTTGAACATAAATGCCTCATCCTCCCCTATAAGACCATCTTGGTAAGCCTTGTCTATAGCTTGGTCGTTGGCGTAAAGATCATTGGCATCAGGATTATCAGTATTCCTGAAATCATACTTGCTATCATCCTCCTCATAAGTCTTACCCCATACGTTCGATAATATCTTCATGAACCCGCGCTCCTGCGCCCGGATGAATCTTCTGTCACGCATACGACGAAGAGACTCGTTTATATTCTTATAAGCCACAAGATTATGACGATACTCGCTAAGCAACGCCATGGCCTCTTTATGATTATCGACCCCACGGGTAGACACGGCATTCTCAAAATCAACTATAGTCTCATAAGCCGCCATAAGATCTGAGGCGCTAATCTTAGAATCATTATCATTTAAAGATAACTTAGATATATCCACATCTGAATTAATCAACGTGCTTAACTTTCTCTCCAAGGCAATTCTTTCTTCCGCCAATTTAAGAAGCCTATCATTCTCATCAGCCAACTTAGTCTTATCAGACTCAATTGCTTCCTTCGATGCGACCTTTTGTTGAGTATTTAAAATATTCCTCTCCATCTTCCGTATATCATTCGTCAGCTTCCGGAGTTTTTCGAGAGCCTTGCTTGAATCAGGATTAAGATGAGAGTATATATCAAGGGCATCACCTATACCCGTCTTATATATCCTGTTTAACTGATTGGTGATATCATTCAAATTATCCTTAGCCTCAATACCGTTATATACCATATTGGAGATATAGGCGTTAAAAGACCTGTTCGGGATACCCTCAGTAAGTGAGTCGGCGAATCTGTTGGCCATAATGAAATTATCCACCTTCTTATTAAACTCGTTGACAAGATCGGCTTTATACTCATTGACCTGCTCATCCGTCATATTCATATCGGACGCTATATCGCTATTAGGTATAGATTCGACTACCGTCCTGAAATTCTCCTTCGTATCATCCAGCATCCCCATCTCCGAATCATAACGAAGACGATTGAATACGGCGTCACTAAAAGTCTTATCTATGATTCTAGAATTAGGTATATCGTCAGCGTTATTATCCGTTTTCAAGCCTGATAATTGAGCGTTCAGAGCCATACTGCCACGAATAGCGCGGATAGCGGCGGTAGTCAAGGCGCCAGCATTGGCGTTGTAGGCATCCACCATCCCCTTGTTCCTGGACATGTCTTGGTTCCATTCCTTTATACCTCCAAAGGTCTTTCTACCCATAACCGATCCGATAATCATACCGATGCCGATCTCCTTCCAGCCTTGACTAGACCCGTATGTTTCCTTGAACCCGTTCTTTATAGCCTCCATATAGCCTATATTCTGCCGGATAGCCATAGGATTGTATCTTGATTCTACCCAATCCTCGGCGGACTTGCTAGCCACTCCCTGAAGACCTTCCTCATAAAGACCTTCTGACACTGGGCGCTTGATAATATTGAACGTATTCCCGGCTATTTTCTGCCATTTCTTAGGCGTTATGGCCCTCAATGTCCCGTTATCCATCCTCTCGGCGCCTACGCCAAATATATTGCGTTTTATAAACTTATCCACACCAAGATCCATACCAAACATATCACCGAACATAGCTATGTTAGACAATGTAAGAATACCGATATTAGCGGCAAATATAGTATTGGCGGCATCGACGTTGTCATTTCTGAACCTCATAAGCTCCTCATACGAGGCTTCTCTACCATAGGCATTTCTGTAAGCCTGCTTGAAGTTTTCCTCAGACTCCATTAACCCACTCCTTGACTCTACCGAAGCCTCCCAAAGCGTTGACGTGCCAATAAAGGTTAGGTTGTCCAAACCCTTGCCTATGCCTCGTCCTATGCGGGCGGCCCTCAGCATGGAGTTAAACCCGCTCTTCGTGGCGGAAGCAGCCCTACCTAATCCAGCGACAGTCGCTCCTATCCTAGCCCCCATACGGGCGGCATTCATAAGACCAGCGCCAGCGAAAGCATAAGACGACAAGATAGCCCCAGCCGTAAATGCAGCCCCCGACAAAAGATCATTTGTCAAGAAATTGGTTGTAAACATACTTTTAAGAAATCCGGCATCTCGCTCCTCCTTACTGTAATAATGATTAAGCGTATAATCACCACGCTTATCCATATCATCCAACCATCTGGCAAAACTGTTATCATACATAGCTGATAACGTCCCTTTTGTAACAAGCTCCTTTAATCCATAAACAGACTGACCTACTCCACCTATTCCATACAAAGCAGACTTATAAATAAACTTACCTAATCCTCTATAAGTTTTCTCCCAACCACTTTGACTTCTCGATAGACGATCGTCATTATCTATATTATTGATATAATTCTCATATTTAGGAATCCACTCACCTGTTGATAACCTATATCTTGAATCACGAAGATTGATCCTGCTCCCAGTTATATCATAATTACCCTTAGGTATACCTACCTCATTTATCATCTGGAAAAGCGAGTTTCTGGCTCTTACGTCATCATGATAAGATGTCTCTACAGATTTTTTTATACCCTCAACCAATGACGGTATGCTTCTACTTCCTTCCCTGGATAAAACATCATTATCCATATCCGATGAACTACTCATCCCGACAGGAATAGGGATAGAAGAAATATTGTCCCCAGAAATCATAGGGGATGGAATGGATGGAGTCGGAACATAATATCCCTGATCCCTCATCACATTCCCCATATCATTATTATTATTGCTGTTCATTTTTACCATCTATTTTATCTATGGTCTCTTTATCCAACACCGAAAGAAGACTGCTAAGGTCAGAATGCTGTTCATTAATATCCCTACCCTTTACAATAACATCCTTATTAATAGCCTCAACTACAGCTTGAGTAAGATACATCTGAGGACACATATTTATGATTTTCATGATATTATCAGCATAATCAGTATTATACTCTAATACCTTAAGCGGTGTCCCAGTCTTTGCTTGACCATGGAAATAAATACCAACTTCAACCCCTCCTGGGAATCCCTTAGCTTTGACATCATACGACTTGTAATTCCTCAAAACCGTATTAATTATCCTAATAGCCCTCTTATTAAGCTCAGATGTAGCTAGATCATTACTCTGAATATCATACTTATCAACCATCCTAGAAGCCTCCTCCGCCGCATTCTCGACAGTAGCGAAAGCGCCAAGCGAATTAGCCTGCGCCCATTTCTGGTAAGGTCTATTGGTTGTAGCAGAAAAAGACACAGGAATGATCTTGGATTCATAATCTTCCGATCTCACATTTCTTTCCCTTTCATACAAACTATACCCCATACTATCTAATTCTTCTTTAGTAACTTGAACCGTAGCGATATTCTTTCCACCAGCCATAGCTACCAAATCAAATGTATTAGGATTATCTGTAGGACGAGCATACAATATATAATTATTAAGTCTACTATCTTTATCTTTATTCAAGAAACCGGCTCTCGCCAAAAGCAGACTCTCTAATTTAGCATGCATACGCCTATCCTCTTTAGAAGCGTTGGTAGAATTGGAAAATGACCATGATCTTGGAACAAACTCATCATATCTTCTTTCATAGACTGTTTTAGAATCCTGAACAGCCTTAGCTATATTACGACCTACATTGGAAGAAGACCATTCCCTTCTGAGCGTAGGGCCATCAGCTCTAGACATATTCTTACCTATGATCTTGATCATTTTATCCCTATTAGTCATATTGGCATCATCACTATTCATTATTGGATTATCTACACGACTATAAGTTTTGGCTATATTATCTATATCATCCAAAGTGAAATTTTCTCCCGAATATCTATTTAACAGATTTATATAAGATCTCATCAACTCCGTATTAGCTATAGACCTATCCGTGTAGTTGATGTTTTCGCTTATCAATCCAACTATAGAAGAAACTTTCAAAGCATCTTCCGGAGAATACTCCCTTCCTCCAATAACCGCTCCATTCTTACCAACATCCCTTGCGTTAACCATACCATTATCAGTATATGTATCAATACCACCAGTAACATAGTTTTGATCTTTGATAGCATCATTAAGGATATTCTTCGTAGCGACATCAAAAGCATTCGTAAGATAATCAACTTCCTCGTCCATTATCTTACTATATTTCTTCCTATTATCATTCGCCGCCATAAGGGCCTCATACCTACCTACCTTTTCTGGTGATGATAACACAGAACTAGACCCGCCACCGTTATTGGTAATCCATGCCATAATATTCTCACTATTAACACCACCTGGATATATAGAGGGATTGTTTTGTATATCGTTCTCTATACCTCGTAAATCAACAGGGTTTAAAGACGATATTAAATCCTTCTCTCCTGTTGATATATTGTTTTCATTCTGAATATACTGATTGTCAAATATATTTTCAGGAGTGACATTAGGCTGAACTTTTTCTAGCTCAATCATAACACCTGAAGAAGCGCCGGGACTGTTACCACCTTCTTTAGTCATTATCTCCCTAAGCTTAAGATTCTGATCTATTTCCTTGGATTTTTGTCTCCATGAGAACTCCCGCTCCTTGAAATCAAGATCTCTTACTTTAAAATAATAATCATCCGCACTATAACTTTCTGATGAATTATTGTATGACCATCTAGCAGATACACCATCAAGAAACTCGTTACGGACAATAAACTCCCCTGCCCTAGCGGGATTCATGTTGTTGCCAATAAAGGATGTAGCTTCCTCCACTAACGCACGGCGCTGCTCCCGAACCTCCTGCAACGAAGCCTCGATAGCCGCCTTAGCGGAAGGGCTGGCCTCCGCCCCTTTGAGCTTGGCTAAAAGAACGCTCTCTTCAGCGTCAAACCCAGAAACATATTTATTAACAAACTGTTCAGTAGTCATACCACTAAACATGCTAGGATTGGTCATGGCTAAATACTGTCCCTCTATCTGCATCTGAGCTTTAGCATTCTGAGATATAGACCTAGCCGCTATTGATCTAATTTGAGATTGACTCATCTCATCAACAGTAATATCCCTCATCCTCCCTGTAGGTTTACCATCCACTATTTCAGGAACAGAAAACTTCTTTCCTTTATTAAGACTAACGAAATCTTTCATCATCTTATTCATTTCCTCATTATAATCCGTATAAGGAGTATAATGAATAGGATTCATCCTTGTCCCAACCTGACCGTCATTAACCCATTCATAAAATGGCAACAAAGCGACAGCCTCATTTATAGCGCTATATTGCTTTGGATTATTGAGTTTCATATCCTCGATCTTCTGCGAGAAAGATCTATACTCCCTAGTACCGGCAATAGCATTCAACACACGGGTATCCAGAGCTTCTCCAAGGCGAGCCTGTATGCTTCTGGCTATACCGTCGGAAGCCAAATTAGATTTACGATACACGTTATTCACATCCTGTATCAGCCCATTTAACCTGTTCTGAAGATATTCCCTGTCCTGAGGTTTTATAATGTCAGAATTGATAATATAATCAGCATACTCGTTTATAGCCTGCCGATTGGTATCTATCTTCTGCTGCATGTACCCCATCCCCTGCATCATGACATCCATGTTGTAGGGCGATACATACTTGCCGTAATTCCTTAATATACTATATTGTGAAGCCATCCTTTATCCTTTCTTGCCTTTAGTTACTTCCTGAGCAGGATATAATCTCCTATAACTCAATATATCTCCTTGAGGATCAGCGATTAATTGTCCATTAGGACCAATCTTTACATCCCCGAATATAGACCTTAATGTATTCATGGTCGTAGCCGTATTCCACTTCTGTTGGATCTCGTCATTTACGCTATCAAAATACCTAGCCCAGTTCTCGTCAGTATTAGCCAAAGCCTGTAATATTCGACTTTGATAACCCTGACGTTGAGCTATATTCTTATCATACGTATCAGTCCAAGTCCGGGCGTTTACATTATCAGCCCAAGTCCTTTGAGCCACGTTCCCTTGTTCTACCTCATTAATGTATCTGCCTATATTGGAACTCATGATAGCCTGTAAATTGGATGATAAAGCCCCTCTCTGGGAATCCGGGACATTACCCATCTGATCCAATTGTGATTGGAAAGCACGATTAGCCTCAACCATATACTGATCAGCCGATCTCAACACCGGGTCCACGGTAGGAGCGTAATGTCTTTCCAGACCTTCCGTTGTCACGGCTCCCGGAGTCATCCTGAACACCTCAGGAAAGTCAAGACCACCACCTACTATATTCCTGCCTCCATTGCCGCTGTTCGACTTACCGGCATTTGTATTGGTCTTAGGGAGTGTATTGGGGTCAATCAGCTCAGGCATATCCAGTTTAACATCAGGTTCCTCCACATCACCTATATCCATAGGACCGGGAGCCACCTTATGAGGGTCAAGTATAAAATCAAGACCTTCCATTCCTTTCATGGATCTCAATGCCTGCATCTTAAGCATATCCTCCCCAAGTATCTTATTAACGACATCCTTGTTCTTGTCAGAGAATAGTTGGCTAAAATGGGTGATACCAGCATCGTTAAGAGCCTTATGCTGTTCCTCTGTAACAACGTCTAGACCGATCATAGGGCGAGATGTGGTAAACAAACCTAATTTATTGTCTCTCATCCTATCATGATATGCGGCTTTCTTGTCTTCCGGGTAATTACCTTGACTATCCTCACCGCCAAAGGAAACGAGCGTCGTGTAATCCCGAAGCGCCTCGGCGTTGGCGATGATCGGGTTCTCAGCCGTAGCCAAGCCCATCCAGCTACTTGTCTGACCGTAGATAGCGTCTTGCAATGCCCTAGCCCTAGCGCCCTCTGAAGCTCCCATATAAGCATCGTAAGCGACCGGATTGAATGTCTTATAATAATTCAACCTCTCATCCGTATTAATACCTCCATAAGAGCCATCAGTTCCTTGGCGTTGATAACCGAAATAGTTAGGATCATTGTTGAACCTATTCTCGATCGGGCGGAAAGTTAATTTACGACCGAACAAAGACGTGCCTCCTATCTCCATCTTCTGGCGAATACCAGCCACTTTCTTAAGCAGCTCTTTCTTAGCCTCAGCTATATCCTCCTCCGTAAGACCGTATTCTTTCATAGATCTGGATATGATGTTATCTATCTCACCACCCTTAGCGAAATACGTATCCTCATCCTTCTTCATCTTCCGGTCTTCCTGCTCTTTGTATATGACATTAGCGAAGTCCGTAAATCTTCCCTCTAATCCATTAACGGTATCGTTGCTATCATTTATAGCCTTAGATAATACGGAGGCGTTTAAACGCCTCGTATTCTCGTCATCTATCTTATCGTTCTTCTTCAGCTTCTCCAGCGCCTTTTTCTGATCATCGTAAGCTGATTTAAGACCGATCTTAACCTTATATCTATCCATTAACGTAGCGTACGTATCCTTTGGTGTAGCCTTAATACCATACGTATCCCTAATGTATTTAGCGAAGTCCGGCTCTATGATGGTGTCATCGGTAATAACCTCCGTACCCTGCTCCAAAGAAATAGGTGTTCCCCCATCGGCATGCTTCTGCCCCATGGCCTCCATCGGCGCCTCTCCGGGCTGCTCCACGTACTCGCCCTTCTCGACCTCCACGTTGGCTTGATCTTCCATCGACTTAGGTAACGGATATAGGTACTCACCGGTAAGGCTTCCGCTATCGAACCTATTATTAGGTCCTAGATAAACACCCCCACCATCCTTATACTGCATCTGGGATTGTCTTCTTTGCCTAGCCTCACGTTCCTGAGCCAACCTTATATTGGTACGAGTACCTTTCTCTGACGCTATCCCGGAAACCACGTTACGAGCCAACCCCATGATACCACTAATTCCTGAGGCTATGGTGGTTATCGTATTAGCTGTTTTAGCCCCGGTGGATAAATCTCCATATCCCTCGCTTCTCATACGCCCTATACCACGACCCATCTGAGTGAATCTAGACCCTATATCATCAGCGCCATAGTAAGGGATGGTAGTAAAATCAAAAACATCCGTCTCGCCTGAACCGGTCTTAGACTTATCAACATCGTTAACAGTTATGTTATTAAGCGTAATACCATTGTCCTGATAATTCTCAGCTATACGTTGCAAACTACCCTTGAAGCTAGCCGGAAACACATTATCCTGATCAAAAGCATTAGCATATTTAGTCCTCAACTGATCTGGAGTATCCAAAGAGTATATCCCTAGCGGATTGACCGGCGCGGGTAATCCTTGGTTGGTATTCACCAAAGGTTCTATACCTAACCCTTGTATACCGTCCATATTACCAAGCATATACGACCCGACTTCCCCGGCCTCTTGATATTTAGGTATCTTCCTCTTGATTACGTATTTGCTCATGTCTAATTAATTTCGTTCTGACACAAAGATAATTTAAAAAAACAGAGACTCATCATTTCACAACGATGAGTCTCTCAGCAAATGCTATTATTATGTACAGAATTAAATTCTTTTTATGAATAATGATCCTATAGCCTTAACCAAATCATAGAAACCGGCAGAACTGAGACCTACAGCCACTCCATATAATAGAGCCTCCCACCATTCACTCCCTATAAGCAATGGAGACACCTTTAGTAGCCACGCTAATATACAAACCAGCATACCTATGACTACGGCGGATAGGACTTTAGCCCACTTATGGGTGTCAATATACGGCACAACCTTGGCTAACTGCGTAGCTGACATCGTGACGAAAGCCATGATGCCGGTGAAGGTAGTTAAATCAATAGTGATAGCCCCTTCTGATGGGATTACCTCTTGCGCCATCAAAACGAACGGCGTCAATAACATAGCAAATAAAAATAACAATCTTTTCATATCTAAAACGTTTAATTACTTCGCAAATATAACACTAAACTGATTAGATATATAAATATTTATTGGAATATAGATATACGACAATATCCAGAGCCTATATGTCCCTTTCCTAAATCATATAATCCACCCAAAGGATTAGGCATTTTTTCTAATTCCCCCTTCACATCTGTCCATACGAACCCGTTCCCGTCTATCATCTTAGTGTTAGTAAATACATATTTATCATATTTCACGCATCCCGGATGACCGGATATATACGAGGACCCTCCACCACCAGCTTGAATAGCGTTCGACGATATCCCGCCGCTTGGTCCTCCATAAAAGCCTCCTCCTCCACCAGAGGAATACGAACCGCCATCAAAACCACATCCTCCTCCCACTCCTAATAGACCCCCATTTCCGTTAGTTAAATTATTGCCGGAGTTAGATCCTCCCGCCACTTGGGATGCAGGAGTTCCCTTGGCATAGCCCCCCCCAGATACGCCTTCAACCCTCCCGCTGATCCTCCATGCCCAATAAAATAATACTCACATCCTCCACCGCCTCCCCCGGCTACCATAATACGGGTCTTTAAAGAATCTACGTTTAGAGGATCGCTATTGTTGGACAACCTCAAATCTGTAGCTCCGCCCCCGGCTCCCTCATAGATATACCTTCCAGAACTCTCATTAGTCATTGAATGCCCTGAACCTCCTCCATTATAATTATATTTTACAACATTACTCGTCTGCTTAAGTCCACCATTTCCACAATACACATAAATGATATCACCACCAACTAACTTGATAAATCCAGCCACATATCCACCATACCCAGGGTCATTAGATCTGGTAAACCTATCTTCGCTATCATTGTAACCATAATTACCTTGACCACCCCAGCACTCAACATAATAATACGCCGACTTTGGAGCTACAAATGTATGGTAATTATTACTATTATAAGTGTATGTATACAATACATCCAAGCTTTTGGGACCTATCATTACACGTCTTCTCATAACATACCTCCCCTTAGATATTTTACTAACAATGCTATAACCATCCTCCTATCATCAGCCATAGCATCTACCCATCTATTCTCCCATCCTAAACTACTAGAGGGGGGGGGTAAAACAAGTCCCCTTAAATAACATATCAAATAAAAACAACAACTTATTCATAACAAATTATTTATCATTAAAATACTAACTATTATTTCTGCTCACACCTTTTATGTTAAGGCTTAACCCCGGTATCATATTAAGAACCAACTGCCTTTTTGCCTGTTCCCTACGCATACGCTCGGCCTCCGCTATCTGCGCCTCCGATTGAGAATCATTCTTAATATTATTGGCGATGTCCTCTATAGATTTCTTGTTAGCGCCGGATTGAGCTAGCATCTTATATAACAGGTCTTGGCCTTCCTTCTCCCACCAAATATCCATAGATGGGCGAGAAGCCAAAGAAGGATCGGCAGGGGCTACCGTCTCAGGTACGGGCTGCTGACCTCCGTTCCCCGTGCCCGAATCCCGCTGTCCGAACTCGTATCTCATTGGCTCGTTCTCAGGAACACCATACCTATTAGCGAACATATCAGCGAACTCAAATCTCTTCTCATTTCTTAAGGTCGATCCAAGAGGCCTACCGTATCCTTGATTCCATGCCACGGTAGCGTCCTTGTAGTTGACGGCGTTATCGAAATCGGATTTAGAATACATATAGTAATTATATACATTACCTTGAGCGTCCTTGTCAAAAAACTTTCCTTGATTGATGTAATTCCAACCTAACCCCGGGACCTTGCCTTGATACTCATCCACGAGATAATCCAACTGCTGTGTCAATGTCGGTTTCTTCCCATACCTGCGCTGTAGCTCCTTCTTCCTCGGTCCAAGCCATTGTTGGATGCCAAAATCACCGGCGGCTCCTAGGGCTTCGGTGTCCCCTCCGGACTCGGCGGCGATGTTCGATAGGATGCCGATAGCTTGAGTTTGTGGTATCCCTTTCTTTTCTGTCAGATAGTCCCATATCTCATCATACACAACCATCTTACTATCCTCTGATCTACTAGGATCAATAACGTATTTACCAGCACCATAATCTCGTTCTGTATTTACCGGACCTCCATCCTCCTTATCCTCCAACTTATTCTTAGACATAATAGCGTTACGGATAAGAGCATCCTTCCCGCTTTCCAGAAGAGGATTATGATCCTCAAACGACCCTCTCTCCTCAAACTTATCGCCTATAGCGTCTAGTACATTTGTGGCTACGTTTACAGGAAATTCCTGATCGTCACCATGAAAATCGTATACGTCATAGACACCTAACCTTCCATCCGGACGCCTATAAATTGTAAAATTACCAAATCCTGACAATGGGGTAAGATCACCAGCAGCTTCGGGATAAAAATCGTATTCAGAAAAAACCGTAGGCTTTCCAGATCTTACCGAATTACGATTCTTCTCAAAAACATCTACCCATTCTCTAGACTTTTTCAAAAGCTTCAGCCTACCATAAGCATCATCTGTAGCCGGCTTATCAGAGCCATATATTTCTTGCTCCGTATCATGTATTTTCTTATCTAACCTCTTTATCTCATCCTTAGTGTCACGATTGAACATCTTCTCAATATCAGTAATGACATTATCAGGAATCCGTACCTCCTTATTATTGCCATCTAGATTATTAGGTTGAGATAAAAATCTCGCCCATAGTTGATCGCTATATTCATCAACGTTAGCCTTCCCGTTTCTGCCATATATAAACTCATTGACCTTGTCAGGAAGGCTAGCATTTGAAGCCACCACATCGGGGGTGACATTCTCGTACAATCTTCTTCTTATGGCATTACCTAAGATATCTTTTAAATACGAAGCCTTATCAGATACATCCTGTCTTACATACAACGGATCATCACCAATAGGCCCACCATCCTTATATTTAACCTTGAAATCAAAATTGCCAATATATTTCTTTACATTATTGATATAATCATTATCATCAGGAGAAGCCTTGCCGTTATTCAATAACCTTCCCTTACCCATCCATTTATAAAGCAAGGCGTCGAATTTGTCTATATCATTACCTTTATTATCCTTAAAGCCACGACCGACAACCTCATTCTTGTATATAGACGCCAAACGCAACATGGTAGCTATACCTGAATTATATGGCTTTAGGATATTCTCCTTATCTATACCAAACTTATTATATATCTTCTTTGTCTCATCATTATCACCTTCTATCTTTATCTGTGTTATACCCTTCGAGTTATAAGACCTGTCATTCCATCCGTTACCATTTAACAACGACCTGAATCTCTTGGCTATATCAACGCCTTGATCACCGATAGCTTGTTTCCCTATATATCTTGCGGATACACCAAACTTAGTCTCCTGCTCGGCGATACCCATGGCAAGCATAGCCATCCTATCATAAGTGTAGCTATCGATATCGAACTCACTCATGATACGTTCCTTGTTATATGATATAGCGTCGCTATATTCCTTTATATTGCCCAGCTTATCCATTTTGGCTATATTATCAATGGCTGATATAACACCAAGGAAAGCGTTGCTAGAATTGACGCCATTCTTTGAGTCATAAGCGTTATAAATCCATTTAGGCAAGATATCAGGAGATATATCACTATTTTTTACGCTTATATTCAATGGCCTAAAATCCTTGTTTATATGAACATTATAATCATCCCAAAGTCTCTTCTCACCGGAATCCTCGCCATAAGGGTTATCCGCTATATAATTAAGCGACCCCTCACGAACGACAAACCTACTTCCCTCTTTCTCCGGAAGTGTATAAATAAAATCACCCTTCTTTATAAAATTATACAGCTCATTCCCCGTATTCCCAAGAAGCCTGATACACCCATTAGATCCTCTTCCAGCAGAAGCCTCATGATGCATAGATGACGATATATCATGATCCCACTTGCCTGTCTTAGGATCAAACCTGGCTCTCTGGAACGATTTCTGGCCATGATACTCGCCTATACCTGACACTCTTGTTATGCCGGCCGGAGTAGACATATTTCCAGCTCCGGCGATAAGTTTTTTATCCTTCGTCGTCTTGGTATAGGTATTATAATCATCGCCAGAAGCACCTACACCTATATTATTAGTGCTATAAAGAATATCCCCGCTCGGTGAATAAACCGTTAGTTTTTTATTCTTCTTATCTACAATAGCATAATTAGATTTATGATCGACGCTCTTGATTATATCCTCATCGCTCATCTTATTGATCTCAGCCTCCCTGGATATTATATCCATCAAATCATGATCCTCTTTCTCTATTGACAGCGATGGGTCTGAAACCTTTATCTTATCACCTATCTGTATCTTGTTGATATCAGGGATATCCCTATTCCACGATACAATATCGTCTAAAGATAATCCCAATCTTTTGGCTATACTCCAAAGAGTATCGCCTTTAGATACGGTATACATCTCTCCTCCATCAGCTTTCCGTTCAATCTTCTCTCCCCATAACCCATATTTCTCCCTAGGCCATATGCCGTCTATGGCATCCACATAACCAACGGGATGTTCCCCTTCCAGACGCCGGTTCCGCCGCTCGTCCGCTGGGTACAGGGCGTTGGCCAACGGCTGCGTGATATGACCCAACCCCTTATTCTTGGAACTCGACATAGCATCCACCACAGTCCGATATACAGGTCTTAATTTCTCAGGCAAATACAACCCCGCCTCATCAACCAACTCACCGATCTTCTTATTTATACCCCTGATACTGAAATTATAATTACCCATACCGTTATTCAACGGGGACAACGTACTTCTTATCCCATTCATGCCTTTAACTGCGGCTCCTCCGCTAAGGATATCAAACTCCGGGGACACGTTTCTCAAAGGACTATCATCCATACCTCTGAAATACATAGGACGCTCACCTCTTACGACACGATCAAGATCCTCCTTATATAAATCCTTTATCCACGATGGGATTTCCTCCGGTTTATTCTTCTTAGACATATATTACGTTTTTCACAAAGATAACCATAATATCATAAGCCTAAAAACACGAAACGGGTACATAATAAATCATGTACCCGTTTATACGCTAATGCATGTGATAAGCAGCCAAGGCTCCTTTAGCTTTCTCCTTAGACTTGTACTTAGCCGGCCATAATTTACCGGTCTTGTTACTGACCACTCGCCAATCACTCCCTACTTTCTTGATACATCCTGATTTAGGGCATTTGCCCTTCTTTTTACTGCTAGTTTTCCCTGCTGCCATAACATCAAATATTTAAAGGTATATAATCACCTCAATAAACTTTCTCATCGTTGCTAAACCAACGTACTATCATCTTGAACCGGCTCTCAATGTCATTCACGAACCTAGCCAAGAACCAATCGCCACGAAGACGATCCCGCCACCTCCGATGATAATCGACAGCCCTGGGGTCGATCTTACGGTCAATGTCATTCACATCCTTAACCCATATCGGAAGATTGTTCGTATCGTCTTTGACCTCGTTAAAATAGTCATTTATATTTATCTTCTGATCAACCTCCGTCACCAGTATCTCACGGCTATCGTCATTGGTTACAGGATACCTTAACCGCTGGCTCATATCGTTCTTGTCGGCGATAACCATCCGAAGCTCACCGCTGTTGTTGGTATCATTATAAAACCATGCCTTATTAAATCCAGTAGTCCTAAGAATTTGGTAATTAACCTCATCCTGATATCTTCTGGCATCCATCCGATATTGGTAGTTGGTGAGGATCTTATTCACGTACTGCTCACGTACCGGAACCTCTATAACAAACGGATATAGCTTACCATAAAATACTTGATACGATTGGTTGGTCAAACCATGAGACCATAAACCTATCTCCTGACTTTCACTTGAGTAGTTCTTTCCGGACTGGAAATAATGCTGGTGCTCGATATAATAATCAGGGGTGTAGGATAAATATGATTTCCACTCACCCTTCAGGCAGTTATACCCAACGGTGAACGAGACGTCCGTGAAATGGCTGGTGTCCTGCAACTCCACCGCCTGTCCGTTCCTGTAGAACCGGCCGCCACGGAATTGGTACTCGCTCGGATTCCCTACCGGTATATAATCTTTCTTGGTTATCAGAACCCTCTTAAACCTATTATCCCAACCCATGGACAACCCTATACCAAAAAACTTGTTATCAATATCATAATAAGACAACTCGGCGTCCGTATCAGCGTTATATATCCGGCTACGGATGATCTTCATCTGAAGATGCTCCTTAAACCAGTTTCTAAGCCCCGGTGTGACCTCCGTAAGATTCCTACCATTAGAATCTACCTTAAACACCTGACCACGCCTTAAATCGACCCAAAAATGCCCAAACTCGCAACTGATCATATCCCGACTCTGGGTCCCGGAATATCCTAACGTCGTATTATTATACTCGATACCACGAGAGGCGAAAAGACCACCTGTCCCTAGCTCGCTATTCTCCGGGGATATTCTCTCCGCCAATACGTCTATGGCGTTATACAGCCCTACCTGATTCTCGAAGCGAGCCAGTATCTGATCCGACTCTATCCCTTTCATGCTTATAAGCTTTCCGAACGAGGTCTTGAACTCATGGTAATCCATAGGCTTGTACGACAGCCAAGGATCGGTCATGCCGTTCTCCGACACGTCGGCGGTGCTCCATATGACGCCGTTGGGTCTTTGGTAGGCGCAGTCCCAAAAATTGCTATCATACGTCTCCGGCAACGACCTTCCGCCTAGCGTAAAACGATTCTTATACACAGGGCTCATCTTAAACACATTATCCCTTGATATAGGGACATTACGCTCCTGAGTCCATGATATATAATCCCCCACCTCCGGATAGAACCCCTCGTAAGGCTCAGGTCCGGCTATACGGAAATTGCAATTGATCTCAGACTCCACAAGAAACTGAGGTATGCCATAGAAGTATAGGAAGAAACGACCGCTAAGATACATATCTCCGGTCTTGCAAACCATCTCATAAGCGCTCTTCCGGCTAGGGAAAGAGTATAGCGATCCGGTATCCGTATCGGTCTTATTAAGATAATCCTCCCCGGTATCGTAATTGACGAAATAACGGGGATACCCGATGTTTCGATAATCGTAATAAGGGAATGGTATCATGTCCCCCTGACCGAACTGAGTCAAATAAAACATAGGCATCTTCCTCTTAAGCGAGAATCTTGATATAAATACATCACCTCCAAAAACAGGTTTACGCTTATTCTCATCCATCAACCCGCAACCACCTAACGATACCCACCTGATATCCTCTATCTGCCCGTATTGAGCCGGAGAATATTTCTTTATCCTCATATAAGGGCAGGATACGAAAGATTCACGTGTCATAAAATGAGGCGTCATACCAGCCACCTCATCGTTACGAATATTACACTCATCCTGAATACGGCTGGTATCGTAACTTGAAACCAACTCCGGATATTCAAGCATATATTTATCCATACCAAATGACATGAACAATGAATGCTCACGATCGAGGTTGTTTATGATAATAGGCTTACCGCCTACGGTCTCCCCTTGCGAAGAGATATCTGTTACCGGATATAACCCGCTCTTGATATATTTAGCCGTTGACAATCCACGTAACTCTGACTCCCCTATTTTTTGGTAAAATAAATTATAATGAGCGACAGAAGTATAATAATAAGCATAGTTCCGTCTAGGTCCCCTATCTATCAATGCCGTTAACCACTGATACCTGTACTTGCCTATATCCACCACGGACTGGGCTGTGGCCTTGGCGATACCCGTAGCCAGACGGATAGCCGTCAGCGCTATGCCGACAGGGTTGGCTAAAAAAAACACGCCTCCACCGACATATTGTTGGGACGCCGATTGATATGTATATTCAGCTATAGCGGATATTAAATTAGCCATAGCCTCCACCGTAGCCAATGACGTTGCCATACTATAAGCCTTACTTCCTAATATCGTCCATTTAGGGTGATCCTCCACCTCCCTGAATATACCGGAGGATTTACCTAATTGATAACCATCAACAAGGCACTCAGTGGGAGCATCAGGCTTGTTGAAGGCAATATCAGGGCTTAAGAATGAATACCAGATATTACCCTTCCTGTTAAACGGATGCGTTATAAAATTCTCACGATTAATATCCTTATAGATATACATATCATCAGACAAATCATTGTAAGGATAATTAGGATAAAGGTTAGCCGATCCGTCGGGATCATCGTACTTAAACATATCATAAGCCAGACCGGTACCGATAACGCTCTTATCCAATGTCCTATCGCCCCTATACAACTCATATCCTATTATGGAATCCCTTCTATCCTTATCTATAAGGCCATTCTCTACCGCTATATCCAGAAACTCATTAACGATATCGTCATCAAGCATCACCCCCATAGGATAAATATAGGAGTCAACTCCATATTGACCGGTCAGTTGAGACGGATTACCCATAAAAGGAGCGACAGAGTTATCCGGGAACTTGTAATGACGTATAGGTTTCTGACAAAATGTGGTTGACGTATTGGGGTACTCAGCGTTATCCCCATTACCAGTGAAGTAAGACTTACCCTCAACGGATTTAGGAGACCCATAGTATTTCGTCAAAGAATCTATTATATCCTTCCTCTTCGATCCTCCCGACGATATCCCGATCTTACTTGAATCATACAACTCAAAATTAGCCGGATACTTATTGATAGATTCCCAATAACCAAAATCACCATACTGATAAGGTCTAGGAGCACAATCAGCGGGTTTATCTCCACATGAGATGCATTTCACCTCATATGTGACAAATCTCCTTAATTTCAGTTCTTTCGTAAAGAAGAATACGTATTTCACCTCCAGTGGCCGAATGCCAAAACAGAACGGGGCAGGGAAAATGGCGGTGCCGGCCGTATAGAATCCTGCAAGTTCCTTCATGTCCTGCCTCATGGCGAAACCGGTGAAGAACACACATACCGCTGGCTCAATACAAACATATATCTTATGGAAAGTAGTCTTGTCATCATTCCAGAACAAGTACTTTGGCATCATAAATATCTTATGATCCACGTAATTCACTATAACACCTTTCTTGGCATCATTAGCCAAAGGATTAGGAGCCACGGTACCTTCCTTATCCGAGAAAAATGTTATACGAACCTTGTTGTATGATGATGAGTCACCGATCGGATAATTATAGTTACCCATCATCTCTATATACATAATACCGTTATCAGGATCGGATAAACCACTTATGTATTTCTCGTAATCCAACTCCACCCATCTGGCGTATGAGGATACATGTGGATAGAACTTGAAATAAGTCAAGTTGCTTCTACCGAACCAATTGGTCTTGGCGTCAATATCATTCTGCACAGACACACGACTTTCCCAATCAGTAGATATGCTGGTATTGAACTTAGAATTATCACCATCGCCAAAAAGACACATGGCGTTCTCGATACCAAACTGACTCTCATATTGGGGGAAATAAGCCTCCATCGTATCCATTAACTGATCAAGCATCGTCTCCGTATGCTTCTTTCCTTCCCATCCGGGATATTGATACAAATATGTGCACTTACCCAATGACCTACCCCCTTGGAATGTAGGAAGTTGAACATCGTTAATAGTAGGATTCACATGAGGATCACCTACCGAGCACCCATTAGTACATATACCCTCATCATATAACTGCCGGACATTAGACATATCCTGACACAAGACCAAAGCGGAGGAGTCTATATCAGACGGGAATTTATCCTCATCCTGACCATCCAGCCATTCCTGAACCAGATCTATGATATTCTTGCCTCCACTAGAGTAATTATCAAAATCACACAATACAGAAAACTTCCTTTGAGACTCAGCATTACTTTGTATTAATGTAGTAGGCTCGGTCTCCGTATAATCACTAGCCAGCTTATACGTAAAATCAATCCTAGAATCCACCAAAGAGTTTTTATCCAATATAGTCCTGGTCTCTATCCTCTCAATATCATCACATCCACTAGGGAAATCGGGAGCCTTTATACCGTCTTGATCCTCTGGCAATGATATAGCCGCGCATAACTCGTCAGTAATACCTACATTAGATTCTATGATATCACACAAGTTCTCTATATTATCAGCGATATAATCAATAGCATCATCTACCGTAACATCTTCCCCCATCGTGTTGATAACGAATTGGGTCTCTCCTACCGTGGCATATTCCTGCTCTACATATCTGAGTTGCTTAACATCTAGCTGATTCTTGCATTCTCCCCCAAAATCATCAAATCCCCAAGACGGGTCGTTTATGATCTTTGCCGTATTCTTAAACTGCCAAAGATAACGGCGGCTGTTCCCGGCGCACTGCGGGTTGTTCTCCAATACCGAAGCCGCTGATAGGTCTTCAGAGTTGCCGTCCTCATCAACGATAACCTCCATCTCCTCCCTTGTGGCCGGACGAGGGATAAGCGGGAATCTAGCCGTCCTGTATCCTGTATTGGTAAAGAATCTTATACCCAACGGATATACCTCGTCACGCATGAAAGAGGCGTATTTAGAGCAAGCCACACCGTCTTTATATAGATTCTCCGTGGCTATCGATGTCTGCCATTTAACGAAATGACCCAAGAAATTAACGACCGGTTGAAGATTCCATTCATTCTCCACGGTCAAGCCGTATTGAAGAAGACGATTCCCGACAGACGTCATGCCTCTGGCTGTCTTATATACCGGTATTTCCTTGGATAACTTCTCCATGGTCGTACGCTCGCTATACTGATCCGTAAGGTAATAGATGGTCCTTTCCGTTATCGGATGTATACCTTCTATGAAATACTCAAGAACCGGGCTTTGCTCACCATTAAACCCAACCGTGTTCTGTATAACACCTATCTTATAATGAGATACCTGCTTATCTATATTGGATACAGTAAGCCGGATACCCATGTTGGTTGATTTGCCCCATAAGCCATCACGAATGACTATATTCTGACGATCGAATATCATGATAGGGTTGGTCAATGAGCAATATCCGGTCTTCTCTATCCCGAACTCATCGCACAACGCCACGCAGAACTGGTAGATCCCGGCACGCAAGCTCCCCCCGAACTCCACGACCTCGGGCTCCACGCACGGGGCCGTCAGCAACGGGAACACCAGCAGCTTCTCGCAAGCCAGCCTACATCTCTCTATTGGCTTGTCATCCCCACATGTCTTATACCCATGGTAATGATACCAAAAATCACCATCATCATCCGGATTAAGAGCCTTATCGACCATAACATATCGCTGGGGATTATATCCATCGGTCCAGTATATCACCTTCCCGCATTTCTCGTCCTTGATCTCTATGTCGAATATCGGGTGATGGATGGAGAAGTTAAGACAAGGATCATCAACCCCGTCCTCTATCAGGACCTCCATCAAATCACATATCTCATCAAAACGACCATCCGACTCCTCTAGCCTCTCGCCAAGGATACGATGGATGTCCTTCCCCGATCCAGCTAGCTGATCCTCCACGGTCTTGACATAATCCAATGACCGCATGAATGTGATCTTAGAGGTGTTGTTATCAGGATTCACCAGAAAGAAATAAGTATTATCACCAGCTATGTCATTCTTATACCCAATAACCTTATAGCCATCAAATCGCTTGCATAAAAGGGTACTAGGCTCGTTCTGGATCTTAAGCTGGCTTCCATCGTCACCCTCTATGGTAGCGTTCAAGGCAAAGCTGTACTCAGACGGGGATAGATCCTGTGGATGCTTATCCCTGTTCATCCCGGAGTCGGGAACCGCTATGTTAGAATTGTTCTGCACGATGTTATGTTTTTCGCAAAGATAACAAATCCGACGGATAATCACTTACACGCCGGATCTAAGTAAAAACCATACGTATTATGCGAAAATATTCAAATCACGCGAATATAAAAAATCCCCCTAACTTTCACAAGTCAGGAGGAAGACTAAACACTTTGCAACGTTTACCCTTAATGAAAATACAAAAACATAATAATTATAGATTTTTCCCCATGTAGCTTGATTGCTTGTCGGCGTCCTCTACGGATATGTAGAAGAACCCGTTAGTCGCGTATCTCTCATTGACATCCACAAAATCATTAGATCCTTTATCCACTCCTTTCTTCGATCCCTCATCACACACAGCTACCAGACTATTAAAGTCATTGGAATAACCTGCGACTACACCGTGTATATCCCGATTTCGAGGATCGAATACGTACCTCATCTTACATCTGTCATAAGCTAACTCTAAAGAGCTTTTGCTTAGCCTCTCATCTAATCCGGCACCCGCTACCAAAGCCAAAACGCTCTTTGATATATCACTCATGGTAGTGTCCTTGGCCGGGACCTTAGGCATAGAAACGCCTTCCATGACAAAATCCAACGCCTTATCTACAAGACCATCGAAATCATCATCTCTTATATAATCCTTAAGCACATCCAGTATATATAACCGGACATGGAGCTCGTTATTTACATCATTTAAAGTTATCATGATCCTAGTTTTCGGCAAAGCTAGATTATTCCTACACAATAAAAAATCAAATATGTCATAAGTAAAGGACTAAAAAATAAAAAACTCCCCCATCCTCACGGACGAGAGAGCTGATAAATATTTGTATTATGAAAAAGAACAATCACTCACCTATTCTTACAATACAGTCACGAGATTCCTTGTTATAGATCATTGTGCCTACCTTAGAATACAAGGTCTTTATATTTTGCCAATTATCTTCGCCGTGAGCGGATACGTTAGTAGGGGCATCACCGGTATAAACCTCCTCGCCTCCGATATTGACAAAATCATATCCACGTTTCTCCATCGTTCCGCCCTTATATGCCGTGAACCTGATAGTGACATTGCCTTTCTCACGACCACCATACCAGTTACCGTATATACTGCACCTGATCTCAAGAGGTAATTTATCGTAATTATCACCATCCAACAACGGCCCCATCTGGATCAAGGCAGCCTCATTACCTGATTCCATGTTATCACCGCCATGGATAAGATAATCACCTACCCGTTCCTGCGTGGTCTGATACTGTTTACTCCAACCAACCAGCTTGCCGTCAACATCCGGGAGGCCGGTGTTATCGAAACCGGTAGCCGTGTCAAAGTCAATGCCGTCCTCGTCAGCCCAGATATACCTAAGCACAAGGTAATCGAACTCCGGGATGATCACCACCGGGACGGACTCCTGCCTGCACACGAACGTCTTCTCCTCCTTGGTGCCTTCTTTTATAACCTTGTACGTAGCCTGACGTATCTCTCCAGTCTCATTGATATCAGCGGTAACCCTAACCTCAGCAGGGCCGGTACCACTTGTCTTATCTAAATGTATCCAATCAGCCATATCATCGTATTTTGTTAAATCAATTTAATATACTTATCAAAAGCGTTGGGCCACATACGCCCATAAGACAACATCCTCCTCCTGTTATCTTCAGCCAGCTCCCGATAATCATTTAATGTAATCATCGACATCTTAAGCTCCTTCATAGCCCTAGCGAACTTGCCCGGCTCCTGCTGAGCATATAATTTATAAGCGTCACCAGCACCCTGCATCAAGCCATTCACAGCAGCGTTCTCAAAGATCTTCATCTTAATATACGTCTCGACATAATCCTCAAGGTATCCTAACGCCGTTTCAGGTATATATGGGAGACCGTCATCATCCTTAGGCGTAGCACGATATATGATATAAATAAATCCATCAAACCCGGTATACATAGTATTGCCAGATATAGTTATATCATAATTATCCCAATCGTACTTATCCCGATACTTGTCGGCGGCGCAATCACGCCTCAACCCACGACCTATGGATAACCTTACGGGATGATGATAATGGAAACGAACCTCATGGGATCCAATATAAATCTTCTCCGTGATCGTCTTCTCAAATTCCTCCTTGCAGCACTCGGTGCAGGAGTTCCAACGGAACCCACGCTCGGTGCGCTCGACCCAGCCGATCTCGTGTTGAAGGTCAGCCTTAGCCTTGTCGCCGCCCGGAATCTCACAGACAAGAGGCTCACACCTATAGGCATCAAGCATGTCGAAAAAATCGGAAGGCAATACCGCTTGTTTGTTGTTGGTCTTGACAACCGCCTCGGACATGACCGCTATAACACCCCCGAACCTTTTCAAGGCGATCTCAGCCCATCTATAAACAGACGAGGTATCTATAGCCCCGCTATCATCGTATTTATGTAAATCGGCCTTGATCTCGGCCAACAACCCTTTTATAGTCATATTCAAGTCTTTTGCACAAAGATATGTATTTGAATCCGTGATACAAAAAAAATCCAGTCTACCCTCACGGGCTAACTGGATCACAAAAAACTTCTACAGCTTGTAAACCCATTTAACTCCAAATACCTTACTCTCCGACTCAACCTCCCGATACAAGAACTTATATCTCCTACCTGATTCCATAGCCAACCTACATTCCTTATTCAAGGCCGGAGAGATATATAGATGAAAATACTTATTCCTAGGCATAAAATCCATACACGTATGGACGTAAGAATATCCACCCGTCCCACGCCTATTAATAGTACCGGTAAGTTTATTCAGATATATCTTGCGGTTAGGATTAATCTTATGACATAGATAACCGATGTTGTTTATATAAACCCCTCCCTCATCCTCCAGATACCTATCACGTATGACTTTCCAGATCAACGACTGGCACTCAAGGATATCATTCTTATCCACGATCGTATGCTTCCTCCTTTTCCCGTTCTTAGACATAATAGATCTATAGAATCGAAGAAAGTATTGATCAAGTATTTTAAATGACTTTGTTTTCATGTCGCAAATATAATAATTTCATCCTTATTCAAGAAATATTTGATAAGTTTTGGTGTAAGTGTAACGGTGATAAGGCCACACTTACCGCCGCTGCACAGGCTGACGCACAGAGACTAGCGCAGGAAAAAGCCAACGCTATGGAGTGCGATTGTCCCAAAACATGGAGCGCTAGTGTAACGACGTCTAGCGGAAGCGGGAAGACGATAAATTACACCATACAATATAATAATCCATGTGGATCGGAAAAGACGTCTAGGATGACTATAGGATACAAAAAAACGAATGGTCAATGGGAGTATGAGGCAAGAATAGTCCCTATTCCTTCCGGATCAGGAACTTTCTCTGATTCTACAACAACCAACTACGGGATATCATCTGGAGCTTATGCTTATTATGAGGATGGTCAAGGAAGTGGATCTTGTTGACAATAAAAAAAGGAGAGGCTTATATAGTCTCTCCTTTTTGTTACGATTAGATGAATCTAAGATCTTCCTCCTAGTATGATTCAATATCCTACTAATATGTCTGGTACTTAATCCCGTTCTTTCCTTTATCTTATCATAGATATAACCCTTGGATACGTAAGCCGACATATCTCCCAGATCTTTTATAATCTTGTCATACATATCGTGCACCTCATTATATCTTATGATAGAGCTGTCTCTCATCCCTCTTTCGCCTATACCATCAACTATGGCGTCATTGAAACCAAAGAAATTGATTATTGATCTTATTAGATTCATGTTATTGAATTTTTTGTGTTTTCTTATTAATATCCATATCCGGGTTCTCATCCGTAGGGATCTGCAATTTGGTTACAGTTTCCCTTAATGTTTCGGAAACCACATATTCAAGAAGTTTGTCTGGGCATATGAAATCATAATCCCATTGAGATGTACATGGCTTATCTTTTTCAGCTCCACATCCCCCTAGCTCTAACGCCGCTTTTCTGTCGAGAGTTATAAGATCAACATTTATAGCCTCTATGTTAATATCTGGTATATAGATATATCCATCATTGACGTAATAATAATATTGATCTATATTACCATATTTACGTTCCTTATTATTAGCGTATTTTCTTAACGATATAGGAGTGAATATAATATCATCCATGATGTTCGATACCTTTATAATAGCCGGTCCTATACGGGTGTATATCATATCGGGCAATCTTTTCTTAGATCTCATAAGAACCCGGCATAACTTGAACTCATCAAAACAGCAATCAACCTTCCGGACTCTCTCCATCTCCAGACAATTGATATGGGTGTATAATGATTCCTCGCCGAACAAAGTACCGTCAGCGTATTTCTGGGCTATATAAGACCTTGCTTTTTGTCTGCCTATAGATAATATCCACCTCCTACTGACATGAGCGTCCTTATTGATGGAGTTCATATCATTTATGATCCTAGATACAAATTCTGAATTTTTCATGCATGAAATACTAAGGAGGGGATATACCCCTCCGGTTATTACTTCTTTTTCTTAACCTTGCCTCCACATTTCATTTGAGGTTTCTTTTTCTCGGAGACTTTGCCTCCTTCTGCCATCTTCTTTTTCTTAGCACATGCCATAATCTTACTTTTTTAATGTTAGTGATACAATATTAGTCATTTCTATCGAAAATAGAATAAACGAGGTTGATGAAACTACCAACTTACCGCCGCTGCACAGGCTGACGCACAGAGACTAGCGCAGGAAAAAGCCAACGCTATGGAATGCGATTGCCCTGAGCAGAAGACGTGGTCATGGTCTGTATCTATGAATAATGATTGCATGAGTCATAAGCAACTTGTCACATCAAGAGGATTTACGATTACGTATAATAATCAATGTGGTAGATCTATATCTGGTTCTGTGAGTGGTGTAGGATATACACAAAACGGAGAAGAGCAGGTCAATAGCGCTAGCTTCACAATTCCCCCGGGATCTGGGAGCAAGAGTGGAAGTGTGTATTTTAGCCGAGAAGTGGTATGTGGAGATGTAACAATCTCTGGTCATGATTCAGGTAATTGTTGACAATCACTGCTGTAATGGTTTTTTAATAAAAAGGAGAGACTTATTAGCCTCTCCTTTTTTTGTTATACATCAGAATCTTAACAGCTCCCAGATCCTCCCCCAGAAACACTTATGGATCCACATTGTACTCCTAAATCAAAACCTATGACACCGGTTTTTTTACCAGACCCAGTAGGTATACTTACGGTAGTACTTCCAGCCGTAACGGTTTGTCCATGATCATCCCTACCAGTAACAGTTACAGTTATTGATTTAGATGATCCACATTGATTATTGTAAGACACTTCATAGGAGCACCTTAATGTAGATGTAGAACCAGACAGGCCATTACAAGGATCACCGCTCAGCATAGCGTTGGCGCTCCATGTTTTGGGACAATCGCACTCCATAGCGTTGGCTTTTTCCTGCGCTAGTCTCTGTGCGTCAGCCTGTGCAGCGGCGGTAAGTGCGGCCTTATCACCGTTACACTTACACCAAGCGCCATTGTTTCCGCCAGAAACCCAGTAAGCGGAAGCCTTCGGAGCCGTACATCCTGACGGACAACCTTGCTTGGTAGCAGTAGCCTCTACATAATCATTACATACTCTTCCACTGCAACCCGCATCCGCTAATGCCTGAGCTTGAGATCTAAGACTCTCTATCTTATCGCTAGCCTGAGCGTTGGCAGAAGACGTGCTAGAAGCGCATATAGATCCAGAAGGTACATCCGGATAGGAGATCGTTACTCCACAAGGTCTATCAGATGGACAATTCCTACTAGTAGCAGATCCCCCTTGGAAACCGATCGTATTACAGCAAGCAGATCCATAGCTTAGATATTCCTCTCTTCCACAATCATTTCTGTATAAAGCTACACTTTCGCCAGATCTACACTCAGCCTCTCCTATTCTACTCCAAGAATTAGGATCACAACAGCTATCACAAGAACCACCTGAACATCCACAATCGCAAGACTCATGCAACCTGTTCTCAGTCTCGTCAGAGTGACATCCAGTGCTATCAGTCCTTCTATATCTAGCCCAAACATCACCACCTGAGCAATAGTTTCCGCCATCATAGCTCCAACCACTCCAATTAGGAGGAGTATCCTCGCAATCTCCGTTCTTATTAGCGTAAGCTTGAGCGGCGGTTCTGGTAGCCGAATTGCTTCTGAAAGCCTCCTGAACCTTATTGTTGGCATCAGCCTGAGAGACCGTTGATGTTATAGGATCTAATCCTAACGAGCTATAAGGAACTGATATAGCCACACCCTGTTTACAAGAGCCGCAATTATCCTTGTAGAAAGTAGCGCTTCCAGTACCGGTCCATACACAAGTGCCATGCTGGTTAGCGTAATCTTGTCCTTTCTGATCTAGGATCTGCTCAGCCTTGCTTCTGGCATCCGCCAAAGAAACCTTGCTGGTGATAGCCGTGCCGCCGTTGGCTTGTGTGGAGGTCACCGTTATCCTCTGGCCTACCCCGCCTTCGGCGCAGTTGTTCTTATAGAAGTCACGGCTTGCCACGTAAGTCCAGGTACATCCTCCGTTCTTATTGGCGTAAGCCTGACCCTCAGCTCCACGAACGGCATTCTCAGCTTTCTTATTGGCGTCAGCCAAAGATATGTTGGAGGTGTACGGATGTCCCGGAAGCTTGCTGCTGCTTACGGATACCATGTCTCCTACGCCGCCATCAGCGCAATTGTTCTTCTGGACCTGACCGGTATAGCTTCCTGTCCACGTACAAGTACCCTTCGAGTTAGCTACGCTCTGTCCCTGAGCCGTAACAGCCGCCAATGCCTTGGCGTTAGCGTCAGCCTGAGATACACATGACTTGAACTTGCCATCAGAGCTAGGACTTGGATCCGTAACATCATTCTGAGTCACGGTAACGGAGCTTCCAACCCCACCATCCGCACATTGACGAGTGAAGGCCTTAGATGCCGTACCAAACCAGAAGCATATCTTATTACCACCAGCTATATACCGCTCTTGATTATCAGGATCAGTGTAGCAGGTATTGGTATTACGTTGATGTAATTTAGAGATACAGTCCTTACATACGGTTTCGATAGTCTCCCAAACCGGTTGCTCATCCTTAGTATGGCACGTGTCATCATAATTCTTGTTAACGAACGCCTGACCCATCCTATCAATGTAGGCCTTAGCCAAAGCGTCAGCCTCCTCTTGTGAACGGGTAGAGGTAAAGAACTGTCCCATAAGATCCGGGGTTACGGTAATAGGATCAGCGTACTGGCAAGTAGGACACTTAGGAGTGAACTCCTTACTATAATTACCGACATATATCTTCAACTCATCACAAGTACCACGATCGTTGGCTATGGCCTGACCTTGCGCCCTGACAGCGGCCTTAGCAAGCTCGTCAGCGGCGAACTGGCTCTCGTATGAGTAGAATGGACCTCCGGTTACATCAGCCTCAGTAACGGTAACTGAAGACGGGATAAGACCGGACGGACAGTTATTCTTCTCGAACGCCTCGCTATAATGACCGGTATATTTAGGAGCCTCATGACAAGTACCACGCTCATCGGCGATCTTCTGGCCTTGATTCATTACAGCGGCCATAGCCACTAAATTAGCCTCATCTTGAGATACGCAAGACTGGAACGGATGACCTTCCACCATATCTTGTGTTACGGTGAACGGATCTCCTACCTGATTAGCGCCACAATTGCTCTTCGTGAACTCGAAGCTAGCCTTACCGGTATACATAGTAGCGTTAGAGCAGGTACCCTTGGTATTAGCCAAAGCCTGCCCTTGGGCTTGTACGGCGGTCATAGCCATAGCGTCAGCGGCGGTCTGCGAGTCGTTAGACTGGAATGGGTGTCCTTCTACCATATCTTGAGTGATCGTCACCTTAGATCCGATCTTGCACTCACCACAGTTGTTTCTCGTGAACTCCAAGGAAGCACGGCCGGTATACGTACAAAGGGCGTGGATATTGGCAAGAGCCTGTCCTTGGGCGTCAACGGCAGCCTTAGCCTTGCTGTTGGCATCCTCTTGAGACACGGTGGAAGTAAATGGATAACCATCAACCATCCTATCGTTTACCGTATAAGTGCCACCAGCACCAGTACCACAATTGTTACGGGTAAACGTACGTGTATAAGTACCGGTATATACAGGAACCTTCTCACACTTACCTTTCACGTTAGCCACATCCTGGCCTTGAGCCTCAACAGCGGCCTTAGCCTTGTTATTAGCGTCCTCCTGAGATACGGTAGATCTAAAGTCTCCTGTCACCATAGTCTCGTCTACAACAACCTTAGTACCATACTGGGTCTCATCGCAATTATTACGGGTAAATTCCTTACTGTATTTACCATGATATACGACCTTCTCCTTACATTCACCTTCAAGGTTAGCTTGTTGTTGGGCGTTAGCCTCAAGATCGGCCTTGGCCTTATTGTCGGCGTCCTCCTGCGAGATAATAGAGAAGTACTTACCGGCGGCTACAACATAAGTATAAGGTTGACCGATATGGAACTCATCGCAATTGTTTCTAGTGACTGTCTTCTCCATCCTAACGTTATAGTAGACGTTAGTCTGACAATCGCCACGCTCGTTGGTGATAGCCTGACCTTGCGCCTCAACAGCATCCTGCGCCAGCTTATTGGCGGCATCCTGTGATACTGTAGAAGTGAACGGATAGCCGGTACACATCTTCTCATCCACGGTAAAGTCAACAGGCGTAGAACCTTCAGGACAATTGGTTCTCTGGAATACCTTAGAATACGATCCGGTAAATACCGGTATCTTCTCACAATTACCCTTGATATTAGCTATATCCTGACCCTGAGCCTCTACAGCGGCTTGTGCTAACTTATTAGCCTCCTCCTGAGATACGATGGATCTAAAGTCTCCTGTAACCATCGTCTCATTAACAACCACATCCGTTCCGTATTGAGTGGAGTCGCAATTGTTACGGGTAAAGGTCTTGCTAAACTTACCATAATAGATATTCTCCTTAGGCTTACACTCACCTTCCAGATTAGCTTGTTGTTGACCATTCTTTTCAATATCCTCAAGAGCCTTCCTGTCGGCGTCCTCTTGAGAGATAGAAGACACGTACTTACCCTCAGGAACGATGTAAACATATTCCTGACCGTCACTAAACTTATCACAATTGTTACGGATAAAGGTTTTCCTTTGCTCCTCGTTATACCAGATGTCAGTTATACACTCACCATGTTCATTGGCGTATGCCTGACCATTTAGGGCTATATCCTCCATAGCCTTAGCGTCAGCGTCCTCCTGTGAGATAAACGACTTGTACGTCCGCTCCTCAACCACATACAAGACAACCGAACCGTGCTGGTTAGCTAGACAGTCATCCTTGGTAAACGGCTGAACCATCTTGATATTATAATAAACGGGCTTGGCATCTTGAGCTATCATATACTCCTTAACAACACTACCGTCCTTTGACGTTATACGGAACTTAGCCGTACAGATCTGACCGGTGTAATTAGCCTTGTATACGATGTTAAGCTTATTATCGCCTACCCCATGGCTCTTGTCGTTAATGGCAAAGCAATTACCCTCAACGCAATTCTTATCTACTTCCCTTGCCATGTCAATCCTCCTCTATTCTCCATGAAACATTATCTCCGGCCTCTACCCTCACGATCTGGGTATCACCATCCTTATTAAGCGTCAACCTTTGCGGATCCACGTTAAAGGGTGGTTCCGGTTCCGGCTCCTCGCTGCCATCGCCGCAAGTGCAACATACCAGTTCAATATCATACTCGGTATTGGACTTGATATCGATAACGACCTGACCGTTCTCACTAGTCACGTTATCAAAGTCATGATCAAGTATAATATAAGGTATATCATTAGGCTGTTGATTGATATTAACAACCTTGCCATTCAAGACAAACATCTCATGATGCTCCTCGTTATCCATGTTCTTAGGCATGGCTATAACGAAGCTAGCGTCATACAGGTCAGTGGCTCCCGGATCCTCAGGATCGGCGTACACCACGTATCTGCTATCCTCGTCAGGTATCTTGACGGATAGCCCGTTGACGTTCATAGACACCATATAGCATTTACTTACCGAACCACCAAGAGTAAGGCAGGAGGCCTTGACCGAGGCGGAGTTAAGCTTGGCGTTGATGACCGCCGTCCCGCCCTCCATGTCAAACATGATATTGGCCGGATCCACGCTCACCCGCTCCATACCCTTCTGGGTTATGGTAGCGAGTTTCGTTACCTTGCCTTTCTCGACCGCTACGTAAGTCTCCCTAGGCAACCTACCCATCCATCCCGGCTCTACCTTGATCGCCACCTTGTCGGGACCGGTACCGGAAATCTTGTCGTAGGACACCCATGAGGAGCCTTGCTCGATCTTAGCAAGAATATCTTTTAAATTATTCATATCATTCCGCTTGAGTTATAGTCCATTTATCACTCTTGCCTACGATAATCTCCAGAATCTGCTCACCGCCCTCAGGAGGATACTCGAAGTTAGTAGGCTTAATCTCAAACACGCTGGCGCCACCACAACCAAGATCGCAGATCATGTCCGGCAACCATCCCTCCTCGAAAAAACGCTCTATAAGCTCCCTGACGGCCTCTGAAAAAGAATCAAGCTCCAACCTGTCTGCTGGGACAGACCCTTTCTTAAGTGTCTCACCACATACCCAACCGTCACACTCGGAAGCCAAGACCGTATCATACACTCTCTTAGCCATAGCATGAAGTATTTAAAATATTACTATTCAATGTAGTATATACGATATTAACATCAGCGAACTCATCGCCCATGCAATACCTTTTCTTGAACTTAATGGATCTACCAGAAACGACATACCCGTCGTTAGGTACGATAGTACCGCAGTAGGTCACGCTAAGAACATTCAGAGGCTCGTATCTTAACCTTACGGCCTGCACTCCCTTAAACGAATCCCTTTGGATGGACGCCGTTGCTCCAGATACGGCAACCAGCTTCCTTACCAGAGACTCGATTACGCTATTCATGCCATCTCCGTTCCTGATATCTGCCTCAGGAAAAGACTGACCATCATATATGATCTGGGAACTGTAGATACTACATTCATTCCCCGGTCTATATTCCGGCTTACATGGATTACAGTTATTCCTCATATCAAATCAATTTATTAATCATTCTCCTTAATTCAAGTATCTCAGCATCCCTGTCCCGTATAGCCTTTATCATAGCGTTAAGGACATCAGACATATCGCAGCTGGGAGATAATCCCAATGACTCCACACGTACCTTGTCTCCTGGATAAACACAGTCGGTGCTCATGTACGTAGAGCACGGTACTTTCGTATCGTCTACAGTAGGCCTGTATTGTTTCTTGTTACAACCATTCATTGTTACCATACCTCCTCTTCAGTTCCGCTATCGCCACCGCCATTACCGGCGTTGACAAGCTCGTTTATAATCTTCTTCAAATCCAGAACCTCGCGATGGTATAAATCTATCTGCTTATCCCTAGACGCTATAATACGCCTCAATGAGTCTACAACGACAGAGATATCAGTGCCTTTCTCTATACCGTCCACCACCAACTCATCACCTGAGTATAAGACGCATTTATCATATAAAACTATAGGACATCCATAGCCAACACAAGGCTCGTCCTGACAATCCCTATCGCAAGGATCACAAGGATCCTCAGGGCATTTGTTAAGAAACCTATCTATCTTAACGCCATGACAACACTCTTCGGGACGTTCCCGTGAATGATCATGACAACAACCACCTGTATTACACATATTAATAATATTAATGTTTTTAGCAAAGATACTTATTTGGTTTGGAAACAAGACAACATACGTTATTAAACAATATAAGGGATACGTCATTCGCATCCCCTATACCCATAAACCATAACAACAAGATAAGATCAGGACTTCAATTTAAGAACAGGATTACCCCATCTGTCTTTCCACTGCCTTCCCAAATCGTTTATAACGCCATCATAGTCTTTTATATATCCAGCCTTAATAGCATAAGATATATTTCTTTCTATTGATACTATCATATCCAACTCCTCGAAGGAAGCCCTATTTCTTATCCCTTCCTCATGTACGCCAAAAACAACAAAATTTATACCCTTAGCAATTCTTGATAGCGATTCCTTTAAATTGCTCTTATCGCTTATAAGCGAAGATACACTGCTGCACATCTCTATATAAGCGTCACCAGCTGCATTTCTTACCCCTACGATATTATCAACAAACCACATTACGACATCGGCGCAAACCTCAGGACTCATTTCCATAGCCACCACAAGGAAAAGGTATGGGTTCATATACCACATCTGTCCATCCCCCTTTCCCTTTCTGCACGCCAATCCCATTTTGTTTAAATCACTAAGATTTAGGGTCTTGTTTTGTAGGCTGATATTTATCCGCTTACATAAATCCCTGTTTTCCAGTCTACTAATTATTTCCCTACATTTCTCCTGAAAGCCATCATACTTAATAATATCATTAAGCTTCTTAGGGGATAAACCCTTTTTAAGCCTATCATCAGACAAGACCTTCATAGCTAAAGTGATGTTAACAAAACCATTATCACTGAGCGCAGGTATAACAACGCCCATCAATCTCCTATCAGAAGATTTGATTTCAACCCGACTTTTCATAACTTTGAACAATATTTTAAATTAAACATAATACCTATCGGTTCGAGATGAATAGATAGGTATGCAAATATAAAACATATTCAACATACAAACAACTGTATTGCAGTATATAAACTTATCACCATTGATATATATACAAAAAAATGGAGGAGATATACAATCCCCTCCAAACACTAAATCAACTATTATGGAAAACTAAACGCGCATCATCACCAATAACATTGATCCTCTTGATCAATATTCTCAATCCATTTCTCGCACTCAAGATTAAGATCAGCGTACTCCTGCCCCTCTACCATCAAGACCTCACGAGCCTTGGCGTTGGCATCCTCAACCGATATCCATGACCTAAACCCGTTGGCTTTGATAGAGTAATATACTTTACCGGACTTATATCCGAACGGACATATCTTCTCGAACCAATCACCGATCTTCGTATTATAGAATACAGGTGAACAACTACCCTCGGCGTTAGCCTTCTCCTGACCTTCTTTCATGAACTTCCTATAGGCTAACGTATCGGCGTCTATCTGGGAGATATCGGATATGACAGCTCCGGCTGGTAATTCATACACAATACCTTCCTTGCCTGATGTGCCAGCCTCACAATCGTTCTTGTAAAACAAGCCACGAAAAGGCTGTGAGGCCCAGTCCTCGCAGCAAGCCCCGACGGAGTTGGCCTCTCCCTGCCCGATCCGTCCAAGCTCCACCCTGGCCTTATCATTGGCATCTTTCTTAGATACGTAAGAGACAAACCTGCCTTCCTCTACGCATATTTGTTCCTTGGATCCCTTACCGCTTACGCAATTGTTCTTGATAAACTCATCGCATACCTGATCATTATACCATACAGCCGGTATTATGTCGGCATATGTATTGGCGTAGTCCTGACCGTTTGCGTTGATATCATCCTCAGCCTTGCTGTCAGCCTCCTCCTGCGTATCGCCAAAATAGACGTTGGCCGGGACCCGGTAGTCAACAGAGCCGCCCACGTACCCGGCAGGCGGGTTGTTTCTGGTGAACGTCCGTACTATTTCTTTATTACTGTATATCATTACGATTCACTTTGTTACAAAGATAGATATTTTACCAATATGAGACACATAACCGTAAATGCAAATATACAGTTACCTAATCATTAGTTTTTTGGCAAAAAAATGGAAGGTGATTATATACAACTTTACACTACAAATATATAGATTATTTTTATATATAAATAATAATCTATATATTTGTGCCATGAGATTAGTCGAACAACATATAATCAAGCAAAGCTCAATATATTACAATGAGCTTCAAGACCTGTTGCATAAGTGCAAAAACTTATACAACAAAGGATTGTATGTTGTTAGGCAACATTACTTTCAATATAAGGATGATAATACCGTTAAGTATAAATACCTCAACTACTACTCTCTTGAAAAGAAGTTAAGAACAGAAGATGACGTTGATTATCGTGCTTTACCGTCACCGGTAGCCCAACAGGTATTGATGATGGTTGACCAGAATTTCAAGTCCTTCTTCAATCTTCTTAACAAAAAAAGGTAGAGGTGAGTATTCTGAGAAAGTAAGAATACCTAAGTATCTTGATAAAGAAGGGATGTTTATGGCCGTTTTCCCAACAACAGCCTTTTCTCAGAAATGGATAAAACAAGGTATTGTTAAGTTGCCAAAGCAATTCTCTTTCACCACGAGAACCAACAAGCAAAATATCCAACAACTCAGGTTCGTCCCTAAGAATGGATATATTATGCTTGAGATTGTGTATAATAAGAAAGAGAAAGATCTTATGTATGATAACGGTAATTACCTTGGTATTGATCTTGGACTTAACAATCTTGCATCTTGTGTATCAAATACCGGTTCCTGCTTTATTATCAACGGTAAGCCTCTAAAATCTATCAACCAGTATTACAATAAAAGACTAGCATATTTAAAATCAAGATTAAAAGACAATAAACAAGTATCAAGACAAATAAGATCGTTAACCAACAAAAGGAATAATAAGATCAAGGATTATCTGCATAAAGCCAGTAGGGTATTGATTAATCATGTAGTTTCTAATGGCATTAATACGATCGTAATCGGTCATAACAGATGCTGGAAACAAGAAATCAATATCGGAAAACGAAACAACCAGAACTTTGTATCTATTCCTTTTAATATGTTTATCTCAATGATATCATATAAAGCTACACTTGAGGGTGTTAATGTTAAGATCGTTGAGGAATCCTATACCTCAAAATGTAGTTTTTTGGATAACGAGCAGATCTGTAAGCATGAGGAATATGCCGGAAGACGTATCAAACGAGGATTGTTCAAGACATCTTCCGGCAATATTATTAACGCCGATATCAATGGTGCGTTTAACATCATTAGAAAATCGGCAAAAGAAGCCTTCGATGTAAGTACCTTACCAGAAGGTAGAGGGTTTTGGTGGAACCCGGTACGGATTTCCGTATAAATGTATATTGTTTTACGCTTTTGGTGTAAAATAGAATATAATCACCTTGCCGTATATCATTGTGATTCACTTTGTCACAAATATACGATTAAAATCCAAATCACAAAGGAAGAGCCTTTTTGCTTCTCAAAACCTTATACAGATAATCCCTTAACTGTTCCTCGGTAACTATATATCCAAATTCAATCATCTTAGCTATATCAATCTCCAGCTCCATCAACTCTTTAGCCTTAGCCTCCTCTCCAACAGAATTTCTTATCATAGTCTCATGAAGCCCATAGACAATAATATTTACGGATCTAGCCAAATCTTGTATTTTATCCCTTAGTCTTGAAGGTTCAACTATTTTAGACAAAGCGGAAGACATCCTCTTATAGGCATCACCAGCTTTATCCCTGTAATCTATAAGTTGATCATGCACAAATCTCAATACCTGAACTTCGAATCTAGGATTTATCCACATGGCAAATTTTATAAACAACAGAGGATGCATCCATACCTTATCAGGAGTCTTACCATGCTTAGTCGTCTTACCTTTCACTTTTATAACTAATTGATTATCACCAATGTCGATTTTTCTCCTATGGCTTTCATCCTCAGATAAAGCACTAACAAATTCCTTAGTTCTACTACTATTCATAAAATCATCAAGCCGTCTTCTCGTGTTCTCAGGATTATCATTCCATTGCTTAAGTAAACTATTGGCATCAAAATAACCATCACTAGTTCTTTGAAAAACGTTAAAATCACCCATCTTTCTTGTTAAAACATTTACTGTCTTCATTTTTTTAATCTAATTTTGAAGTTAATAATTAATTACTTTATGTCCGCTCCCTCGTGAGAGTCGGCGGACATACAAAAATAGCCAATTGGTGTGACAAACACAATCCAATTGGCTATTTTTAATATCCTAAAATCAGGACATTAATTACCCATTGCAAATCTTATCTTCAATAGCGTAAAGGATTTTCGATACGGTCTTATCGCCATTTATCTTAACACAAGACTCGCCGAGATCCCGGACATCTATAGCCTCCCTGATACGGGTTAGCTCTTCGTATATCTCCTCTATCACGTCGGAGACCATAACACACTCATCAGAGTCCTTATATTTTGACCACTCTGGGAGATCACCCTCGTAGGGTACGCAAGTGGACGGAGTTATATGTGAACAGTTATATTTTTTCATGCCAGCAACTTATTAACACGTTCCTTTAACGATCTTACCTCATCCGGGCATAACCCGCAATCATTATCGCATAATGACCTTTGCAGACGAATTATCTTGCCCCAATAAGATACATCGGGCTTGTCCCCGATCCTATACCTATGGTACCTCATGTATCCACTCCATTGGCAAGAAAGCCATTCATCTACGACCTTACATAGATCTATTCTATCAAGGTTTGATATAGATTGCGCGCCCATCTAGTATCTCCTTTCTTATTTCTTGTACCTCCTCGTCAGGCGGGCATCCATATGGCAGGTTCTTGATCCACTCACGGATCTTCTTCTGCATGTTGAGATAGACGATACCCACGTCACCTATGGTACGGGTCTGTTTGTATATGCTCACCACGTCACGCTCCATGGTCTTCAACGGATCGAGCATGACCATACAACCGGCGGTGCTCCTAGAAGCGTATTCCATATCGCTAACAACGGTAGAGGAAGCACGATTCATCATACTTCTCTCAATTCTTTCTCTCTCGGCCTTTAACGCCTTTTCCTTACAAGTATTACAACCCACGACTAAATATTTTTATGTTTAACAATCCACGCAATTGGTAGCCATCTCAAGAAGCTCTCCTACACGATCAATGATCTCATGAGCCGCCTCTATGTTATCCAACCTGACATTAGCTTCCGCTACAGTCATAAGCGTCTCCATCTCCTGTATCTTATTTATAAGATCCTTATCCTTGTCCTCGCATAAGATATCAGTCTTAATCCATAGCCGATCAAGACGTCTACGTATAAGATCCGTCTTAAGATACTTGCGACTGAAGTTGTAAGTAGAAGGGCTACCTATGATCTTGATATCATATATACCATCAGGTAGATCAAGGTACTTGACATTACAATCATCGTAATTAAAGCAATTGAGGCCTAATGTTAAGCTGGTAAAGGTATTGACCTGATTCTTGCCAAGGAACAACGTAACGGGGTCGGACATGCCCGGAGTAGTGATCTCGATAATCGCCTTCCTGTCCTCCAGCAGCCCCCACTCAGACTCATCCAATACCTGAAGCACCTTAGGATCACGTGTCTCTAGCACCTGAAATGACAGCCGAATATCATTCATATTAACCTTCTTATCGTACCGGCATAAGCTATCGTCATAACGGGCTTGCATATCAAGATCCGGGATATCGGTATAATATGTCTTAACCTCATGACCGTTGATAAACACCGATGTTATCTGACAAACATGAGACCTAGCGACATCAAAAAACACCATCCTTACATTACCCTCATAATCGACTCCCGATGTCGGGTATGTCAATATCTGGGTATTATACTCACCATCGTTACGCCTAGCTACGACAGTAATTACGATAGGCTTCTCTATATCGTAATCATCCATGATAATCCTAGCGGCAAACTTATCATGAATTATCTTCGGTATGATATTGATCTGATTCATCTTAATATCTTTTTCACAAAGATACTAATTTGATCGATAAAACAAACGAGGCTATAAGATAAGAGCATCAAGAAGATCCTGCTCGCTTAGAATTATACCTCCATTGATAGCCATAGACATAGCTAAATAAAGACATAAGCATGTGAGATCATATCTAAGCATTCTACTCCTAAGAGATACAATAAACTTTTTAAGGTCAGGATTATCCCCAGCCAAAGACATATAGCCGCTAAAAAGGAACGTATTGTATATAGGATCGGATGTAGATGATTTGATATCGCTGTAAGACATACCACAAATATCTACCCACAATCTTATAGATTTGACGACTATCTCCTTTACGAGAGACTTATTCAACAAACATCCGAATCTGACCAAAGCCACTATATCTCCCCACTTCTGATCGGATATCTCTTTAATAACATACATCGACCCATTCAAAGGATCTTTTACGACAGATGACAGTATATTCTTACATCCAATGGAATCCGATAGCTCTTGGATATTAAACATATTATTATCGTGGTTAAATACGATGGACATATCTCCACCTCTTATGATACTAAAGCTACTCATCACGAATCCTCCACAAAAGAATTAATATCAAAACAGTCATCATAAGAGCATAGGCCAGGCTCATATCCTTCCTTGCCATCCTCTATGTCAGAAATAGCTCTATCAGCAATAGATCTTAACTCTAATAGACTTACACCTAAAAAATCTAAGGCCTCTTTCAAGTACTTATATAAGGACGAGGTTTTAACTTCCTTAAACCCCTCGTGAATCAAATGACTATTGAATATACTGAAAAGAACTTTATCATTCCTACCGTCAAACCTTTTACCATTGTTTTTAAGACTACCATCAGAGTCAATCATCTTCCTTATCTTACTCGCAGATCTGGTATTTATGATATTCACCATAATCATAACTTTGTAGTCAACAGCGGCTCTTCTAGCTTTATTAGCCCTCCCCTTTGAACTTACAGGTGTATTGTCCTCGCCGCCAATATACCTGAACTTAGCCTTGCCTACAAAGCATGATGGATAAACCTTGCGAATATTCCACTTATAATTATAATTACCGATTGATCTCATGATCGACAACTCGCTATCAACTACCATCGATATCATCTTATAAGCCTTCTCAAAACACTTAAACGATCCTACATACTCATAGATAAACCGGTACGTCATACCTAGCTTAAAATCTTTATCAGATATCCTATTAAACACTATAGCTCTATCAAAGTTGATGATAATAGCCATAATAATCTTAAGCCTAAAGTAGGGAGGTATATAAATATCATCAGGACTGATGTTCCTAGGATTAGCCGTGGTATAATCAGCGCCAGCGAAAGTATCTCTACGTTTCTTGAAATTACGCGGATATATAGGCTGACCTTTAGATAGCTTAATGCAAGTACACCCCTCATCTACCTGCTTCTTCTCAGCCTCGGTATACACCGGAAATTCCTTTATCATAGAAGAGCATTTCCTTATATAATTCAAGTCGAAATTCATATTGTTCATATTTTGTCCACTTCAAATATAAGCAAAATATAAGACCTTTAAAAGAATAAGATGAATTAATTTTCCCATATATCACCATTATTATTTCATTAATAACATAACTTGCTGAAACACAGTTGTCCATTTTGTGACATGTGTAATAAGAAGCTTCGCCTCTTTCTGAAGCAAATCCCATTATAAAGCATTCCTTTATTTAATTCTTACCAATTTCTAATTAATAACCCTATTAATGAAATGATGTTAGCTAACGCCTTTTATTATCTAAAGTAAACATCCAAAAAACATTAATTTAAAAATGAGTAGTATGTTGGCAGATAAAGATCTTAATAATCCCACTCAAGACTCTTTATGATTGTATTATTGAGATATTTACTATATCCTTACATTCGATCTTATTTGGCAGATGACTACTATCTTTAAACATAATGATCCTATATGTTTACTTCTTTTCTGCGCTAAAGCGTGAAGTGCCAAAGGGAATCGGCAGGGTTGGTCGTGAGTCGCTCCGCTCCTGGCCGGCCATGGGAGGCAGCCACCAGCCCCACGTCATGACGCCGCCACCTTGTTTATTGGCTTCCAGCAAGAGTCACCTAAAAACAATACTTGTCTATACAATTATCTCTACGGCTCCAGAAGTTAAATAAGAACTATTTGGCTTTAAGGGAAGTTGTTAGTTAAAAAGATGGTTAATTAAGTCATCTGGTCAAATAAAATCTTTATATTCGCGTCACGGTCGGTTGGATGAGTTGGTTTAGTCGGTGGTCTGCAAAACCATATACCCCGGTTCGAATCCGGGACTGACCTCATTTTGGTTTTGGTTGGTACGTGGGTAAGGATGAATGTAGGGGATTATGGTAGATCATAATCCCTTTCTTTTTGGAGGTTCAAAATCTGACTCCCATCTAGCTATATCACTTATCCTGAAATCGTCCATCATAAAATTTCCGTTATCCATACCATCACCTCGTGTATTAATACCTAGGTTATAAGACCTAAGGGGAAGCGTATTATTGGATTTCGTGTTAATAATAAGTGTACCATTAACAAAACATCTTAATATGTCATATTCATTACTGCTTCTGACTATAGCTATATGATACCATTTGTTTTCCTCAACTCTATCAACATGCCAACCAGCTTGTTGAGCTTGAAATAAAAAATAAAAACCAGTACCTGTTAAAACTACACCAAAATAAAAAATACCATTAGGATATTCATGCTCAACCAAACAACTTGTAACAAGATTGGTTGACTTATACCAAAAGTCTATAGTAAATGGATGACCGTCATAAAACAGCTCAGGCAATAACGATTCTTTGGTGTTTATGATAGTATAAAGAAAAGGATCCGTTTTGTTATATTGGACACATTGTATTGAACCATCGGTGATAAGATTGCCATTATTGGCTATAAAGAGATTGCCAGAGGGAGTAGGATTCCCCTCTACCTTAAAATTACCATTGAATCTCATTAAGAATCTAGTATGATCGTCAATCACCCCCCCCCCTAGTACATTCAATCATTCTTCGTCTCATAAAACCTTCATCTTCTTTAGCAAATATATTAAAACCAATAATATCAACAATACACTAATTGATGTGATAGCTATTGGCCATCTTGATTCTTTCTTATCATCTACGTCCTTATGCTTGATGTCTGTCTTCTTGTCAATATCCTTAACACCGGTAATCGTCTTATCAATGCCAAGGGAATCAGCCGTCACCGTGCTGTCCCGCCGGCCAATGACGATATGGGTATCTGTCTGCGAGGACACCGGTCGCTCCCCCGTGGCAGGATCAACATCCTTGTCCGTATCGAACTCTCTCTCCGTTATAACAATATCGGCATTAAGATCAGATGTCTTGATCTCTACGATCTTCCGATCCATGACCTCATCTATCATCGTCTCTATCCTGCTGATCAACCGGCTATCAATAGACGTTTCGCTAACCTGCCTCCTGCTTCCACAAGAGGACAGGGACAGCGACAGACCTAAATAAAAAACAGCCTTAAGACTTATCCTTAACCTCATCATCCGCAATCTTCTTTATATCGTCAAACGTCTCGTCAGGTATGTTCTTGGAAAAACTAAACATCTTGAATACGTTTATCCTCTTAAACACGGCCTTGAATACCTTAACCAAATAAGCATCAGCGAAAGTATCCCCTATGGTATTCAAGAAAAGCATGACATATCCCACAAGGGCTATATACACACCATATTTGGTTACGGTAAGTATCATACTAGCCTCCTCCTCGATCGGGTATAGCGTCTTATATATAACACATAATGTCATTACTATAAAACAAGACAAAGCGAACTCCTTAAGAATATCAGTTAACCTGACCTCCCTAAACCATCTCTTGAAACTAAACCGTCTTCTACGGCTTCGTCGGAGCTTCCAGCCCCTTACGCTTTGCGCTAACCTAGCCAAAAAATTCGCTATTAATACTATAAGTAATACGGTCAATAAATGATGCACTGGCTGGAAGTAAGCCCAACAAGAGGCACCATACGCAAGCGCTATATTCCATAAGCCCCCCACTCGCTCTATCATGTCTTTGTCTTTCATTTTATACCCCACTCGCAAAGTTAACTACTATACCATTAAGTACCTAAAACACCACGGCGTGTATACCGTTCCTCGTGTCAAGACTATCAAAATGCAACCAACCCACCTTCCCTTCAAGCCGGAAAGGATATGGTAACATATCTTGATGATCCAAGATCAAGCCTCTGGCCTGTTCCGCCGTCATTGACTTGACATCGAAATCCCCAGCCTTACCCAACACATGAGCGGATAGATAAACATCTTTCTTATCCTTAACTATCTGGCAGATGTTGCATCTAAGACCACGTTGGGAAAACTGCCCCTGCTTGTCCCAATTATTACAATACATAGGCTGTTTGATTATATCCCTACGTAATATAAGTAAATTATGGAGAAACTCTGTGTCAAGGAACTGCCACGATCTTTCCTTCCACTTATTGTATGTATGGGGACATACCAATTCTACTATGTCAAAATACGAACCTAATTCTTTTACAATATCATTCCTATTCATGTCAAGCTGGTTTTATCGTCCATTTCTGGGCGTAATTATTTTTTAATACATATATTTTCTCCATAGGCGTAGCGGGAGATCCGTTGGACTGACCTTTCACGAATCCCTCGGGGGCCTGCTCCGTGCCGGAAGGACGCTGGTTTTCGGTTGGATAAATAGCATTATACATGCTTACCGAAAGACTATAGAACTGGTTCCTCTTCCCATCCTTAGCCACGGATGTCATAGTAATCTGATCCCATCCTACAACAAGGTCGTAGAAAGAGTTCACGAAATCATCTGATCTTTTTTGGCTATGAGTAGATGCATTCACGCTAAACCGTGTAATAGCCCTCATCTCATAAATATAATCCGGAAGCTTATCCATTCTAAGACTATTGCTATGATTGGCGGTAAAACCTGTAAGATGATCCAATCCTCTACCCGACATATTATCATCATTCCAATTCGTCCTCCTTTCTCCACTCATCCAGTCGTTTAAAAAATAAAAATCAGTAATATTAGGATTTATCTTATCTACCTCGAAAAAAGGAAGGGTGTTTATATCAAAATAATTCCACATATCAGAAGGGCCTTGAGTTATATTCAACGAAGTTAATTTAGGAAGATCATTAAACTCCTTTATATACCTATCCAAATAACATGAGGACAATTCAAGGGTTTGAAGATTTTTCATATTCTTTATATTCCTTATCCCGCTAGATTCTATATCCCTAAGATCAAGCATATTAAACATATTTAAATAATATACCTCTGTCTTACTGGTTATAGCCTCAGGCATTACGGTCATTCTTTGCCCCGTATTTTGAAGACCAATATAAATTAATTTATTAGATCTCGACAATTTATCTACCGGTATGCCATCATTAACATACATCGTATGCGATACGACCAAAAATTCAAGACCCGGAATATCTACGATCGGGAAAGCCGTCATCTTACAAACTTGAATATTGGCATAATAAATATCACAAGTAAAATCTATCGATACAGCCCGTTGTACGTCCCTCCTCCCATCAGCGTAAGCATGATTATCCACAGGTACGTATTGCGATCCATCCTCCTTCCTGAACCACCACGTAGTATTGGGATTTTTCTTGTGTTGTATTGCCAAAGAACGGAATATGATACGATAATTATCCTGCCCTTGTACCTTGGTCATAGGAAACTGTTCCTTTATTCCATCCCCCCAATCCACATTAGCCATACCGGGCTTTCTGGATCTAAACTCAACAAACGTATTATAAGGATCACCAACCACAGGATCGGGTACATAATTATAATCATCAGTATAATAATTCCTAAGTGCCCTATCCCATGTAGTGAACCACACGAACTTATTTGATGAAGCCTCATATTTATATAATGTCTTAGCCATTACCTATCTTGTTAAAATATTCTACAATAACATTCCTGTCCAATCCCATAGAATCACATAAATACTCCCCTTCTGGTTGACCCCCAAACGATAATACCTTATCCGTATCATGAGCTAAAACATCTCCATTGCCTACAAAGGTACGCCCATCGTCAAATACGATAAGCTTATATGGCTTATATGACCTCGTGTCAATATCAGAAGATCGTATTGACCTTAACACCGAAGCCTCTGGCGCCATACTAAACCTCCATCCATAATTATTCATAAGCACATAAACCATCTCCATAGGAGTCGACGGAGAGCCATTAGACTGACCCTTTATAAAACCAGAAGGTGCCTGTAATACGCCACTAGGCCTTTTATCAACAGGTTTGGCAGCCGAATACAAACTTAGATACAATCCATAAAACTGATTCCTTTTGCCATCGGAAGCAGAGGAAGACATAGTGAGATAATCAAACCCCATCACCTTCTCATATAATGTTGATATAAACGTATCACATCGACTTTGGGTTGACAAGGAGACATGCATATAAAAATTACTCATGGATCTCATCTCATATATATAATCCGGTAGATTACTTACATCTATATTACTATGGCTATATGAGACGGTAAGGCTAGTGATGTTTTCCAGCCCCTTGCCGATCATATACGGATGCCAGCTCACGACAGACCCATACCATCTATTTATATGATCGAAGGTCCTTAAGCTAGGATTTATCTTATCCACCTCATCCATAGCCGGGCATGTATTAGGGTCAAACGATGGCATGGCCACTCCCGGGGATATATATAATTCTTTTAGCTTGCTAAAAGACAGCCATTCCCTTGGATATACCCTAACCCTGCAACCTGCCAAAGATAATGTTACAAGATTAGGCCACATAGAGGGGAATTTCCTTATATTAGAAGACTCCGTATCATTAAAATCAGCCGTTCGACTTAAATTAATGCCTTTTAACTTAGTCAACCTATCCCAATCGTCTGGTATGGATGTCAATGTCCCTACACCTAATTCATTAAGTGTTATATACTCTATATTTACCGATCTACGTATCCTATCTTTAGGAATATCGGTTATATTCCCATCGCCGGTAATGGATAAGATTAAGTTGATAATACTTGGGGCGTCTAATATCGGAAATCCTACCATCATTATCCTTGCTGTTTGAACGTATGTAATATCATTCGTAAAAGTCATGGTAATGACCCGCTCTTTATCTAGCCCATCAGCGTAAGCGTGATTGGGCTCAGGGATATACTCACTCCCATCTTCCTTATAAAACCACCATGGATGGCTATCCGGATTCTTACGATAACTTATATTCCTTCTCCTGAACATCAACCTATATCGCCCGTATATGGATTCGCTCCTATCCTTCACGAAAGGGAATTGCTCTTTATTCCCGTCACCCCAATCGACCTCACACATTCCTGGGGTCTTGGAATAAAACTGTATACTTTCATTGTAATTATTAACATCCAATATAGGATCAGGCACGTCATCAGTAGTATCATTCCTGCTAACGCCCCTAAAAGCATATTTGCCTTTAGTAAAAAAGGTTATAGAGCCTTTATTCGTATCCTTACATATTAATTTCATACCTCTCCCTCCTCTATTCTCCTGAAATACTCGACAACCGGTGAGCTGTCCAATACCAGATCGTTACAGATATCCATAGCCTCGTATTTGTCGGCGAAATTATACTTACTCATATTATCATCCAACACGTCTCCGCTGAACACGGATACATGACCGTCCTTTACGCCAAGGACGAACGGGGCGATCCTAGTCTTCCCCGCCCGCCGTGCCCTCGTAAGGGCGGCCTTGGAAGCCGGGGCAGGGGCCAAGACCCATGTCTGCCCGTAGTTATTGGTAAGTACATACACCTTCTCCATAGGCGTCGTAGGATTACCGTTGCTAACACCCTTAACAAACCCCTCAGGGGCTTGATAAACGCCAGATGGTCTCTTATTAGTAGGAGCTGAGGCAGTATATAAATCTAAGGTGAGTTTATAAAACTGATTCCTATTACCGTCAGAAGCCGTCTGCGACATCGTTATATAACTCCACGACATTATCTTATCATAAAACGTGTTAACGAACGTATCAGCCCTCTCCTGCGTATTTATAAATCTACCTTCATCACGCAAAGTCCATATCCTAAATTCCCTTATCTCATACAAGTAATCCGGAAGATCGTCTACCGGCGCCGTACTTGAAGAACAATACATATTATGGATCTTATTTAACTTCCCTCCCACTAAATCCTGCTTCCATGAACTACCGTGAGCCATAAAAGTAACGCTTTCCTTATCATCCCCTACCTTATCCACCTCATCAAATACAGGTATATTATTCCGATCGCTAATAATGCTTATACTTTTTGCCGGAATAGAATCAAATGCAGGGTCATACGAAGGTATATTGCACCAATTGAAATTAAACTCTGTAAGATTCTTCCATTCCGAGAATCTTCTCCAATTCGAATCAGGATTATCAGCGAAATTAAAAATACTATTACATCCGAAATACCTCAGATTTTTCATATTTAAAAAACCTTCCGGCCAATTGTCCCAAACACCAGGATGAGAAAAAGCCCCCATCTGTATATTACGAAGATTAACGCTCTTACTTATCCTGTCATATGGGATATCGCCATTTTTAAGAACGGATCTGGACATAGCCAAATAAGTTATATCAGATAGATTAACTACAGGAAACTCATGGAGGACAATACCATCCATATTGAACTCCCCATCGATTACGTTAGAGAACCTCATCGTAACCTCCCTACGCCTGATATCTCTATACTTATGTGGAGGAACCGGTATATACTGAGATCCATCCTCCTTCCTATACCACCATGTAGTATCGTCAGGATTCTTTTTGTACTCAATATCTAAAGACCTGAATACTATCCTATAACTACCGTCAGATATCTTGACCAAAGGGTATTGATCCTTTGTCCCATCACCCCAATCGACGTCCACGAATCCTGGATTGTTTGCCGAGAACCTGAGATTACGATTAAAATTACCTAAATCTACTATCGGATCAGGCACATAATCAGCATTCCTCCCATTATAACAAGGGAACCTATCCTCGTTAACATAAAACGTCACCGAGGATAGGGTCGTATCATATCCTACTAAAAATCCCATATCAACTAATTGAGGTTATATCATAAGACACCCATTCCTTGTATCCGTTAACCATCTCATATACCTTGTTGATGGTCTTGCATACGACAGCGAATCCGATATCCACGTTAGGGAACTTCTCGTTAAGCTCATCTATTGTAAGCTCCTTGGTTATGCTCTCATCCCACTTACGCATCTCCTTTACCTCCATAAGGATCGGTTTACCAGTTGCGCCTACGCTCATGACCCACTCACCCTCACGATTGGCATCTGCCAGATCCGGGAAGATAGTAACGCCAAACAACTCCGTGAGCACGAACTCATCGCCGTTACGGGTAAACGACACCGCCGCTCCGGGGGTCAAGACCACCTCGTTCACCGCTAGCATACTCACCAGTTTCTTGGCTCCTCCTGACACGGTCCCATTCAACACGACAGTCACGTTACCCGTAGCGCTATTAACGAACTTGATATCATTCTTCTCGCTATTTATAGCCTGTAACCTAGACCCAGATACGATATTAACAATCTCATAGTTCTTGTCATAAGTGCTCTGTAACGTCACATTACCGTATTTAGTATCAATAAGGACAATCCACTTAGCCCTACCGCCTACTATCTCTACAAGCTTATAAAACACATTATTCCCGTCAGCGTCAATCCACCTAGCTATAGCTCCCGGAGCGAAATTAGTCACCTCCCGATCTTGGGTATAACTTACAGTGCTTTCCGTAGGCTTATTGGCTAAAGTAACGTAAAGACATTGCTCTACATCGGCTTCCATCTTAACTATCCCAGCTCCATCGTAATAATAATCAGGTACGTTCTTCTCTCGTATCAACAGGATGGTACCTTCCTTAAGCTTATCGGCGTTAGTAGGATCATCCACGAAAGACTTCATCTGGATATAAGTATCGAAGATAATAGACGTACTCTTATTCTCTATCTTCTGATAGATATCATCAACAATATCATTAATCTCGTTTTTCATATAATAAGAGGATAAATCAACCTTCGGACCTTCCTGCTCTAAAGCCTGAGTTCCATCCCACCAATAATCAGGTACCTCCTGCTCCCTGATCCAGAAGCTGTCCCCCACACGGAGCTTAGCCGTGTTCTCCGGAACCGCCAGCCACTCATTCATGGCATCGACCGTATCAAAGATATACGCCGTGTTCTTGCCCTCAGCTATACGTCTTACGACAGCCAACTCGCTCTCGACATCGCTAAGTCTTTCCTTTATATTATTGATCTCTCGCTCTAACTTATCATAATTATCCTCCTGATCTATAGCGTCACCGATGGACATATAAACCTCGTTAGTGAGCTTATTGTAGGTAACACGAGCCACCTTCTCGTAGGATGTCTTATACGTAGATGAACCCTTACTGGTATGACAAACAAAATCATACGTATTTTGATATACGACAGACCCACCGGTATTTATAAAATTATATCCTTCCTGACTCATCGTTCCACCCTTATACCCAACAAGCTCAAAAGAGCATTTACCTGTACCTATAGAAGCGAACCATGTGGCATAAGCCATGAATTGCGTCTCTTCCGGAAGGATATCATAATACTTAGCTCTCAAGTCCTTTACCGACATCCAAACACATTCCTTACCAGACCCGGTGTTATCACCACCCCATTTAAGCACGCTCCTTACGGATTCGTCACCGTTACCGGGACCATTATAACCAACACCAAGATTATCGATAGTCGGGATATTCGAGTTGAGAACCTCTGTCATCGTATCCAAGTCCCTTCCCGAACTCTCATCCCATAAATACCTGAAAGTAACATAATCGACATCCCCGATCTTAATGCCCCCAGTATTACTAGGATATGTTTTTGTGACTAACTCATAATACCATTTACCATCACGGAAAGTAGCCCTTATCCTCTCTACTTGCTTGGGGGATATAGAGACATATGATCCGCCAACGGAAACGTTATCGCCATCAACCGCACGGGAAGTCCCATCCTTTGGATCCTCAGGGTTCACGGGGGTGTAGATCGCAGCCTGCTTATCTCCGGCATTGATAACAACTATATAATAGCTGTCCCCATCAAGACCCTCATCATGAGCCATGGTTACAAAACCTTGCTCGCTATCCGGCCTCCATTCAACGACAACCATATGCTTATCCATAGGTATACCGGAAACGCTGTTAACGTAATTGGTTGACGACATGAAAATGGCATGATCATCATAAGCCTCATCAACACGTTGATGCTTAGTAGCCAATCCGTCAAGACGTGATATCTCAATGGGGTCAGTTATCTCGACCCCATTATAATCATACCACTTATATCCGATCATCGTATTCTCACGACGATATTTCCTTTTTCTTACGACCTGACCTCCAGCTAAGGCGTCAATCATAAAATAATCATTACATACTTTAACCATAGCCATTCAGATTAACAGGTTTGACATAAACAAGCCACGATAGTAGCGCCATCAGGAATAGAGGTCAGCGTAGTTCCTACAGGGTAGGTCTGGGAGGATGACTCAAGAACCATCACCGACATCCGCTCAAAGACCATATTGTTATCCACCAACCGACTTCCCTCCACATAGAACCGGCCATCGGCCACCTCATAGCACTCGCGCACCGGGACCATATGCCTTTGGCTCTTATCCGCGTAATCACAGATCGTGACCTTAGCCCCCTCTGGAATAGAGTTAAGCTCATCTCCAGCATGATAATCAGGATGATCAGAGTACACGACATACAATATGGACTTAATATCCTGTAACGCCGGATTGACCGTCCTGAATCCCTTTAAATGGATTTTATGACCGCCAACCTCATAACAGTCATCTACCTCCATGATATTAAGGTCACAGCTTATTACCGTCCAACCACTAACCGTATCTTGGGTAGGGGTGGTATCGGTGGGATGATCAGGATCGGTTGACTCCACGATCTTATAATCAAACTCCCGGACATTAAGCTTATAGTCAATAGACTCCTGACGCCTTATCTTAACCGTACCATTCCCTGTATCATAGCAGGTATCTGTCGTATCCAAGAACCGATTCTCCATATCAGGCATCTCACACTCAACCCTACTCCATTTATCAATCATAGAGGAGTTAATATCGCCTACCTCATATTTATCATCCTCTGACTGCGTAACCTCGTAGAAATGATACCACTCATATCCTAAAGAGTTATATATAACGATATTATGGATCTTAACCCGCTTATCGTTCTCCGTGACATAACACTGATCATAGTAAGATACATGCCTGTCACGAAGGTTCTCAAGATCGCAAGGAGATTTCTTCCATCCAACAGGGATCTCATCATATTCCTGATCTATTAAGATAGCGCCGTCCTCGCTCTCACGTACAATATACTTGGCTTTCCTATCACCTAGATCACCGTCATAAGAGACAACCTTATCCACTTCAATACGCTGTCCTTTGAAAGCATAACACTCACGATATACTTGAACGTTTCTATCCTCCATATCCGTGAAATCACATGGGACCAAAGAGAAACTCTCTGGAAGGGTAGCTAAGTCGGTCCCCGGGACGAAGCCAGCGTCATCCGACTCAAGGACTTCGAAACGGGTATATCTGGCCTTTATCTTGGAGTCATAGGAAACCAGCCTACGAAGCTTGACAGGGCCGTTACCTCCGTCGTAACATTCGACGTAAGACCTAATATCACGCTCTTCCATATCGTCGAAATCGCAGACAGCCCTTACCCACGTATCTGGCAAGGATGAGAAGCTGGCGCCCTCAGGCTGTGACGGATCGGTAGTCTCCAGGACTTTATAACTCTTATCCCTAACCCCTATATTCCCGTCCCATGACGTGAGAACCTCCAGCTTCACCTTACCGGCCGGTGTCTTATAACATTCTACAGTTACCTCAATATCACGATCCTCCATATCCGTGAAGTCACAAACGACCTCAACCCAGTCATCGCTTATGCTGGTGATAAACTCACCTACCGGATTCTCAGGATCGGTACTTTGCTTGACGCGATACCATTCCTTTCTGGTACCCATCTCGTAATCAAATATCTTATACCCCTCTATCTGTACCCTTCCGATCCCGGTATCAAAGCATTTAAGCACCGGTATTATCTCCCTTTGGGTCATGTCCGGAAAATCACATACTATACGCCTCCACGTATCAGGTATGGCATTATACTTCGTTCCAATAGGGTTACTATCGTCTGTCGTATTCACCACCTCGTAATGGGATACCTCGGGATTCAGTCGGGGGTCAACTGACTCTACGCCCTCGATCTGGACCTTGCCCCCTTCCGTGGCATAACATTTACTTACGAATATCAACTCCCGATCGGTCATCTCGGCTATACTACAATCTATAGCCACCCATTCGGCAGGAACCTTATCTAATTCCGTACCGATAGGAATATCAACATCCGAGGAGTTGACAATAAATATCTTCTCGGCCAGTATCTCCCCCTTATTATTCATATAGGTATGGATACGAGCCTCTACCTGACCACCCGGAGTACGATAGCATTGGTTGACGATCGACACACGGGCGTCTTTGATGTTAATGAACTGATAGTCCTTTCTAGGGACATCGCTTACAAGTCTCTTTACTCCTTTATCATCGAAGTAAACGTAACACCCGTCATTCCTCATCATGACCGGATACGTCTTTCCGTCTATTACAACCCCTGAGAAGTCATCTGGCGGAACGGAGAAACCCATGCTTCCGAATATAGAAGCCAGTCTCTTTAAATACTCATTAATAGCGGACATATTATATCGTTTAATTATTCACCTCAAAGATATATATAATTATTTTTGAACGTAATTAAAAACATAAGATGTATGAGAAGAAGAATGTTCTTTAACAAAAAAGCCAACAACACGATATTGTTATTTCATTTTAACAATGATTTCAAATATATCGGAAAGAACGTAGGTCCTGTCACATGGGGGGGGGATCATATGTCTCAGGGAAATTTGATCAAGCCGCTAAATTCGACAGCGCCCCTATAATATTCGACCAATCACAATGGTTCTGGGATATTATATCCGAAGGGAACTATACCATAGAACTATGGTATTATTGTACGAATAAAAGTTCAAAACAAGGATTTATAACATCTGATATAGCAGGAAGCCCTACAGGATTTGCCTTCTATATAGGGTATGATAATATCATATATGGAAATTTCGACAATTATGAAAGCGTAAGCTCTTCTGTCTTAGAGATAGGATGGAATCACATAGCATTATCATCTAATAACAAATCATGTGGATTATATATTAATGGTATAAATAAATTTAACAAGAAAAAAAACATATCAAAACAAGACTACGATATATGTATAGGAGGAAGAACAGGGTCTAGCGATAATATGACAGGCGGTATTATAGACGAGATGAGAATATCAAACATACCTAGATACACGACAAACTTCACTCCTCCATCACAACCATTTATTATAGATTAAAAAAGGGGAGAGAATTGAATCTCTCCCCTTTAGGAAATATATGAACGCAAAAAAGGTTCTTTATTTCGGCTCGGTTACGATGGCCGGACCAAGACCAGCGGCAGCACCGATCATATTGATCATCTCCTGAACACCCTCATGAGCGCCATAGCGTACACGTAAGATCAGGTTAACCGGATCATCGGCGATAACCTTTCCGAATCCCTGAGCGTATCTATGAGGATTGAGCGTAATCTGGAAGTCAACGTACTGAGCCGTTTGCTCTACACGACTATATTCGTTCATGAACGTCCGTCCCATGAAATCCTGATGTTTCGGGAATCCATTGAAATGAGCGTAACCCTTCAACTCATCATCCATCATATTGCCGCCTACGTGAGTACGTGGTGCTTTGCTGGACAATCTCTCGAAGTGAAGCTGATCCCACCAGATAGGAGAACCCTCATCCAAAGAATCGGGATAACCGCCGCTAGCTCCAACGATCTCTACGCTATCCTCGATATAAGTCATTTGATCCATCAAGCACTCTGACGGAGATAATAACATTTCCTTACCACGGAAACGGATACCGCACTTGCAATTCGTGCCAAGTTCCTGAGCCGACTCCAATTTCTTCCACATACGGTTGCGGTAGGACGCCGGAGCCTTGCTGGTGAAGAATCCCTCGAACACCTTGTCGCACTCATCACACAACATGTTAGTATATACCGTTGTCTGGAAGCTATGCTGGCAAGCCGCAGGAGTACCGTAGTCAGTGATCTCCAGTTCCGGGAAAGCCTGTTTGATTTCCTCCAAAGCACTGTTCCCGCACTCATCATCCGGGATCGTGATATAATACTTCTCGGTGGATACCTTGCAAGAACCACAAGCTGACCATGAAGCGGTACGAACCGTAGGATTCTCGCACATATCGGATGTCTTAGCCACATAGTAGATGATAGCCGTAGGATTAGCCTCCACGAAAGTAGAGATCTCCTCATCCGTCAATTTCTTGGAAGTAGCGGCAATATACAAACCTGATCCCTTGATCTGACTCATCTTGTTAACCGTATCGGCTACAACGTTAGGCAATGACTCCACCGTAGTAGACATATCGACACCGTCATCCTCCAAGGAGATAGAATACAGATAACCACCCTTAACCTCGGTATAGTTAGGAGGACAATCCGTACATCCTTTCATGATAGAGATAAGACGTTGAGTATAATCAGCCGGTTTAGTGCCTTTCTTCATCACCTTATAACGTGACATGCTACCCTCGATAGTCTCACGAACGATCTTCAATCCCGGGTATTGGGCGCGAACCTCAGCCAAGGCCAGATCGTCACCGGTATCACATACCTCCATGCAATAGAAGTTCACGTTCTCCGTCTCAGGCTCCGTAGCCTCGTTAGTACATCTTGTAACCGGAGTGATATCAATATAATCAGATACCTTACCACCTCCAGCGATAGGCTGATTCTTCATCCTCTCGATACACTTCAATACGGCGGGTAACAAATCAACCTCCTCGCAAGGATCGCACTCCTCGCATTGATTTGGCGTATTATCACAATCATCCAAAAGAATGGCGTCATTAATTTCTACACGACCCTCCTCATATCCAAGAAGCTCAAAGGCACGACCAGCGAGAACCAAGCGGATAGCGATACGGTCTCCTTTGGAAACTGAGAATGCCGTGTCATCAGAAACACCATTGTATCCTAAGATAACATCATCGACATAAGCATGATCTTTCTTCGGCCAAGAAGCGTAGATCTCCGTGATCTCGTTCAAAGAGAATAACGGCGTGGAAAAATCCTTATCATAGATAGAGCGGGAAGCCGCTTGTTCATTACGACCGATACGGATCTCATAACGCTTGTCGTTACGAGGCTTACCGGTAAAATCAATCACGGCCTTACAACCGTTCTCGGAAGTATCTTTAGTATCATAAATACCGATCTGTCCTTCCTTCAAGAAGATGGAATCAACATCCACCATCTTAGCGTGTGGGGATACGAAAAGTACCCGGTCTTGCGGTCTGTGCAACATATTATCAATATTTTAGTTTAAAAATCATTTACCTAACGCAAACATAATAATAAAGACGATCACGACAATAAAGTACGGTCATGAGTATATAGATATACAAGCAAATTACGTTTTTTGTAAAAACATTATTTAAGCCACTTTTTCTTATACATCTTCCTCATCATATCAATAAGTTCATCGAAACTTTTTATATAACCCATATCTATAGCCCATATAAGATTGCCTTGTGTTTGCTCCAATTCCTTCAGCTCAGCTTCCGTGGCCTTATTCCTGATCATACTTTCATGGATATTAAAAACAATATAATTAAGACCCTTAGCGATCTTAACATAATCTACATCCTTAAATCTAGAAGCTGCTCTAGACAAAGCATTATACCTATCACCAGCCTCTATTCGATTAAGAATAAGCTTATCGGTTAACCACGTAACAACCTCGGCATACAACATAGGATTCAATTCCATAGCTACAAGAACCCATATATAAGGATTACACATAGTTCTCCTGTTCTCGCCCCTACCAACCGTCTTATAAGCACCAAACTTTTTCATTACTTTTATAAGAGACTCTTTTTCAACCATTTCCATAAAAACAGTAAATCCTGTTTCTATCATATATCCCTGTTTTTCAAGAATATAGTATATTCGCTCAGCACTCTCCTTGTTAGAAAGGATATTCTCTATCCTCTTATCATTCCATCCTTCCTGAATCCTTTTCCTGGTATAGGCTTCCTGTAAATCAGTCAGCGACATGAAAGACGTTTTAGTGTCTTGCTTGATAGTAACACCAAAAAGATCCCTATCCTTGGAGATCATAACAACATTAGTTTTCATATTATATATATTTAATTATTTAATACGATGTAAATATACAAATAAAAGTTTTACCGTAAAAATATATAGATAAAAAATATTCCAATATAAAATCATTATATTAAATATTTTACAAAACACAAAAATCATACTTACGATTTCTGGAGTCGGAGAAATCTCCGATTCCAGAAAATATGCATAGGATGATAAAAAAAAATAAGCCTACCCATTTCTGAGCAGGCTTATCAATCAAAACTAACGTTGTTTATTTAAAAGAAGCCACATTATCCTTATCCATTCTATATCTATACAATTCATTCTCATTAAGGTTGAATTGTTTAGCGACCATGTCCAGAATCTCCTCCACTAAAGGATCGGGCAGCTCCGGGTCGATGTCCGTAGATTGGATACCGGCGGCGTTGATATACCCCGACAGGTCCACCCTGACAGGACGGCGGTAGTACGTCATTTTAACCTCCTCGGTACGGAAGCCTGACTCGTAGACCACGACCTTCCCGTTCCCTATGGAATAGAATGTCTCCCGATAGTCGTAAGAAGGGCGGTTATTCTCGTCTCCAAGAAGCTCATGGATATTCTCGTTCTTAGCCTCCCACATAACGAAATCAGTGGCCTCACATCCTTTGTATGAGAAAACGCCTTTTATGTTAGAGAACCATAGATAGTCATCAGGTAAGTTAAAGGACGTAGACTCAGGATCATCCATCCTACCAGCATTATCCAACGACATCCAATAAACAAGAAGGTTTTGGATGGAGCGTATAGTCTCGTCATCCTTCCTATTTAGATAGTACTTAACTAACCGGTCTTGGGCCTCGTTGAACAACAGCACGAACCTTCCCGGATCAAGCTTAATCCCGCCATTGGCCAGATTCTGCTCGTTCTTCTGCAAAGACCTTAAATATGCTTCTTGGATTGTCATCGTTATTCCTCCTTAACCTTATCACCTTCCTCTACGTCATCCTTCTTCTTAATATCCTTAACCTTCTTGGTCTTGGACTTATCATCGATATTAGACATAGATATGATCTCCTCATACTCATCCAATACATTAGCCTTTATGTTAATAAAGTCTTTCTTGGTAGCCAAGAACTCAGCGGATGTCCGAACGTCAGGCCCTATGATCTGGCCATTATATTGTAATCCGGATGGAGTCATATTGATACGACCATTTCGTTGAAGGACGTTTACGATACGGTAAAACTCAAGAACTTCCTTGAAATCACCTTCCAATGACCGATCCCAGATATCAAGCAGATAATCAACATTGGTCTTCTTCTCATTCATCCAGTTTGATAGAGATCCTGTATAATACTCATCCTCCGTGAAATCCGGGCGAGTTACGATACCGATGTAAAGAAGAAGATCGATGACAGCCTGACGATCGTCTCCACCTTTCTTAAGGGCGCTGATAAACTTATAGCTGATGTTCATCTTATTGATCTCACGCTGCTGGACGAAATCCTTCATATTGTCTTTCTCCACGAAACAGAACATGGAGTTCATGAAGACAGGATCGCCATCCATTTCCTGAGGAGTCAACATGCCGGAAAATACAGCCAGATATAAATAAAATAGATCTACGGTATTAGCCGTATTATAAACCTTACCCATGAAGATCTTATCCTTAGCGTCATCCCAAAATTCTAAATTGGTTTGAGATAGATCCATCTGCGACATTTCCTCGAAAGGCTTCATGATATTATCTACCCGCTGTTTGACGAGCCTGTCGATCTCATTCTTGTCAAGACCATTATAGCATCTTGATCTTGGATAAAAACCGGTGTTATAGGCCTTGGAGAAATCATCCCAAGGGCAACATACGTGAGTAGCGTTCTCCGGGAACGGAGCTTTAGCTATATTAGCGTCTTGAAAGGCCTGAGGAGCACTTCCATCGTGTTTGCCTACAACCTCATATAAGGTATCTGACATGATATTGAAACCGTTTACCTCGGCCAATACCTTCCTTGATTTTAAAATTTCTTTCATTTCCTTTTTGCGTTACTTTAAAAAAAGAGGAGAGGAATATCCTCCCCTCTAAAAACCAAATTACATATATGAAAAAACTTAGCCGAAGTAGTTCGGTTGAAGCTCGATAATCAAGAACTTACTGTTATCCATAACCCAAGCCGCTGAAGCTGAGTGGCACCAGAATTGCTCTTTCATGCCCGGCAAGGATGATACGATCTCATTACCGTTGGCTTTGTGTGCCCAACGACCGTACTCATAACCCCACCACATACTTACACCTTCTGGTTTGATATAGAATACGTTGTTGTTCATATTACCTAACTTAGCGTTAGCCGTATTAGGAATAGCGGAATATGCGTTAGTCGATCCAGCGTCAGTGATATTCTCGATAATACAAGAATAAGAGGATCTAGGATACATGCCATTCACCAACTCGCTACGATCTGTCATGTCGGCGTAATCCAAAGAAGGATCATGCTCGAACTCAACATTACCGATGCCCGGGATGAAAGCTCCCTTAACCTGAACAGGACCTAAGATCATGGCGTCGTTAGTACCGGAAATAGGATTAGAAGGCAACATCCTATCGCTTCCCATACCCCAGCTTAAGTTCTGCAAGGTAGTGAAGAACGATTCCCTGATCAACTTCTCTAAGTTAATCATAGCCATAGCTCCTACCTTGAACTTAATCTTACGTTCCGTAATAGGAAGATCCTGACGTCCACGGAAAATATAAGCTGCGGCAGCCATAAGCGTATCCTTAGTAATACCAATCGGGCGGCTATAGTAGATAGTGTAACCACGGCGAAGCTGACGATAGATACCTTCATTCAAATGGATAGGACCATTTTGATCCATGATAATACCACCTTCTTGCCACATCAACTGTCTAGCTTCCAGCTTAACCAACTCAGCCATACAGAACACCTCCAACGTAGAGGCTACTTTAGCTGTACGCAAATCAAGTCTACCATTAACAGTCTTACCGATAATAGCCAGATCAGGAATATTACCCTCATACTCACTTCTCATGGCATTCATACGACGAAGAGCGGTCTCCACAAACTCTGAAGTGCTGTTCTGGGCGGCCTGCATGGACTTCATACCAGCATACATAGTTGTCTCTCCTTCAACACCACGGTGGTTTCCTAAACGGAACTCACAGGTCATGGAACCGGCCTTGTCAGCTCCAGATACCTTAGAGAACTGAGTGCTGTACTCACCAAGAGCATGACCGATCTTCCAATAACGGATACCAGGACGTAATTTCTCTTTAGGGAAGTATTTAGCCTTACCACCGATAACACGACACCAATAACGTGTCAAGTCACCTTCTGTCTTAGACGGGATCTCACCTGAGATAAGGATATTACAGCCGTTAGCGGCGTCATAGGTGATGACATCATAAGCCGTAAACTCAGAGGTATTCAAAACGATATCAAACAAACTACCGTCAATACCCGGTTTTAGATGATGACCTGAAGTATCCTCAGCCGTAACGACAGCGAATGTCTTTGTAACAGGTAAATCATAACGGAAAGAAGCTCCAATACCGTTAACGGAGATCGTAGCGCCGTTATTAATCATACCCATATACATCGGAACGGGGTAATTAGCGATATTAGAGAACAGATTCAACAGACCCAAATGATTCTTATCAGGATCCTCATAATACCAGCTCGCCAATGAGCCTAAGTTATGCTCTACGAGCGAAGTCTTATAGTTCTTGGCATCGGTGAAGGCAATAACGTTATCACCATTCACGGTAGCCGGAAAACTTTTTGTCAAAAATGGATTCATTTCTATTTATTTTTAATGTTATACACTCTTTGATCCACTCAGATCAAGGAAGTTAGCCTCTATAGTATCATTATCGATATTATTTTTATTCTGCTTTCCTCCCTTATTGCCAGAAAGAAGAGTGATGGTCTTCTTATTGACCTCCATCTTAACCTTGTTAGTTTTCTGTTTAAGGAACTCGTCCTTATTCATCAAGAACAAGGCCAGATCAGCGGCCATGTCCGGATTCTTGATAGCCTCCGAATAAGCTTTATCTATAGCCGTATGACCTTGATTGTCTATCGGCTTGGTAACGAAATCGACAGCCTTACCTATCATCGTGTCAGTCAACTGGAATCCTGAGCTTATAGATGTCTTAAGACCTTTCTTATAAATCTTCATCTGCTCAATCAACTCCTGTTTCCTTTTCTCGGATTTTTTCTTCTCCTCCTCGATAAGGTTATCCATCTCCTTTTTCAGGATATCATGGAACTTATTGGCCTTGGACTCAATGAACTCATCGCCCTTGCCAATCATCATCTCCATATTATCCTTTATCTCATCTTCCGGCATACCCAACATCTTATAATAATGCTGGATGACCGCAAGCTGATCATTCTTGTTGCTCATATCAAGGTTGTCCAACGGCGCCTGAATGTTCTGATATTGGTTTAGAAGCTGACCTACGTTACCTCCAGCCTTATCCACCTCTATCATCTTCTTCATGAATTCAGACATAGAACCGGTATCAACCTTGTCTTTCAACAACTCATCAGCCTTATCCTTGATCAATCCCTCCACTATATCGAGTAAATCATCCTCTTTCGTGATAGTAGAAAGATCGACCGGTTTATCATCTACCATAATATCTAGGTTCTCGATACTGTCTATGATACCTCTGGCGGCCATCTTCTCCAAGAAAGATTTCCCGTTAAACCCTGATACCACGTTATTATTATCAGCACCGCCTTCGCCAAGAGAATCCGGGTCTGGGTTGGTAGCATCGCCGCCCTTATCCCCGCCACCGTCAGCCGCTCCGCCGTCGGCAGGCTCTTCCTTGGAATCACCTATAGGATTACCATCCTTATCATATTTACCCTCGATATTATTCTTATCGCCATCACCGTCACCACGGTAAAAAAGTTCCTCGACACTCATGGTCTTAAAACCCTTAGCGAAATCACCCATGTCATTCATACAATTTCCTTTTTTGCTTTTTACAAAATTATCATTAATCTAATTACCAATTAAATCAAACCCATTATAGTATATGACAGAATTTTACGCCAAAATGATTACAGATTTTGTAAAAATATTTACAAAACTTGTAATCAATTCTTGTTTATTATTGACGTAAACCTATCTGTATCAGAACGTTTGTTCCTAGCATCTATCTCCTTTTCCTTTAATTCCAACTTCCTTTTCTCTATCTCCTCACGAGATCTTCGCTCAGCCTCGGCATTAGCCTGTCTGGTTCTCATATCCTCCTCACGGATATCCAGATCCCTTTCCTTCAAGGCTCGATCCGCTATAGCTTCCACATAATCCATACCCTCTTCGTTATCTTGTGTCCTAGCCGCTTGACCGGCGGCCATTATGCTCTTACCCCGTAAATCGAAGTTACCCTTGATATAAGCCAGCTCCTTCTCCTTCTCATGCTCGTCATTACGGGCCTGTTGATCGGCCTCGGCTTTTTGCTGTACAAGTCGTTGTTGATTCTGGTACTCCTCCTGTCTTACACGATCTGCGTAAGATCTGGCATCCCTTCCTATCTGATTCATCTCAGCCGTCGAGTTGGCATTCATCATTCTAGTGATATCAAGCAAGTCATTGCCCAAAGTATTCGTCTGTAATATATATTGCTTCAAATTCTCCAATTCCAGACGTTTCTTGGAATTAGAGACAGCCATAACATTAAGATGACGTAACGACAAGCTATTATCCGTAAGACTGACGTAAGCCAAGGACAGATCGCTGTTCCTGTACATCACGGTCCAATCGTATCCTTCCTTCTGGCATACTTGAGCCACGGCTAGATGAATATCCAATGTCCGTTTCTTGAAGTCATCGAAATCATTAAAGTAAGTCTGGGTCTGTAGCATAGTAGCGTTAACTCCCTGTTTTACGCCCGTAGAACTCTCGTATCTAGTTGACTGACCCATCGCTTGCTCGGATATACCTATCATCCTATAAGCCATCATATAGGCGTAAGAAGCCATTTCCATACGGGATCTTATCTGATCCGTATTAGTAAGATCATATACACCGAACTGGTTATATATGCTACTCATCTGTGGGTTCTGGTAAGGATTGTTCGTATCGTTACCACCTACACCCATAAACGAGACGGACTTCACGATCTGCATGAAAGTAGCTAAAGCACCCTTCTTGTCCATCATATCCTTATATTCCGTAGGCAAGAATCCCAAGTCACCTAAGAAGAACTTACCGATCTCCTTCTCGGCGTTATTGTATAACTGATTCATAGCAAGGTTATACATCATCTGGAACGGTTGTATACGATCAGCGAGACTGGCCCCTATAAATCCCGAAACCGGAATGACATAATCATACAGACTGCTGTCACCATGTATCTGATGAGGTATTGGATCCCCACCAATATATATAGGCTTATCCATTAAATTGCCTCCGGTGATCTTAACACCAAACCTAACCTCAGGGACATACTCCAAGATGTAGGTGTTCACCTCAGGATCACCAACGGCTTCGGCCATAACCCTCTTCACTTTCTTGATACCGTTCTTCTCCAAGAACTCCGGGAGAAGCTCATCGGTAACAAGCTCCTGATCCACCATCCCGGTCTCCGTCATGTAAGTTATTAAGAATACCGGTTTCATGGATACCCAATATCCTTCCATTACCCTAAAAAGGCGAGAGTCTATCTCATATCTCTTGCCATCGGCCATACCGGAATTGAAATATCCAAAGGGATGGAAGCGGGGCAAGAAGCGGGGCTGGATGTGCTCATCACCGTCCGGCCCGAAGGTGTGGTATTCTCCCATCGGAACACCATAATAGTCCTCAGCGGCAACTATAGACTCATAGTCATGGTATCCTTTCCATGGGATAACCTCATTCTCATACATACCGGTAATAGACGGCTTCTTTTTCTTCCAGTCATATCTAGTACCGTCATTAGATACCCATCCCTCATAATCATCGTCACCTCCCATAATACGACGCTTGTCCTTGGCCGTCATCTTATGACCGTATCTTGATATCAACTCAACACCCTCGTAATAATGAAGACGACCTACATAAGATCCATATTGCGGGTATTTCACATCAGGATGGAAAACCTCCATAGGACTCCATACCTCCGGACGGTAGTAATCGAAACCAACGAAATGATTCCGGAACATCTTTCCGCTAAGAAGACGATCCCGGAAATTCTCCCTGTCAAGCTCATCCATATAAAACCTGCTACGATCAGCCTCGATCGTATGATCTCCCCATACAGCCGCCTGCGTCTTCCATCTGGTACTCATGAACCTCTGGATATCATCTGGTGTCATAGACACCTTAGCTTGTTGAATTTGCTCTGCGTAAGCCTGACGTTCCTCCTCGGAATTAAACTCATTGTATGTAGGATCAAGCCCGGCTTCTACAAGACGCTGATTGACGATAATATCCCACTGTTCTTGTATATGGCGATGAAGTAAGTTTGACATCGTATCCTCATACTCACTTATAGCCATATCCCCTACCTCATTAACCGTATACTTATCCTGTAGGTTTGTCAACCATCCCTCAAAAGCGTTTACAATACCACCTATGATATCATAATGCTTCAAGAAAGAGGGTATCCTTATATCACTCCTTAACTTCTGTACGTTCCTTAACTGTGGGATAACATCCGCCATCTCCATAAAAGATAACTTACCATCCGCCATCAGATAATAGTCACGGTACATTTGGTTACGATCATACTGTTTCAATCCTATCGCCTCAAGAGCATCCATACAATCCTCCTTCCATTTCCTGTTCTTTTTCTTCGTGGAAATAGCCTGAGGAGGTAATCCTAATAGCGCCCCTTTTGCCGGAAACGAATGATCTCTATTGAAAATCTCCATGTCAATCTAATTTGTTTTTAGCAAAGATAAGTTATTAAGCAACACTAAACTACCGAAACGCACCTATAGATACCGATCCAAAGGCAGAGGCATATATCTCATGGTGCTTATAAGCGTCTTCCTTGCGGGCGTTATTCATCTCATCTATCTTCGATTTAGGCATGTAGTTATTATCATCAAAATACCTAGCGAGAACCAACGCATGCCCGAAGGCTATTATCCTATCGACGTTCAATCCGGGCTTATACTGTATTATCTCATCCAATAGGGCTATATCATCGATCAGCTCAATACCCTTGACAGTTATATCAAGACCAGTACTATCATCATATCCGATAACGAAATCCTGCCAACAGTAATCCACGACACACGAGAATAGCAGGTTCTGGTTACCGGGGGTAGGATATAGACCTAACTTGCTGTTCTGCCGGGAGCCGGCCTTCACATACTTATTGGCTATTGCCTCACCAGCAAACAGGAAGAAAGACGCTGGCATACCGCTTTTACGGTTAAGGTACTGCTCATACATCTGGTCAGCGTTCTCCATAAGACATATAGCACCATATCCCTTCTGAAGCACCTCACAAGTACGGCAAAACTGATCTATGGATGATGGGCGGGATACGTATGAAGCCACTATTCTATAGGCATAAGGATCTCGAATACCGACACGCCTTTTGAATACATAAAAAGCTCCTAATGAAGGGGTATCAGACTTGGCCTGTTTATAGGGATCTTGGCCTGCAACATAAATAAAATCATCAAACCTATTAGATTGAGGCATCTCGAATATCTGGACAGGAGCGTCGATAACACCTCCACTAAACGGGAAACCAGCTAGCTGTTTATTAGATTTCGTAGTACCAAGCTTATTGCCCGATTCAAGAAAAACATCACACAGCATGCCACTATATTGACCCGACTCAAGAAGATCGTTCTTATGCTTGATAGCGTACTCAACCGGGAACAGATTTTGAGAAGAGCTTAAAAAACAGTCATCAATCGTAAAAGGATAGAACATAGTATGAGAGGTATAGGCTACCCTGTCCTTTGTAGAAAGCTTCTTCCGTTCCTCATTAAGTTTATTGGTGCTAGCCTCGAAGTCTGTGGCGTCAATCTTGATCTTATTAAGCTTCTTATCATCAGGTTTTCCTAAATAATCACCCAAACCTATAGTTACCTTGACACCAGAGTTTGCCATTTGTCCCGGGACAAACATCGCCCATTTCCGTTCTTTCCATGTTTTTCCTTTCATGGCTCTACGGTTTAGGATATCCCAGTCCATGACCAGAAGGTTATATGTCTCGGGATCGGAGAACATCTCTTGAGCGTCCTTAGACAACTCCACCTCACCACCGGTACCGGCCAAGATAGGACTAAGACGCCAGCCATAAGGCGTGTCGTAGGATGGCATGGCGGCCGTGTAAGGCTTCTTTATCGGACCTTTGCCTACCTCGTCGAAAATAGCCGTAGCCGGTGTCAAACCAGCCGTCTTCTGCGTGGAGGTCTTCCTACCCATGTTGATGTTGGCTATAGAGATAATGGCATGGATATCACGTACACCATTGGACATCCTCTTGCCTAATGTAACGCCCGAACTCCAGTCGGTCTTGGTTCTGTTGATCCTGAAAAAAGGATGCACATGATCAAGACCATACTCACAATACTCGCCTATATTAGATAAATCACTATCGCTGAAACCTACCACGGAATGGCTAAGCCCGATCGTCATGGTAGCGTTCATCTGGAGAAGTGATGACATGATGGTCGTATTATGGGATACGACAAAATTGGTAGTAAGAAACTGATGAGATTTATTATCTACCTCAATACAAGTAGCCTTATACTTCCCGTAATAATCTATATCGGATATCCTAAGTCTGTTATGGGTCTTAGATATATACATATCATCACCATCCATGACGCAATAATATCCCATAGACCAGAATATTCTTCTTACGAATGATATAATATACTCACTTTTGTAAACAACCTTAAAACGATCATCGCCGGTGCTTATACCGCAAGCGATCTTCATGAACGAGCTTATAAATAACTCTTTCTGTTTTTTGGATGAATAAATGACATCATCCATCTCCTTCTTGCTTAGCTCAAAGATCCTGTCGGTAGCTCCACAAAGGAAGGAGGCGGCAAGAGACCCCATGAGCTGGGGCGATATCAGCCACCTCCGCTCAGGGAAATCTACCGCTTCCCCAATATCTATAGTCATTTTGGAGAAGTCAGAATGGATGATACCCATAGTGCTCATAACCTTATAATCACCATGATACTTGACTTTCCACTGGTGCTGCCCGCAACACACCACGCTGCGACCGTCCTCAAAGGTCACTTTGTACGTATCAACGAATCCCTGAGGATATACGCCCACTATGGTAGTAAGCTTCCCGTCATCACCATATATGATATCTCCTATATCGGCGAATCCTATTTTCTTAGATCCATGAGGAGTATATATCAGCTCCGAGTCCAGAAGAGCCTTGCCAAAACGACGAGTACCAAACATTCCCAACCCTTTCTTCTCCATACGGGCACGTTGGTACATCTCGGCGAAAAACCATTCGTTATCACGCAAACGACTGATCGCTGGCACACGTTCCCCGTTTGGAAGATCCTGGAATACGGGAAAGAAATTAACATGCCAATAAAGCCATGGAGGGATGAACGTACCATTGATAGTCACCCCGTACTTGACCTTATAAGCCTCTTCTTTAAAGAACTGCTTAACATCGTCATCCTGATCCTCCCAACCGAACAGATCGTTCCATACAGGAGGATTTTTCATGTTTACATAAAATTCTGGACTCGTGCTTAGACTCATTTTATAATATCCTTTAAAACAGACTCGATTCCACCAGAAACCTGACCCTTACGTTCCTTTTTCTGGACATTGCTTACAGACCTATATACATCCATAATCCCACTTTTCTCCATATAAGAATCATTCCATGTATTTATCTTATCGATTAATTTTGATATGAAGTCAAATGCCCTAGCCATATCCTCCGGCTTCTCCTTGTCCCAAGGATGCTTATCAATATAAGTCTTAGCGTCATTTATAGCCTTAGCTATGACCTCAAGATTGTCGTTAACCCGATCAGCGTCCTTACTCGTCGGCTTTCGTCTTCCCTGTGGCATTGGCTTTCATATCCTTAAACTCGTTATACTGTTTCATAAGAAGCTCATAAGATTGAACAACACCTATCTTACTTACTTCCGTCACACTCATATCATGGAACATATCTTCAAGCTCCTTATCAGCATATCTCAGACGTTCCTTGTCATCATAAAACACAAATCCAGACGTTCTGTCTTCCATAATGCTCTTTGCGGTGGACGCATATGTCGTATCGAAATCCAGATCCATACCGAAGCTGGTAGCCAACTGGATTATGAACATCAACCTAGAATTGACTTTTACAGCCTCTATATTCAACATCTGTATCTTATGAGTCATCTCATGAAGAGCGACAAAATCATCCTCCTTTATCAACGAGGATGATTTAAGGGCTATCTTCTTGGTTCTATCTTCAATATCGCTATACAGACGCTTGCTCTCACGCTTTATGGCTATCCAATGCCTTATATGAGTATCCGCCTCTTCTTTAAGATAATCCCTGATCTCTTTTTTGATATCCTTATCCTCTTCCATTATAATCACACGTTATAATCATTATTATTTAATTCAATCTCATCACTGATGCTTTGGTCTATAGACCTCAATAAATCCCTGGTACTAACATCCCGCAAGAAGCGGACATTACCACCATTAGCCCTAGCTATCCTCCTTAAAGCGGAGTAAAGTATATCACCCAGCGAATATTCGGGTAACTCACGGCAACCGACTTCCATGACAATAAGAGCATGGATACGATCATCTATCTTACTTCTTACAGGACTTCGCATAGTATTTACTTATAAGCTTCCCCTATAATACGTAGCGGGAAATGTTTGAAATTACGTTCAGGATCATCCTTCGTATAACCCATAAGAGATAGATGTTTCTCAAAATGACCTTCCGTATATTTTGAGGTATCTAACGTCATCCTAAATATAGTTCTATTCTCATTGTCAGGATGTTTGTTATATGACACGTCTCCCATACATCCACATCCAAGATGATGCTCCTTGACATGGAAACCATCTTTATGGGTAATAAATAACACGATTTCTATCTTATCACCTATTTTCTGATCAAAAATATTTAGATAAAACTCGCTCTCGTCATCCGTCAGTCCTATATCAAAGGCATCATTAGGACATTCGATGTTAAAATCGTTATGATCGGCGGTTATCACCTCCATAGCATTCCATTTAGCTTTCTCTCCTTCCACGAACTTCAACGGGCATACCTCGGTCTTCATCCAAGCCTTCTCCTTGATAAAACAACCACACAACGAACATGCCTGTCTTCCCATCAATCTTTGAAGCAATACCTTAGCTGGTAACTTAAAGAAAGCTATATTAGAAGAGTTATTAGGACATTTCTTGCATAAATCAAGACGATTCTTGTACCACTCCGGATAATCCTTCTCATCCTTAGGAATCCTACCCAATAAACTGTCTTCCCAAGCTTGGGCTATTACTTGGGCTTTACCGATTGTTTGCATATTATTTCTTAAATTGTTTTTGTTGAAAATCCTGTAATTGTTCCCATGTCATTCCATACCGACATTGATACATGGCCTCATGGTTATCACGTATAAGAGGATCTCCGTTCTTTAACCCATCCATATCCTCTATTACCTTAATCTTCTTATCCAGACAACCAAGCTCAATAGGCATCCTTTCATCCGGATAACGATTACCTTCCTTGACAAATATCCGGCGTATCTTATCACGCCTTACACGCATCTCACGAAGATTGCATATAACGTATCCAATAAACGGTATTCTTATAGATATATTGTCAGTATACTTAGCTAGATGATGGATGTAAGATACGGATGCTTTCATGCACCACTCTACCTGTTGTTTGGTGAACTTCCCATCAGATCTTCTTACCACCTCATCAACGATATCCCTATCGAATGAAATAAGATTCCTACCCATCAATATCCAACTTATTTCTCTTGAATACGAATCCCATTACACGGGTATCATCACCCTCCCCGTCAAGCACGAAATAGTTACGTAGGCTTCTCATCTCAATAGACAGCTCACGGGTACGGAAATTCCCGTTCTTCTTGTCCACCAGAAAACCACCACGCTTCAACTCATTGTTAAGGACAGCGATGTAAGACTCCTTCTGTCCATGACAATCCATGTACTTAGCCCTGGTATCATCCGAGTATCCGTAGTTGATGTAGAAAGAAAGTAAGTTTATCGTTCTTTCGGTGATCAAGCTTCTACCCTTGGAATCCAGATAGCCGTTGTATATCCTTAAGAACTGCTGGATCATATCCAGTCTAGTGTCGTAAGGTAACGCAAATACGAAAGCTTTTCTCTGTTCCGGCATATGAAATTAGTTTTCAGCAAAACTACTTAAAAAAAATATCGTTGTCAAGAAATTTTGCCATAATCGACATAATATATGCTGACTAGCATGTATTTACGAGAATCCAAAGGGAAAAGGCTAGTGGGGTAGTACGAACGAAGCCATGTATGTCTACGGCAGGCTACGATGGCGAGGACAGTGAAGTTCACGTACGCTACGCACGTAGACGGCGGAGGACAGCCTTATCCTGCCTCACGGTATGCGACCACTCCTTTTTCTTTTTGGCTTCTTATCGTCCCATGACATAGCCCAAGGCATCCAAAGGGGAAAAGGTTGGTGGGGGACACGCTGGGACACCCAAGGTAAGGCTACCGCCGTCATACCGGACAATGCCGCTAGAGATTCGCTATTGACATGGACGGCGGTAGAGTTATGTTAGCCTGCCGGAGCGTGAGCGACCGCATACGACCTTACTTTTTTCCCTTTGGATTCCTTCCTCCACAAGCTATGGGATATAAAGCCAAGGGGAAATGGGAGGCCTTGGGACATGGAGCCTGCCGTAGAGGATACGGGCAGCCGGAGCGCGAGCGATCGTACAAGACCTCGCTTTTTCTTCTTTGGCTTATGCTCCACCCGATCCCCCTACCGGGGTACCGGCTTCCGGTATAGGATACGGCTTCTACCAGGTTTAGCCTGCGGTATCCTGCCTGACGTCACCATACCTTGGCGGTAAAAAGCAATGTTTTATTAAATAGAGACTTTAAGTGGAGTACACAGAAACTCGACGTCAGGAGAGATTCTGTGTACGGATAGAGATATTAGAAAGTAGTATATGTTTATAGAGTTAATTATATTTAATAAATATACCTATTAACGCGCGCGTAACAAGTGTTGTGTCAAAAATGATCTTCCACAAACACAGTGATTTACCCTCTCTAATTTATTACGATAATTTCGTATAAACAACAAATGGGTGACCTTCACAGGCTACCCATCCATCTGAATAACTTGTTTCGTATTGATGAAACTTGTATATTCGCAGAAAATAAAATCTACTATGGGAACAAAGATAGGAATTTTACATATAATGAAATCAAATTTCGATAAGATTCTTACCGAAAGATATACTCCACGTAATATTCAGGCCAAAAAAGATGAGCTAGGATGCGTAAAACTTCCAGCCGGGTCACTTATATGCCCAGTAGATTTCAAACCTGTTACCAATAAGGAAGGCAAGAAAGTGACAGCTATAAAATATTCATTGAAACATGAGGAGTATCATGGATCAGGTATTCAGATCAGTGATGAATGTAAGATGGCAATGATATATCTTATTATCATAAACGTATTCAAACATGTGTTTCTAAGAAATAGGATGCATGGCGGAAATAGAGATCAGATAGAGATCAATACCAATGATTTTATTGATATCCTATCAGATGGATGCGCTTATTTCTGCTACCGCCATGTGTTAAGGGATTCTCATGAGGATATGAACTACCAGCTTATAAGCTTAAAGGCTTGGGCTGAAGGAGAGATTATGATAGCTTTATCGGATATCATAAAATACAAGCATAAGGCTAGTAAGACCCCAAGGATAAAGGATATGTTTGTAAAGAAAGGAGAATCTGTATATACCTGCCTTGATAAAAATCTTGATTCGAATACCAGAAGATGGATGGCTAACAAAAGTCGTAAATTAAATAGAGTCAAGATGTTATCAAAAATAATATTCTCAGCTAGAAACAGAAATATAAATAAGATATATAAGGTAACTAAAAAAAGAACTGTCAAATTCAATGTGTCATATCTTATGGATAGATTGAATATAAAGTTATCAAAAGAAGGTATGATGCTAATATCCCAAAGAACGGTATATCGGATGATAAAAGAAGTTCTTAGTATGTGCTGTAAGACTATATCCGATTTATATGATGAGGTAAAGAAAAACAACGGAATAGTTAATACCAAAGACAGGAAAAATGTAACTATCGGACACCTAAGACTATCATACAGAGGAAAGATAATGCATATAATCATCGCCGAAGATTTTATAAAAGACGTCTTTTTAGGGGTAAAAGTGTCCGAGATGAGTAAAGCTGGATGATTTGAGTATCAGATATAAAATTTAATATTTATATATTATTCACATTTATTTTTAATAGTTAATTATAACTATTCGTATCTTTGTACCATAAACATAAAAAGATATGGTAAAAGAAGATTTTAAAAATGAAAACGACCTCCTTCGTCATATTATGACGGTGGATAAAAACGTGGAGCAAGGTTGTGCCTTGAAAAAGATTTTCACCACTAGGGAGAATCTGTTTATTACCGGTAGAGCTGGTAGTGGTAAAAGTACGTTCATGAGACGTATCGTAAAGTTCTTGGGTAAGTGCGTTATCGTAGCCCCAACTGGAGTAGCGGCGTTGAATGCCGGTGGACAGACCATTCATTCGTTCTTCTCTATAAAGAACGATCCTTATATCCCTTCTATCGAGAGAGGTATGTTGTCTAATAAGGTAGATGTAAGTCCGTTTATGAAGAAGAAGATCAAGAATCTTGATACTATCGTTATCGACGAGATCAGTATGGTAAGACCTGATTTGCTTGATGAGGTAGCTGACATACTTAGACAATGCAGGCGTAGCAAGGAACCTTTCGGTGGAGTTAGGTTGATTATGTTTGGAGATCTATCACAACTACCTCCTGTGGTGACGGCGGATGATTTTATCGACAGGTATTATGAGAGTCGGTTCTTTTTCTCATCCAAGGCATTAAGAGCCTCAGGATTCTCGGTCATTACCTTCGAGAACGTATTCCGTCAAAAAGATCCTCAGCTTCTTTCTGTACTTGAGGATATAAGATGTGGGGTTATTACCGATGAGTCAAGACAGATATTGGATAGTAGGGTCAAGTATCCGGACAATATGGATAATACTATAATTATATGCTCAACTAACAAAGAAGCTTATGAGATAAATAAGACTAATCTTGATAAGATCAATAATAAGGTATTTAAGTTCGATGCTACTGTATTCGGGGAGAAGCCTGTAGCGCCCTGCGAGGATGAGCTTATAGTAAAGGTAGGAGCTAAGGTCATAATAACCAGAAACGGCAATGGATATGTCAATGGCTCGATGGGTATCATAACCAGCATAGATACTGTTGATGAGACGATATATGTTCATCTAGATAACGATACTGAGGTGGAGATAACCAAAGAGAAGTGGGAGAAGATGAAGTATAAGCAGGTAGATGATTCTCTTGAAGGCATTTCTTGCGGCTATATAATACAATATCCATTGAGGTTAGGATACGCCATAACCGTTCATAAATCTCAGGGAATGACTTTAGATAATATATTTGTAGACATCAGCAGAGCCTTCGAGATAGGGCAGATATATACCGCTCTTTCAAGATGTAGGTCTATAGACGGGCTTTATCTAAAATCAGTGCCTAAGGAAGATATGGTACTGCTAAGCGATAAGATATCTGACTTTATAGAGAAGGTGGATGAGAATGAGGGTGTTTTGAATCCGGAAAAGATATCTGATATCGGGAAGGATATGATTAAGAAACAACAAGATTTATTTAACTTCGAGGAATACGGATTATAATGGCTAAGAAAGAACTTTTTTCAGACGTAGATGAATTAGTATCATCTTTAAATAAAGAGCTTGGAGAAGGCTCGATAATGAACTTCGGTGATGATAAGCCTATAATATCCATACCAAGGGAAAGCACCGGATCGCTGGTGGTGGATAAGGCTCTCGGCGGCGGATGGGCGGTAGGCCGGATTCATGAGCTGGTCGGGATGGAATCTTGTGGCAAGACTATGATGTGTACGTTAAGTATGATCGAGTTCCAGAAAAAACATCCAGATAAGCTAGTAGCTATAATAGACGTGGAGAACGCTTTTGATATTGAGTACGCTAGGAAAATGGGGTTGGATATAAACCGGTTTTTGATCTCCCAGCCAAGCTACGGTGAGCTGGCTATTGACATCACGGCCAAGCTGGTGGAGTCCGGCAGGGTAGGATTTATTGTCGTGGATTCCGTTGCAAATCTAGTCCCGAAGAAGGAGATCGAGGGTGATATGGAGGATAGTAACATGGGATTGCAAGCTCGATTGATGTCAAAGGCTATGAGAGTCCTTACAGGTATCGTTAGCAAAAGCGAATGTGTTCTGGTATTCATCAACCAATATCGGGAGAAGATCGGTGTTATATACGGAGATCCTAAGGTAACGACCGGAGGTAACGCCCTTAAGTTCTATGCCTCTATCCGTATGGAGATGGCGAGAAAAAAGGTTATATTAGGTGAGGACGGATCTTCAGTAGGTCATGAGGTCAGGATAAAGGTGCTTAAGAATAAGACCGCAGTACCGTTCCAGATAGCCGAGACAGCCTTATATTATGGAGTTGGGTTTGACAAGGAACTTGAACTTTTGAAGTTATGTGAGGAAACCGGTATCTTTACCCGTAAAGGATCATGGTACTGGTACGGAGAGGTCCGAGTAGGCAATGGAGTGGATAATACGTTAAGTATCATGAGGGATAATCAAGAATTGTGTCAAGAATTAAGAACTAAATTGAATTTGTAATCATGGCAATAGGAGTAAAATTTGTAGACGTAATACCGTCCAGTGTAGAGAACGCTGTCGAGGTTAAGAAAGGGGATGTGAAGAACTATCTGTTCGTAGGTATTACCATGAGTGAGTTTATTGGAAAGAGATATGAGTATGAGGGATTCATATACATGTGCCTACAGGGTGTCACCGGTGGCACGGAACTTGGCGGAGATATAGCCATAGCCGTATTGAGACCGGTTCGCCCCGCCGTCGGGCAGGCATCTTATCATTTGGTATCGTATACACCTCTTACGTATACGAGATCTGATGTGGCGATATTCCTTCGCAATGGTGATTTTAAGGTTGTTAAACGTGACGATTGTAATCTTATCTGATCATGGGAACATATATATCGATAAAATCAACAGTAAACGCATTCAGGTACGGGATTGATCCTATACCTGAATGGTTTGATAAGATATCCCAAAGAACCAAGGAGCTTGATGTGATGGTTGACGGTCACAAGGTAAAGGCTTTGGATATAATCCTAGAAAATGGCATTCTACGGGCTTTTTACGGTTATTATATAGGTATGTATCCGGATAACTCAATACAGGTGTTTAGACCGGAGGATTTCCATTCATTATATACGTTGAAGTTATGAATATATCAATAGGTATAGATCCGGGTATAGACACCGGAGGATTGTCCATGATCCCGGAGAACGGGGATATTAAGGTAATTATGACTCCAAGGATATCGGTTAAGGGGGATATAGATCTTAGGGCTATATCAAGCTTCTTCCTCGATGCCGCTGACAAGATCCAAGAAAAGGGAGGCGGGACGCTGGCGATCGCCGTCGAGGACGTCCACAGCATCCACAACAGCTCGGCCGCCAGCAACTTCACCTTTGGCGGGAGACGCCGGGAACCGAACGCCCTATTCGCTATGATGGTGGAGATGATGGAGCGATACGGATCTCACCCGGATGTTAGGTTCATGTTCGAGGAGGTCCAGCCAAAGACATGGCAGAAGGAGATCCATACGACAGCCGATCGGGTGTATACGGCGGCGAAGTTAGACACGAAGGCTACCTCCATCCGATGTGCCATGCGCCTTTTCCCTTTGGTTTCTTTCGTGAAACCATGGTCAGGAAAAGGAGTACAACCTACTAAGATACAAGACGGCATGTGTGACGCTACGCTTATAGCCGAGTATATTAGACGTAAGTTTAAACTATTTTAATACTATTAAGTATTTATTGTATTTGTATTAATATAATTATGATTATATTTGCGATGTAATAAAAAGTTGTTCGTTATGCTTATAAGATGCTTGTCGAAGTCATTAAATGAGAAGTTGGGCAAATTGGAGACGGTTGTTAAGAACGCCGGTTCCAACTCCCTTTATAAGGATCTTAAGATAGATGTTGTCAATAATCTGGCTTATATCACTTCCGTAAATGCCAAGGTATGTGTTATAGAGCGATTGAAGGTAGAGGCTGACTCTAACTTCTCTTTCTTGGTAGAGGCAAGCTCTTTTATTAAGTTCATGAAAAAACAGAAGAATTGTGAGATTACGATACTGCTTTCAGATAAAAAAGATCAGATAACGATCCGCTATGCTTCTGGTGAGTATAGTTGTCCGGCTTTTGATATCAATACATTCCCGCAGGTACATAAGATACTTGATGGAGGAATTAAGGTTAAGATGAGCGATTATGTTTCGGTTCTTAACAAAGCCAGCGATTATACGGAGGTAGATGACTTTTATCCATGCATCGAGAATGTGGTAATTGATATTGATGATATTAATATTAATATAGTAAGTACGGATAGAAATACTATTTACAGGTATTTTGTCCCTAATCAGGATAAGGTAGAGAAGATGTTTATCCCGGTATCGAACGAATCCGCGATATTGCTTGATAAGCATATCAATAAGTCATCGGATATGTTGTCTATAAAAGTGGACGATACTAAGACTTATTTCTCTACGCCTGATATGGATATGTATGAGACCCATTTTGAGGGTAATTATCCAAATTGGAGGTTCGTGGACGAGCATTTTGTCAAAACAAGTACCTATGTCTTTGATAAGGATCTACTCGTCCAAGCCCTCCAAAACAATCTTAAGGTAAATGAGTTCGATCATTGCAAGTTGATATTTACCGATAAAGGATGCGGTATTATGTCAGAGAGCCCGTCTTCAGGTAAATCATGTAAGGAAAGACTTACCCCTTTGTCTCATTATGGTGAAGATATTGTATGCAACGTGTTATGTGGAAGATATCTGGGTATCATAAAAAGCATATTATGGAATAGGATAGTTATCGAGCATGATCATAAATCTCATTTCAATAAGATTTATGGGGAGGATAATAATAACGAGTATTTCTTGTCATCATCAGTTATTGTTTAACGTTTAAATATATATAATATGGGAGTTCGTGAAAATCAGTTATCATCTAATACACAATACTTTAATATAAGTGGAGGTGGTGTATTATATCAATCGTCAAGAGATCCTAAGGAAGGTTTCGAGGAACATATAAATGATAAGACAGGAGCCGTATCCTACTGGAGGGTTTTCTGGAACGGTATAGAAGGGTATCTTTCCGATATTTTTGTATTAGAGCAGGAGATGAATGGCGCTAAGACAAATTTCTTATTTATAAAGATAAGCGATGAGGAAGGTAATTATGTTATAAAAGTTCCGTTGATGACCTCAAGAGGCGGGATTAACAGCTATGTTAAGTCTCTTGTAAGATACTTGCCTAATATCGACCTGAAACGGAAGATTGTTATCAATCCTGCGCATACTAAAAAAGGAGAGCAATACGCTCCTGGCAATTTCTTTATCTCATACGCTAGGGAGACTCCAGACGGAAAAGATGAGCTTATCCAGCAATATTATAAGAATGGACAGAATGGATGGCCTGACAGGGTTGAGAGCACGGATATTATGGGTAACAAGAAGTTTGATTATACCGCCCAAGACGCTTTCGCCTATCAGGTACTTAATAAGTATATTCAAAGCATTAAAACAGATGGTGTGAAACCCGTTCAATCGGCAAGCCAAAACAACGCTGGTGAGGCTACAACGCAAACGCCCCCACCGTCATATCAGCCGCAAGCCCAGCCGCAGACGCCTCCTCCATCATACCAGCAGGCTCCGCCTCAGACAGCCCAAGCTCCTTCTTTTGGAGGTCAGCAACAACCTCCTCAATATCCTCCTTTTGGAGACGATAGTGACCTACCTTTTTGATTAACTAATTGAAAATGAATAATTTAATGGAAAGTAATTTTAATATATCTACTAAAGTGAACCGTGTCTCGATGCCTACCCAAAATAAGGTAGATACGGTTATGAAGAACTTAGGGCATCGACCTTGTGTAGCGTATTCCGAGGAAAAGAATATGTATTATAAGGATGGAGAATGGGTAGCGTCAGATCTTGACGCTACTATCTTACCTCTTAGGGAGATGTTCGAAAAGACATCTGATTTGAAGTTAGGATTGAAGATCGTTTATTTAATAATAAAATTATAGTATGGCTACGATTGAAGATATCAAAAAACTTCTGGAGAGTAAGTCATTTACATCAGCCAGAGATCTTGAAGAATTTGAGGAAAAACCGGATGATAAGCTTGATGAGGTTCACATGAATTGCGATCCAATGGTAGGGATAGTTGAGAAAGATGGTAAAATTTTTCTCAACTCTTTAAAATTCTCTAAGGCATGGAACTCATTGGGGAAGGATATTCCTATCAAGCAAGGTAATGCCTTCCCGTTGGGTCAAGGTGATGTTCTTGATATAGACACAGGCATATCGGCGTCGTTCCCGGATGATACTGTCGGGATGGTTATGATGCTCCCATCGTTCACCAACGATACAGGCCTCACTTTGGTAGGATCACCGTTCGTTTTCTCTAATAACGAGAATATTACGATCAGAGTCTCTAATGTCCGTAAGGATATAGCTATAGTCGAGAAAGATAAGCATATAGCTGAGTTAATTATAGTCGGCAAGATAAAGGCCGATATTCGTAGAACTTATAAAAGTGTTGAGGATGTTCGGATTGAAGATAGTAAAGAGTAGTTATATAAATACTCTAAAACAGGATCTTGATGAAGCTATTAGCTATTCAAGTAGATTAAAAAGAAATTATGAGGATGCTCGTAGTAAGATAACGGAATTGGAGGAAAAAGAAAGATATCTTAATACGCTTGTGGATTCTCTTGATATGGATATAGAATCAAAGGATTCTCATATCGTTAAGATGGGGAATGAGCTTAGTAAATCAAGAGATCTATATAATGAGTCGGTAAAAGAGAAAGAGACTCTTAAACGGGCTTATATGGATATAGAGAAGAAACATAAACTATCATCTAAATTACTCGATGAGGCTAGAAGAAGGTACAAGGAAATAGAGGAGCAAAATAAGGCTATGTCAGATCGTATCCAGTATCTGGAAAATCATATTGATCCTGAGGCTTTAGATGGTGATGTGTCTGATGAGGTTATTGTTGAGGAGGATAAGATGGACCCTAATTCAGGTCATATCGATATACCTGAAAATAATATCTCTGAGGTTACTGGTACCGATGCCGGCAATGACGTAAATGTCGAGAATAAAACTGAGGAGAAGAAGAAATCTAAGAAACGTAAAAAGACTAAGAAAAATGAATAAGATCTTGTTTTTCTTGTTAACGTTATTTACCTTAGCGGCTGTCGGATGTAGTACATCTAGAACCTATTATACGGAGTACGATACTACTGATATATCTTATGTGGTGGATTCCATAGTATCTTCCGGAACCGTGATGGGCCAATGGAAGGAGTGGAGGTTTACGCTGGATGACGGCCGGGTCGATAACTTTGGTTTCACCGCCCTGTACGACGCCAAGGGAAAAGCTAGAGGGTCAATACAGGTTAGGCAAAGATCCGATACGTTTAATATCAAGATAATAGACTATCATAAAAAAGATAAAAAATGAGTTACGGACTAGGTTACATACCATCACCAGCGGATGATAGGGACGCTATCATGAATATGCAACATGAGGCTGTTCCTGATGAGTATAAGATCAATAATGTCGATAGCGTGGTAGATCAAGGTTCTTCCCCTATTTGCGCAGCCGTAAGCCTGGCTGAGATCCTTAACTGGAGAAAAGCTATAAAGGATATCAAAAGACCAGCTAAAATATCTCCTTACGATATATATGATCTGAGAGAGGATAAGGACCAGGACGGGATGGTTCTTCGTGATGCTATCAAGTCTATCAAGAACGTAGGCGTAGATGGGGAGAAAATAAACAGTTACGCTAGGATCATAGATCCGGTATCAGCTAAGGTGGCGTTGATGCTGAATGGTCCTCTGGTTATAGGTCTGTATTGCTATAATTATGGTAATCGATTCTGGCAAGGCCAAGGACAGAACTTGGGAGGTCATGCCGTTATCCTCACCGGATGGGACAAGGCCGGCTTCATCCTACAGAACAGCTGGGGGACGGAATGGGGTAGGTCAGGTATAGAGACATTCCCGTTCGAGGATTGGTGCTATATGCTAGAATGTTGGACAATAGTTTCATAAAGTTACTATATAAACTTCGAGAAATTCCGATCCACATCCTCTTGTGAAAGCCGATGTGGTATATTTAGGACCCGTAGCTCAATCGGTAAGAGCAATTGGCTCATAACCAGTAGGTTGTCGGTTAAAGTCCGGCCGGGTCCACAGTTGGATTAATAGAGTTTGTCATTAGGTTTAGAGTTTAGATTTATGTAGTGTCCTTGTCCGGGAGGATCAGGACGCTTAAAGGGGAGTTAATTTAACGGATAGAATTTACGATTCCTAATCGTAGCGTGGATAAGGGTTCGATTCCCCCACTCCCCACATGGTGTTTTCTTAAACATATTCCCGCAGGTCGGTAATTAACGATAACCGGTAGACAGCCTACGGGAATTAATAAAATCTTACGTGCTTAAGATCGCTTTCAGTTCTATTTTTCGTGTGTAATCTATAGGAGGGTAGCACGACCCTCCTTTTTATAAATACTATTTGCTATGGACATTAATCAGATAAAAACGTATCTACCATCAGGATGGGATGTGGTTGATCTAATAGATCACGGCATAATCGATCTTGATATCATGAATGAAAAGATGATGGGTGAGTATGTGGCTGTGTTGATGATAAAGTCTTATGATAAGATTACTGAATCGCATAACTTAACCACTTTCTCATTCCATGATAAGGATATAAGCGGATTACGGAGATTGGTATCGAACGCTATAATGGCGGTTGGGTTAAGGAATAATCCTCTGACAGGAGATGGGAACACGGCAATCAAATAAAGGTATTGAATACACTGAAAGAGGGATATTGGATATCCTTAACAGACAGTTCTTGGTATCGCCTAAATGGGTGATAAATAACCTGTATGTATATAACTGGGAGTCCGATTATCTGGCTATAACCAGATCTATGTACGCTTATGAGGTTGAGGTAAAGATCTCGTTGGCTGACTATAACAAGGATTTCGAGAAACAGGAAAAGCACCAAGTAATGCAAGGCTGGTTCGAGGCTCGAAGGCAAGCCCTATACGAGACCGGGGACTGGGTCAGGTACGGCCGGCCCAATTACTTCTACTACTGCGTTCCGGATGGGTTGGTTGATCCTAAGGACATACCTCCGTACGCCGGGCTTGCTTATGTTTGTGGCAGGAATTTGAGAAAGATCAAGGACGCCCCTATCCTGCATCGTGATAAATTTGACCCCGAAGCTTATAAGATGGCGGACAAATTCTACTACAATTGGTGGAACGAGAGACGTAAAGCCAGACAGATAGAAGGGAAGGATATGAAAGATGAGTTCAGGAAGAGCATGAAAAAGGTGAAGGAGAAGATAACCGTCGATGCCAAGATCAAGGCGATGGAGGCGTTCTGGAGCGTCTGCGATTACGCCTACTGGCCGTACGGGGGAAGAGGGGTGTCCGGAATGAGACCCAACTGTTCCGCTTGTGGTGAGGAATGTAAATTACAATGCCCGAAAGGGAAAGAATTTAAAAACAAGATAAAATGAGCAAAATTAAAGATTTATTGGCAAGAGTCATTTCATTAGCCTCAGAGCAACCTATGAGCTATAAAGAGGCAGTTGAGTTACTTGATGGTATAGATACGTGTAAGGTCAAGATATGGCTGGAAGAAGGAGCTAAGCTGCCTGAATACGCTCATAAAGAAGATGCTTGCATGGATTTGTTCGTTAAGGATATAGAACTTGACGGAGATAGGATCATATATCATACTGGCGTACATGTAGAATTGCCAGAGGATTATGAGATGGAAATCCGTCCACGTAGTGGTTTTACTAATAGCGAGCTAATTATGCAAAACGCCCCTGCTACCATTGATGAAGGATATAGTGGGGAAGTTATGATAGTTCACAGAAAAATGGATAGTCATAGTCCTTATTATTGTAATGTAGGTGGTAAGGTAGCGCAACTTCTTATTCGTAGAAGGGAACGTATCGTATGGGAAGAAGTGGAGTCATTGGAAGATCTTGGGAAATCTGATAGAGGGGATAATGGATTTGGAAGTACAGATAAGATAAATAACGAATGATATGGAAAACGAAAATACATCATCTACTACTAATGAGGGCTTGAAAGAAATTGACAAACAAACACATCCTGTTATGTATGGATGGAGATGTCCAGTATGCGGAAGGATATATTCACCTTATACGTCTATGTGCTCATACTGCTGCTATACTATAGATCGTCTTTCACTTAAACCTGTAATGTGACATGAGCGGAAGAGTTAAGATAAAGATCAAGGATAATAAACCTAAGATCGATGTATTTAAGGTGATAGAAGACAGGTTTAAGAACATGAACGAGCTTCGGGATATGATCGACATGGATCCAAAGAAAGGGCTGGTCAGGATCCGGGACGGGGCCGGCTTTAGGGAGGTGGAGCGGGGCGGGTGCCTGCACCGGAACTACCTTAACCTGTTGGAGGAAGAACTGGGCGCTAAACTATCAATAGATCTGATAGATAAGTATGTTAAAAGAAAATAGCATACCACCTGCCCTAGGTAATTCCTAGGGCAGATCCGTTTTATATACCGATGTGTCTACCACTATCTGGTTATCCATATCCTCAATCAACTCAATGATCTCATCCCTTATATCGTAAGAAAGCAAGATCGGGATTATGGTTAACATAAAAGATAGTAGTATCCCGAATCCTATTATGACAAGGATATCATTATACCCTATATCTAATATCGGCATGACAAACATCAACCCTGACGTGAATATCATTACAAACAACGTGGATATCTCATTTATCATATCCCGCTCCATCGTATCCTTAATCATATCTCCTCGACTTTAGTATGGTTTATTATCCTACTGATATGACGGATACTTAATCCCGTCCTGTCCTTTATTCTGCCATACACGTAGTTCCTAGACACGACAGTGGCCAAATCACCTAGCTCATTAAGTATCTCATCATACATCTTATGTATCTCGTTGTTGCGGATAACCGTACTATCCCTTACATTTATCTTCTCGATATCGTCATCGCAGAAGAAGATCTTTATTTTATGTAGTATGTCTCTAAACATGATTGTAGTTTTGTTCCAAAGATATGAATTTTTGATATCCGGTCAAAGACAATACATGGAGAAGCCAAAAAGAACGGGAGGGGCGGTGGTAGGACGGGGGAGGCCCGGAAGGACGAAGGCTACCCATTCCCTTGGATCCTGTAACATGACGTGAGAGGGGATAGCTATTCCTTATGATCATATTATGGTTACATTTACTCGATATGATCTGTATTTGCTTTTCCCAATAACCTCAAATTTGCATTTCTCACAAAGATCTGTCCTTATACAATTACCGTTTATCACATAACTGCTATCACCCCAATCTATATAATTATTTTCTATACTATCTAAAGATACCCTAGGATCGTAAGTGAAGTTAATAATTTCATTAGGTTCGGTTATCCTAGTTATAGGAGTAAAATTAGTTATCCTATTACCGTATATAACATTACTAGCCAAAATACAGTGATTACCAGAATTATATTCGTACGTAAAAGACCCTTCTATAACACCATCAGTTACGCCAAGAAGAACATTGTACTCATTTTGCGGATTCCTGTAAACTATCTGTCCACTTATGCTTATGATATTTATCTTCTTATCGCGATATATATCAAGATAAGCGCTATTGAAACCATATTGATATATATTATTGTCTATATATATGTCTACAGGACCAGGGCACATATTCTTGTTTATACTAACACGGTAGTGAATACCGTTAAGGGAAAAAGTCCTGCGCCTAAACATACCCCCTCCTTATCTGAGGGTTAAAATACCCCCCCCCCATGTATTTAACTTTTTTATTCATAATATGTTATGTTTTAATTATATCGCAAATATAATAAAGTAAATGAGACGCTGGAAGTGGGGATAGGAGATGGGTTGTGTCGATAGAATGAGACGTAAGAAGATAATGGGAGGGAACCAACGAAAGGGGCGGAGTGAGGGTGACGGAACCAACCCTACGAGGATCGGGCATCCCCCTTCCCGTTTGGCCGGTACCGTCATCCATGTGGTGATAATATCGTTATACTATCGTAAAGTCCCCTACACCAGTACGCAACTCATTATCCAGCATATAGGCGTAATAGGCTTGACCGGGCAATTTGTCCTCCACGAACCCTGTCATTATATTGTTAGCTGTATCATAATACTCATATATCTTGCTAGATCTCACTACTGTCGTTCCATATCGATTTATAAGGGATTGTATGTCGGTCACGTTAAGAGACGTAAGAATAAGAACCCTTACCGCATTCTGCCTGTTGTTAGTAACCGTCACGTAAGTAGATGATTGAGATGGAGGAGAAGCCGGAGTAGACCCATAGATATAACCATACCCCATAAGTGTTCGACTTTCCGAATGACCTTCCCATGTGGGGGTGAAGAAGTTCACATATATTTTATATGTAGTATTTATTATCGGAATTATAAACGCTCCTTGGATAATTCGATAAAATCCATCGTATCCTGGATATACCTGAATCCCGCTATTGATTAACTCCTTCTTTGACGTGGACACAAAATCCCCAAGCTTGTAATTCATGACTATATCGGTCATCGTTGATTGTACCCTAGCGTTAGTGACAGGAATAGTCTCATATATCTCAGCGTCGAATATGGCGGTATATTTGGCATCGGTAGTAGAACCCTGATAAATAGCCAACGAATCGGTGATTATACCATTCGTATAATTATAGACTTGATCCGGTAGGCTGATACCTACCAAACTTATATTTATATAATTCCTGCTCGTTGAGTACGTGAACTCCGTGATACCCGTGCCAAGATATCTCCCTACATATACGCCATCCGCATAAATGTCGCATGATCCTTGGTTGGTGGAGAAGAAATATCTCCTCTCTGTTTTTGGGGATGAAAACCATCTTCTTCTAAACATATTTTACTCCCCCCCCCCCTTCTTTTTCTATGTACTCTATCATTAAACTCATAATCTTATTCATGTTTTTATTTACGCCCTAAATATAATACAATTATAATTATATCTATTAAATGGGTTTGAGAAGATACCCTATTGGGAGATGGTTGCCTTTTATTGGATATGGGGTGCGGGACGGACCACCTCCCCGAAATCGGGCCGTGGGGTCTGCCGTTTTTTTGGACCGCCCCCCCCCAATCCACGAAGGGCGGGAAAAAGGAACGGCAAACGCCAGCCAACCAAAAAGGAATGCTTATTTTCCATTTAAATTGTTGATTATCAATGATATAAATCAATATTTTAATATACATTTACATTTGATTAGTTTTATTATATATAATCGTTGAATTTTTATTGTAAAATATTTGTTTGGAAATAAAACATATATTACATTTGCAATGTGAGATAACAATATTAACAAACAAGGCGTGCTAGGTGCCTATACAAGTCCCTAGGGCAAGGGCAAATCTAATGACAAGTAAAGATCTTAACAAAGTACAAAATGAGGTAAAAAAAGCAAGTGAAAAAACGTTAACAGGTGCGGTTAAAGCGTGGTGTCAACTATTTAAATCAGGAAAAGAAGTTAACGAAATATTAAAGGACAACGACATTAAAGTAGATAAGGCTATTGTACCTGCTTTAGTTGCTTTGGCAAGGGAAAAAGAAATGGTAATACAATTGTGCAAGAAAATATTGCCACGTGTAAATAATACCTTTTGCGCCTACAAGGAAGTAGAAAGGTGCTATTTTGATAAATTAGACCAAGATAAGAATATCAAAATGACAGTTGACAAAATAGAAAGTATTGCGATATCAGGCACCAATCATAAAAGATTTGGATATAATGATCCTACGGAATATGATGGAGGGGTATATTATGATATATTTAACGGATCAGATAAACGTATTGTAAAGTGCGCCGTACCTATCAAACGGTATACATTTAATCTCATTGCAAAGTGTGTCACTTACTATTTGACACACCCCAAAAATGAAAGATAACAAATAATTAGCCCCTATATCATTTATGTATAGGGGCGTTATGGTAGCACACCTATGCGTTCCCGTCGCGCTACTGATTTAGACTAAATAGGTGCGATATTTGATATTTTGATATAAACATATTGCTGGTTGTTAGGGTCTCGAGAGCCAGCAATAGATAGGCCGCCGCTTAGTAATGTGGTTTAGGTACTATCCTAGTCCAGGGTAGTACTATTATCTTTAGGTTTATATCAATCCGGTAAGTACGCTAGGTTAACCTAGTAGGCCGTGTGGAAACACGGGATATATTGGTGTATATACGCATGTATAGGGCGTATGTCCATGTGTAGCGAGAGCAGCACGCATGGAGTGCATTACGGGGTTATAACCGTACCAATATATCAATGCAATAACATATAGGGTTGCTTAAATACTTGTATGTTATATGTATTAATTAAAATAACAACCCTTACAAGGGTATTTTGTGCGGTTAAATTGACGGACAAAGTGCGCCTTGTCGGTACGTATCACGGGCAACGTATGTACGTATTTGGCTTCGTTCGTTCGGGGCAAAGGGACAAATCCAAAGGAAATATGGATGGAGTGGTGTGTCCGGCTGGCTGTATTGATAACGGCGGCCGTATTGTCCCCGGCTTACCGTTTCTTATTGGTGCCATTTAAAACAAATAAATTATGTATAGGAGAAAGTTTGACAATCTGAATAGAAAGCTAGCATTTAAAAAAGAAAAGGCTTTAGAGGCTGTAAGAAAGTCTCAAATTGAGTTTTACGTTGAGCTTACCAAAGAATTACACAAGTCCAATAAATTAGATTGTAGTAGGGAGTCGGATAAGTGCAGGCGGAAACGTGTTAGCTACATGGCAAACAAATTGCGACAATAGATCGTTTGTTTTTATTTGATTTTAAAGTTTGTGCCATTCTGTACTGTAGTGATATAGGACGGGAGGGCTTTTTTGTGTCTATATTTTACAAAATGATAGCATATTAATATGTTTTGCTTACACATAAAAGTGTTTAGGCGGTAAATTTTAAGCCTTAATTATAAATATGTAAGTAAAATACTTTATTATGTATCATTTTGTATATGTCTATATCCATACGGGCGGGTGAATTGTACCCTTATGCATGGATTTGCGCTTGAATCGATCCTAAAAGGTATATAATAGGCGGTACTTATTGTATATTTTTTATCTATGTATGTGCTTATCTTTCCTTAGAGGTAGCTCTAGGGATTGATATATATTATATTATTGATACCCAATTAATTATGTTATTTGTGTTCAATTTTAAAGTCACGGTTACTTATTGTATATTTTTATGGGAATATTGATATATTTTGTGCTTACCTTGTTTTGTTGGTATATGGCGTTTGAGTTGGGGCTGTATGTTATAGCTACGGGCGACGCTCTGCCTTTAATCATAGTTATTTTATTGGCTTTATTATCAATACATTGTATTAGGCAAGTATGTAAGGCAATCAAGAACAAAGACCTCGATATCCTAGACTAAATCAGCGTTCCACGTGGAACAAAGTAGCGGGAGGTCTTGGGTTTTCGTGGTGGTTTCGAGGGAGGTTTGGGGGTTGCGTGATGGGACACTTCCAAACAAGAAAAAACACTTCCAAACAAGAAAAAAACACCAACAAACAAGAAAAAACACCAACAAACAAGAAAAAACACTTACAAACAAGAAAAAAACACCTCCAAAC